GTGAGAATCAATTCCTCCCTAGTCAGCGGTGCGGGTGACTTAGCTCCCCATATTAGGGTGACCAGTTCCGTGTCCCAGTCAATCAAAACCTGAAGATATTCGCCAGAATCAGAAGAAATATAATACATGAGATTCTCCAAAAAAGAAAAACCCAGGGGGCACATAAAGCCACCCCTTGGGCCACCACCAACCACTTACGCAGACAGTGCCAATCCTTCAGCCTTGAGAACCTCGGTTGAGCTACCCGCCTTGAGGATTCTATCGAATGACGTGTTGAACGCCGTTCGACGTGTTGACTGATGCTGAGTCCAACCCTGAACAGCGTTGTACGCTTCCCAGGCAGACACAACACCGACACCGTTTGACAAGTCTCGACCTGTCTTCTGTCGTTCGTTCCACAGTCGGTCAAAGATTTCTTGAGTACGATTGCGGTGAATCGTAACCTCTCGAACACTCTCACCAGCAGCAGCACGACCGAGATTCTCAGCCGAAGGCTGACCATAAACTTCATTCAAGAAGTCGGCCATATTAACTTGTCGTCTTTCCATCTGATCGATAACATCAGTCAGAGTAGACCAACCATTTTTCAACAGGTTGAACTGTTCGACCAGTGTATCCATCTGGACACGCAGACCGGATGTGTGACGAATGGAAACAGCAAGGCCGGAAACCTTACGCATCCATGACAGGTTCAGGCAGGCATCGCGGTAGTAACCCAAGATAGCCTTGAAACCCCTGCCATCGAAACCACCGGACACCATGAACCGTGGCCAGATATTATCCGCACCATTGTAGATGGATCGGCGGAAGCCGTCAGTCGGAGCGATGGACACATAGTGACCATTACGGAAGTGACACTGCAAATTGACTTCGCAGTCAAACGCATGTTGTGCGGCTTCACACAACGCTGTCACGTCATCAGTCGTGTGCGGCACATACCGCGAACTGATCGACTTGACACCTTCCAGGTAGCCGGTGTCAGAACGGAACAAACCGTACTGATCGGTCGGCATGTTGTCGGGACCGAACAGCGGAAACTTATCGACTGCGAAGTCAAAAGTTTTGTTGATCGTGCCCATTGCATCGGTTGAGAGAATTTCAGTCATTGTGGTTGTTCCTTTCAAGAACAGGAGAAAAGTGGTGATACGTACATTGTACCACACATCCGACAATTGTCAAGAGCAATCTTAGAAATTTGTGTGCATTTCATCGAAAGCAGAATCCTGACATTTCTGGCACAAGCCAGAGATTGTGAATTCTTTGGCCGATAGTTCATCGCGGAAGCCATCGACAGGCATACCGCAGCCGATAGGTGAATCGATGCACCGATTAGAACGGATAGCCGACTGGCGATCCACGCCAAACAGTGCTTCCAGTGCCGCTTCCATGCCTGCTGTTTTTTGTGATGGTTTCATGATTCCCTCTCGCGTGTTGTTGTTTGTGATAGGTGTATTATACCACGGCCAACCCAAAATTGCAAGCGGTTTATCCAAAAAATCGTGGCGAATTCAAGAATCCAATCCTGAGAACGGCGGTCCTGATCCTGGGAATTTCCAAAAAAGAATCGACGTAACCCGTTGGTATCAAAGGACTTACGTCGCGGCGGGGGCGGCGGCTCGCCCTAAGTCGTTTCATATCAACAACTTATATCAATCTTTGAGCTAAGCCACCCTACGAACTACGGAACCTCACACCCGCAGTCTAAACATTCCCGCCAGCAATCCTCTCCATTTCCGTAACTTTCTACCTGTTCGTGAGAACATTCCAAACTTATACCAAACTCCCTTGACATAGCTTCGATACTGTTAACCTTAGCCCTAGCAGCATTATATTCAATGCGTAGCTGCCGGAGGGTCTTGATGTCGTACAGTAGATCAAAGCTATAAGGTAGTCCAGTCATTTGTTGATGCTCTTATTACAAATCTGGATGAGGATACCTAGCAGGGCCAGTTGGATCATTTTCCTTTTATCCTTGCACGGCGGATTTTCTCCCATGCCACAGCGGCCTCAGTCCCTGCACGTTGTGAGCCGTGAATCTCAAGTGCAAAATCTGATTCTCTATGATTTGGATCGCTCGCGTGACTATCGTCACGGTCGATATCTAAACCCATTGCGGCGGCTTCGTCTTCATCCCTCACGACGATAGCAGACCGCAGTCCGTGTATTGGAATTAGTTCATCCCACTTGCCACCATACGAGGCGGTAAGAATCATATTCGGCGGGACTTCTCCAGCATAGTCCACCCAATAGGGCAGGCTCTTAGTATATGCGTAGAAAATAGTCTTGGGGTGCAATTCAGCAAACTGCATCCAGCCGAGAAAATACTTCTTGTTCAGAAAATCTCCGCTTGTGTGGATACGACAGACGCCCATATTTTCAGGCACGATAGTTGACAGGAAAGTTCGGACTTGTGCTGTTGATAGCCTACGAATAGCCTCAAAATTCCGCTTGTGCTTTTCGTATACGTTGGTTAAACGTACTTCCTGACTTGCGGCATAGCAGCGGAATTCCTGCTTTGGTCCGTCCTGGAGTTTTCGACGGCCTTCAACTTCAACAACCTTAGCCTTACATTTCAATGCACCCGGGCAGGCATGGCCTGCGAGCGTATCGAATGAGTACACTTTGCGGCGATCCTCAAACCACGGCTGCAATGGCTCAAAATCGTACAATTTCTTTAGTTTACTGTTGGCTGGTGAAAACATTCGTTCCCTTTCTGTGTTGGTTTGTGTCCATTGTATCACCCTATACAATAATTGCAAGCGGTATTTTCACGGAATCTCGATTATTTTCTTTGAGAATTTTTTCTCGCCGTAACCCCATAGTACTAAAGGACTTACGTCAAAAATGCCCCCCGGCGACGTAACTCGTTTGATAGCAAGTACTTACGTCATTTCCCATTATCAGTAAATAAAAAAAGCCCACCCTTGCGGGTGAGCTTAGATATAGCGTGTGGGGGTGGCTGCAATGCATTTACGTACTCCAGCCCCCACAGGCTACAGTTCGACGATTTTCTTAGCACTGAAAGTGCGGTAGCCGGTAGAGCCTTCGTTGACGGTCACGTAGGGGCCGTTGGGACCAACACCCTTACGGTCGATGACACCGGTCACACTACGCAGCACGTTGGTGTTGCCATGTCGGGGATAGAGAAATGAGACCCGTGAACCGGAACGCTTGTTTTTGAGAACTGACTTTTCCATTACTTAAACTCCGAGAGACGTTCTGCCATAGAAAAACTACAACGTGCAATTTCTCCATCTTCGCGGCGGATTAGGATGTGGTCGTTCTTAATGGCTACGACCACGCAGCCAGGCAATTCGGTGTCAACCTTAATCGTCGGATTCTGCATTTTCAGCTTCTTCCAGTTCTTCGCGAAGGGAATCAAGCTTCCGCTTTTTTTCTTCCTTCACTCGACGTGTGAGATTGTCGGCCAGAGATTCCTTTTCGGCCAGTGTAAGGGTAACGTTGATTTCGTTACCATCCTCAGTATAGATCGTCAGATCACCCCAACATGAGATAGAAGAGATTTTCTTGACAGAGATAGTTGTTTTCGTCTTCAGCATTTTAATACTCCTGGGGGACTATGGGGCTAGGTTGAGAGTGACACAGACGGGAATCGAACCCGTGAACATCAGATTGAAAGTCTGATATTTCTGCCAACAGAAACTACTGTGCCAAAAGCTGCGAGCGATAGAATCGAACTATCGGTAAGAGCACTAGGACAGGTTTGAACCAGAGAGATCCTAATGTTTACAACCGTTCTCGCAAAAGATGGGGGGAATGTAGCGGTCCCCCCGGCCGCAGTGACTACTCTGACAGAGTCGAAGCAGCAGCGGAAAGCACTTCATCAGTGCTTACACCGTGTTCTTCGGCCAGAGCGGACAGAGCACACGCAAGTGTGTCCTGTTCGATCAGGTAGTCGAATGCCTCATCGGCAGTCATGTCTTCCATGTTGAAAGAGCGGGTGCCCTTCTGGATCTTGCCATCAACGATGACACCTGCACGGACGTTGACACGACCACGGATAGCTTCCTCAGTTCGAGCCGGACCAGTTGAAATTGCACTCATTGTGTTGTTCCTTTCGTGAACAGGGTAAAAAGTGAAGTGCGTTCTTCGTTGCCCCTATTATAGCAGAGGCGAGCTAATTGTCAAGCGGTTTTTTGAAAGTTTTCTAATATGCCAGAACTTTTGTCCAAGCGGCGGTGTACGTACTCCAGACAGCTTCAGACAAATTGTGATCGTTTAACACTTCTGGATGTCGATACCAGGTGCGATCATACCAGAAAGCCTGAAGTTCCTTGACTGTCCTTGGAGCATGGCAACAGTGGCCGTACAACTGCCCAAGTACACATTGGCCCGCACTCCGCAAATCTAATTCGGACAAATTGATTTTTTCTCGCCATCCAGGGTTGACTTCATCCAGCTTTGCGGCTGCACGCTGAACAGAACGCCGTACATTTTCCGGTTTCAGATACGATGCCATTTTCATTCGCCTTTCGTTGTGGGGTGTGTTGTTCGTTGCTTGTGCCCCCATTATACAGTATCGACCAGAATAGTCAAGAGGATTCAATAAAGTTTTTCAAAGTTTATCCGTTTTCAATAATGAGAACTGATTCTCGCCGTAAGTGTATGGTATCAAAGGACTTAGGGAAAATCCGGCCCGCCGCCTCGACGTAAGTCGTTGCGGTCAAAGGGTTTATGCCAAACACCAGACTTCATCATCCTTAATGGTGTCATATACTTCCACATGGTCATAAGATTTATGTTTTAGGGCGATTTCTTTTGCCTCGTCTAGGGTGGCAGCTACTCCCACGATATCCTGTATTCCACCACTAGGGTAGTATGTATCAAACGCAAAAACTAAATATCGCACGTAAATCTCTCCCAGTTATGAGACCACCAGACCAGCATACCCTGCCAACGAAGCGGGTGTACATGCTCAGGACGGTCAGCACATTTGTACTTCATTCGGTAGACGAATGCTTGAATGGTCATATGTCCAGATTCTTTCTGCAATCTCGGCAGATATTAACATGCTCGCCCATATCCATTGTGATATATGTGTCAGAGTGTGAGCAGGTTGTAAAATACTCGGCTTCAATTTCGTCGAGCAAATCAGCAATAGAATGTGATTCCTCTCTTGCTGCTGGTGTGATCCAATCCCATTGGTCCGCTGTGAATCTCAATGATGAAGAGGCTTTCGCGATTGCCCGTATCCATTCAGGTTTTATGGTAATGGTTTTACTCATCGTTGTTCCTTCAGGGCTTCAGCCTTCTGTGCCTGTCGTGTGCGTTTACGTTTACTACGCTTGTCACGATGCACGCCACAACCCTGCGACGTGTCAACGTGACCCATAGCATACATTCGCCTACTCTTCTTCGAAGTCTTCATTGCTCAACTTTCCTTGTTCAATCATGAGTCTTGCGAACAGACGCAAGTTTCTGTCTAGTCTATCTTCGTCTTCGTCCCATTCCATTTCTGGGGGGTTTTCTCCAGCATCTTCAATTTCCTGGATTGATCGCGGATCATCGTAGATACTCAGGCAAGAAACCTGGTCCCGATAGTCTTCCGCTTTTTCTTCTTTGGTCGCTTTACGCTGCCGAAAGTCTGACAATTCGTTGACTCGCTTTTGATTCTCGCGAGCCAGAATCATATCGGCTACACTACCATCAGCATCACCGAAAAGATCCATCAGAGAATCCTGCCATTCCTGAAACAGGTGGCGGGCGATAGGTGATTCCAGGGCGTCAATACGTTCCTGATTTGTTGGGAAATTGCGGCCATCGTCAAGAATAATCGGCATTGTGTGAACTCCAGAAGGTTGGTTTGTGAGAGTGTATTATACCAGACTTCCATATCTGGTGAAAGGCTAATCGCCCAACTATTTCCAAAAAGGGTCAGAATCGAAAGAATCAACATCCATCGGCAAATCGTGACGCTTCACAACATCACCAACAGCGTTGACACACAATGGAGCATCAGCTCGATCAGCACCGTAGCCGCTGCCGGTGTAAACATCAGACGGCAAATCATCGCCGTCATTCCAACATCGATGCCATCGATCACCACAGCAAGAACAATCCTTACCGGAATTACAGCCGTCGAAATAAACGTCCGTAAACTGCGTAACTAAATCGTCAGCATGATCGCTGTTCTTAGCCTGAACGATAACGTACAACGGTCCCCAGTAAGAACCGCCAGAGTTGTTTTGATCGTATGCGAAAAACTTCATTTTTTCTTCCTTTACCGTAGGTCAGTATCCTAACCAAGTGAGAATTGCCTGAGCACTGAATTCGCCGTTTAAATCCCGCTCACATATTATAGCATCTTCTTCGACACACCACAAGCGACCATCACTCAAAACCTGAACAATTTTGAAATGTTTTTCAAGTTCTCGGATCGCCTCATCTTCTGAGACTGTTGTGGTTTCGTCGATTTCGTCAAGTGTCATTCTAACACCCCAATAATAGAGACTCACAGATTTCGTGGAAATCCCTCAAATTGATTTTTCCAGTTTTGACCCATTCATATACCAGCCTGATGCGGTCTTCCATGCACATGTTTTTCAGTTTTTTCCACATTTCGTTATTCATGATACCCAATCTCCGTCTGCGTTAAAATAACCCTTAATTATGTTTTCCCTTTCGTGTACGTACATTATACACTAATCATCGGCACATGTCAACGCCGTTCTCTACCTTTTTCTGAATATTCTCCGTTCTCATTATCAGTAATAAACCTCACCCTAAACCCTTACCACTAAAGGACTTACGTCAAATCGGCCCCCGGCGACGTAAGTCGTTACCCACACAGTGGTTACGTCACTAGCTCGGCTTGGCTACCCGATAGGGTCGGGTGTTACAAACGGGAAGGCTCTGACACGCCGCCCACCACATAGGTGCCCATTGGCGACGTGTCCCCACAATTTCGCATAGCCTACCTGATCTCCGCATGTGGGGGCGTCCAGGTGTAATGGCGTAAATCTCACATTGGATTATCTCCGCTAAGGTGATGCCCTTGCCAGGGGCTTAGTTGGGTGGCTTTTCCTAATTCGCCAAACATTGAAGTTCGGCGTTTGCATCTTCAATCGCCTGATCGTCCCAGTCGTCCAGCCACTGCAATTCCTGGGAAGCCTCGTAAGCTTCCAGTGCGGCCAGATCTTCAACTTGAATGTTATCGAAAGAATCCATCTTGAAATCTCCAAAGGTTGTTGACTGATACGAGTATTATACTGGCTTTCGCCAGTGAGTCAAGAGCAAAACTTAAAAAGTTTCGTCAAATTGTCCGTGATCCCAATCATCCCCACCGTACACGTCCTGCCATTCCTCATACTCCGTAGGTTGACCGTCATCCTCATCCTGGTTGACATCACCGGTGTCGGCATCGCCGCAGCATGTGCAGCAAGCAGGTTACGGCGATTTCAAATTCTTCAAAATAAGAACGGCGGTCCTGATACCACTATCAAGTAAGAAGGACTCTTGCAAGATTTTATTGGGCGTGATTCTCCCCGACCCTTACTCGCCGTGTAGGCAACCCCTGGCAGGATTCGACACCTGCGAACATAAATACCTGCCGGCTGTGTATCGATCCACAGCCTTACTGCTCAGCCCGGTACCAGGCCGTCAGTGAGTCAGATATCTATAACACCAGATTTATAGTCCGGTCGCTATGCTATCCGCGTACAGGGGTATATTGTATGTAGTGCGTGCTATATAACGGCCCTTACAAACGCGATTGCTCGGCACCATCGGACTTCCACCGATCCGCACTGTATATTAGTTTGTTTCGAAAGCACTTACTGCGACCAGCGGGATATCTCCAGGACTTTTCATTCCCGTTTTCCCGCTGGTCGCAACAAATGCTCTCTCAGTATTTTAACCGATAGACTCCCGTTTGTCAATAGCTCGACGAGCCTTTTTGGAGTTTTTCTTGAGAGTTTCGGTTTTCTCTCGACGGCCCCGACCACAGCGGGAACCGCCCATACCTTTTTTGACTTTCATCAATTACCTTCTGCTGCCTTCTGCTGCATGGCACTTTCAGCGTTTTTGAGAATGTGAAGATGGATAATGCTCTTATCAATGGTTTCCTCAAGCTGGCTGAGGTGTTCGCCAGCCGGTGAAGCTTCCACTTCCTTCATAGCTTCCGGTGCGTGTAGGCGACACAGAGCCAGCACCATTAGGGTGCATTCGTTCATCTGGATTGCGGTGCTGACTGGAATACCCTTGGCAGGAATGTTGTTTACCAGTTTCATCTTTCAAATCTCCAAAAGTGGTTGAGTGTTGTATGCTAACATTATAGCACACGGTCAAGAAATGTCAACTCTATTTCGACAAAAAAGCCAGAAAACCCATAATCGCCGGAGCCGCAATAGAAACGGCGATACTTACCAGGTTAATCAGTTCTGCCCAGTCTATCATTCAGCTTTTTCCTTTTTTCTTCTTTTGCTGCTTGCTTAGCGGCCCGCTCTGCTCTCATTGGGGCCATTGCATCAAATGCACATTGCCAATGGGAAACCTTAGCCGCTTCAGGATGATCTCCTACGGGTTTGCCGCAGTAAACACAGTTGTGTGGTACGATTTTGCTCATGAGGGTATTATACACATATCATCGGCTATTGTCAACGCCGTTCTGTATGTTTTTCTAAAGTTTTCCCTATTATCAGTGAACGTAAACCCTTACCCTGTATAGACTTACGACGATTTCGGCCCCGCGTGCCATAAGTCCTTTCATACCAACGGGTTACGTCTAGTAGGCTTGTGCCCACAATATCCCATTTTCCCAAATCCAATCAACCCGCCTATTTCCACAGTTACACCTACGGGATTCCCCATCCCAACCCAAACATGGTTCGTTTTCGTCCCAATCTTCACAATTATGTCCGTCAAATGAGAAAAACTCCTCATTCCCATATGTAAGACGGTAGTATTCGGCTGCTTCCTTGCCGTATCGTTCTTCTATTTTACTCTGAATCTTTTCGCACATTCTTCTATGTCCTGCGGCTTATGCGGCTGGTATGGGTGTGGTATGGGTGTGACTATTTGGAGGATTGTTTGCACTTCACTAGCCAACGCTAGCACAAATCAGGCTGAGGGATTTCGCCACTACGCGGACCATGCCGCTACCCTGTAGATTTCACATTGGTTTTTATTTCCTTCTTGAATTATAACACTAGTGGAGAACGCCCGTCTTATCGTTTTCATATTCGCGGTTTTTCAGGCCGCTTGGGATCGCCGTGAACGTCACTAGTGTATTGTATCAGATCGCCGGACTATTCGCAACCGTATCGGTCACAATGACGCTGTTTCATTTCAGAATATTTCTGACGACCAACAGACCAGGCGGGCACACGCCAGACACCGAATTCGTCATCATACTTGATTTCACCTGCGTCGTTTTCCTTCAGGAATTCCAGCATTGCGGTAACGCCGGGGAAACATCGGTGAGAATCACTGTTGGGTGTTTCACAGTGGAAAGGCTTGTCGAATGCAGATACAAATTTCATTTTCTTTTCCTTTGTTGTTTGTTTCGTTGTCTAAGTATTATATCGGCAATCGACGGCGGAATCAAGAGCAAAGCCAGGACTTTTTTGGAATTAGCTCCAAATTGTTTTCTTCTGTGTGGTGAACAGCCAGCCATTATAAACCTTGATGGCCCACCATTGCAGACGGGTTTCTCCGTCTTTCCGCCATTGGTGTGACTTCTCAATCAGTGCCTTCATATCTTCGGCAGTAGGCTCGCCGTTCTTTTCAACGTATGCGTTGTACTTTTCAACGCTCTTGTTGATTCGATCTTCTCTGATTCGTGCTGCAAGAATGTAACTCATGTTTTTTCCTTTTCGTTTGTGTTGAGTGTATTATAACAAGTATTGCCGGTGATTGCAAGATCAGTCGTCAAGATTTTCCATAATTTTCTCAACTTTTGGCTGGAGAGTGTAAGACAATCCAGAGTTAATCAACATTTCGACAATTCGCAGATTTTTAACAAATCCGCTGGTGATGTTTTCATCTTTGATGATTCGGGCGATGATTTCGAGTTGGCTCATTTTGTTTTCCTTTGTGCTTGTCATACTACCATTGTACAATAATTATCGGCAATTGCAAGGCTATTCTCCACAAAAACCCATAAGAAAAAGAAAGTTTTCTAAGTTGTCGTAAGTCGTTACTACCAAAGGGTTTACGTCGCGGCCCCCCAAAATGACGTAAGTCCTTTCATACCAAGGGGTTAGGTCAATCTCGAAGTTCTCACATTTAGGAGTGTATGCCGCCTATGCGGCTGGTATGGGTGTGACTACCCGATATCATTCACCTCGAACCATCGTTCCTCGCCATCCTTATCGATAGCAGTGAAGCAGCCATCCTCATAGATGGATGTGACGCAATACTCAACACCCTCAATCAATACCATTTCGTCAACGGTGAGTGTCACTGATTCGTCGAGCCAGTTGATGAATGTTTCTGAGATCATTTTCTTTTCCTTTTTGGTTGTGTGATGTGTGTATTATATCAACTATGCTGCCCATTGCAAGCCTAGTCGATATCATTTATGTCAATTTCGTGATTATTATCATCCCAATCGGAAGCCGTTACATAATCGCCGTGAATGAAATCAATCCAGACTTCCTTGCCATCAAGAGTTTCGATCTTCTGCCCTACGTGCAATTCGAGATCACCATTAAAGTGAACATCGAAACCCTTCTCAATCATGCCACCTGGGAAACCATCATCAAACTCAAAACATGATGCGAATTCGAGAACCGTTGAACCGTCATGTTGGCTTGTGATTGTGATCATTGTTTGTTCCCTTGTGTTTGTGATGAGTGTATTATATCAGCCATTCAGGGAATTGCAACGGACATCGATTGCTTTTCCCCAAATTTTTCGAGATTTCATAAGATCATTTCGGGCGAAGATTACGGCCAATTCCGCATTATCTGCCTTGACAATACCGCTCCAGTTCAGGCGGTTTTCATTGGTGAACGGACAAACCAGGGTGAATGATATATGATACTTAGACATTTGATCAACCTAACATGTAGTGAGACGGCGTGAGAATCGGATGTTTCGCCACTTGGCATACCACAGGCGTTTAGTCTCATTGCTTGAGAAACGACGCTTGCGTGATCCATCGACAACTGCTTGTGTTTTTTGTTTATTGCTCATACGTGTATTATATACTTAGTATCGGCATTTGTCAATAGCTTTCCTCACGTTTATTCAAAAGAAAAAGAAAAGAATATAAATTGACGTAACCCTATGCTATCAAAGGACTTACGTCATTTCGAGGCCCTCCTAGGTTATAAAGACCCCCAGGGGGGTTTTAACTCGTGGAATAACTTCCCTATCTTACCTAGATTTAGCTGGGGTGCTTCAATTCCGACTGACACCACCAAAAACCAAATGTCCTACCCAAGCTAATCAGAAAAAATATCGTAGCCTATTCGAATAAAAAGTGTCTTACCCATAGTACCTATAGCTTTATTTTGTAAAAAACTGCCCAGATTGAAACTTTTTGTGTCAAAATCTATCAGAACGTGTATAATACGTGTGTGGGAAGTGTTCCCACCCACGTTAGAAAACGAAACTTTTAGGAGAGCGACTTACATGTCTAACCTTGCAAAACGAAACATAACGGCGATTATGCGAACAAAAGCTACAGCAGAACTAGCGGAAGAGATTGAAGCAGAACTCGCTAGTGACACACCAGAAACATCCGTAGCAGGCTTATTAGGAGTTGAAGATGCCACAGAACAAGATGAGACCGAAGAACTTCGCAATCAGTCCGATTCAAGTGACGCAGAAGAAGATCAAGATTCTTCCGATGCAGAGACTGCCTGAAGAGAATACTCTTAAGGAAGTCATAGATGATTCCTGGGGAGTAGATATTTGTATCCCATCTTTATCTAAGTTCTTTTATCACCTGGATACTGAGAGAATAGAAGAGTGGGGTATAGCACATGTCGAAAAGGGTGAACTAGTAAGAGAACTATGTTTCTCAGTAAAAGAAGACGACGTTGTATACACATCCAGAACTAATGTCCCTAATGATGTTATAGACGGCTTTGGAACTGTACGTTCTTATATTCCAACAGACTTCCGTCACATCCTCGCCCTTGATGACGCCGTTCCCTGTTCAATAGAGCCAGGCGTACTATCGCCCGTTCAATTACAGGAAAAGACCCTACTAGGTAAGTTAGACGGACACATTCAGTCTATAGACGCCGTTGAACTATCATTGATTCTTGGAGATCAGGTAGCAATCGCCGTCCAGAATCATGAAGGTCCGTTCGTCCTTAAGTCCAAAACTTTGGACCTTAGTAGTAAAAATTCTAAGATAGCCGCCCATGCGGCCTATCTGAGACCCACGCAACCACAACCTACCATGCAACCTGGTACTATCATCTTCAATTCTACTAACCGTAGATTCGAGGGATTAACAGACGACGGGTGGGTTCCATTAGGAGATAACTAGTGAGTGATTTTATTCACGTACCAGAAGGAATGACAGAAGAAGAGGTACTAGAGGTAATGAACAAGGTGATCGACAAGATCGCCCCTAAGTGGACCTTTTTTGGGTTTACGGTAGATGACATAAAGCAGGAGTCTTATTTCATTCTCTCTGCGGCGTTACCTAAGTATAACGGCGATTACCCACTGGAGAACTTCCTGTCTGTTGTACTACCGCGTAAGTTGTATAACCTGAAGCGTGACAACCACGCCCTTAACGACTTAAGCGATGATAAGAAGAAAGTATCGCGTCCTGCTCAGTTGGAAGATGATTTCAATATGACGTATCAGGACGGCGATGAATACGAGGCAATGGATTACAGCGAAATGGTAAACCTGATAAACCGTGAGTTGCCCGCTAATATGAGGCAGGACTATCTGAAGATGGCCCACCAGGTCTCCGTTCCAAAACCACGCCGTGAAGAGATTACGACTTACATTAAGATCATTCTCGAAGATCACGGTTATTACCACGAAGAGGCGACAAGTGAAAAGGGGTAGAATTTCCAAGAAAGAGGAAGCGTTCATTGAGAGTAGTGTTGAACACCTAACACCAGAGGAAATAGGTAATGCACTAGACCGCGATCCAGAGAGTATCAAGGAATTCATTAAGCGTAAGTTTGGGATGGGTTTATCTGAGGTAGAGGGTGTATCCTTCGATCTTAAGCAAAGGCCCTTCTGGAAGATACTGGAGTTACAGTTTACGGAATCAGAACTGGAAATGTTTGACTATCATTATTCAAACCTGATTACCCAGTTCAAAGACGACGTTATTCACTCCGAAGAAATGCAGATTGTTGACATGATCAAGATGGACCTGTTAATGAACCGTGCATTGAGTAGCACTAAGTCTAACTTGAATCAGATTAACGCCCTTGAGGTATTAGTTAATGAAGAACGGGCTAAGGACGCCGACCAGAGAGATAAGGAATATCTGTTTAACCTGGAGAGACAGGTAGCTTCTTTACGGGCAGGTAGTGAATCCCTTAATCGAGACTATCGCGACCTTCAGGAAAAGAAGAATAAGATTCTGAAAGAGATGAAGGCGACTCGTGCTGACCGTAGTAAGCAGTTGGAAAATAAGAATCAGACATTCAAGGGCTGGCTGACTTGTCTTATCGAGAACCCAGCGGAGATTAGGAAGTACGGCCTTGAGATGGAAAAACGCCGTTTGGCTAAACAGAAAGAGTTGGAGAGGTTGTCGCAGTACCATACTTATGAAGATGGTGTTGTTGATCAGCCGTTCTTAAACGCGGACACTTTAATTGACGAGGAGAAATAACATGGCGAAAGTAAGATTGTGGACAATGGGGAACCTGGATCATAAGATCCTTCCCACAAAAGAGGGGGTTGACAAACTACGTAATATCTTAGCGGCTAATGTGGGACATGAAGACTTAAATGTCATCTGGGGTCCAGAGTTAACGCTAACAGTAGATCCCGATGAGGATACGGACGTAAAAGACATCGTTAAGAGAATGGACGAGGATGGTAGCGTTACATACTACAAGGTGAGTGAAAGAAATAAGAAGGTTGTATCTGGAACTGAAGATAGAGAGATTATCAATAGGGCTATCAATCTACCAGAGGTATTAGTAGATCCAGCAACTGGTACGGAGTATAGGATTCAATCATGGGCCGCGAGTGCTAGTGTAGATGATTTTGTTCATGTGAATGCTACTTTACTTCCTTGCCCTAAAAAAGAACCCCTAGAGGACACCGTAGATATCTCTGAGTTGGAAGATAGCACATACACGGTTGTAACCCCAAAATCCGCCGCCTATGAAGACGGTTCAGGTGACTGTATAGTAAACGCCGCAAAACCCGGTACGGTAGTAGGCTTCGGTAAAACTCCGATGGGCGTTGTACTGAATAAGTGGGAGGGAACTAATGAATAACGAGCGTATACATAAGATACGAACTAAATTTAATGAAATGTACGGCAATTCGGAATCTTATCTGGGTGGTAAGATCACTGATAATATATTTTTGACTCTATCATATGCTCGTATATTCAATGTTGAATTAATCGGTGATGGAACGTATGCCTGGTTCGAAGAGGATTGTGACAACTGTTTTGGTTACCCAATTAATAAGAGTGAGATGACACAGCTTATTTGTGAGTTAACTGCTCTACGTGATAAGATGAAAGGGTAGTAATGGAAGAACAAGAAGTAACGCCGTACCAGAAACAGTACTTGGAGACGCTTCAGACTTTACCTCCAAGTGGAGGAATACCACTGTTTGTTTATAACGGTCGCCCCATATGGGGTGGTAGTCCAATGACCGGTATAGAAGTATGTGATCTCATTCAGCAGTTGAATGGTGATGAACCCATGAAGAATATTGGTCCCTCCACTGAACAAGTTACCATGATAGGAGAAAACACGGAGTGGATGTATATATGTAGAGAAGGTCAACCATACGCTATGCTCGGTTGCATGTGTACCCATTGTATGGGTAAAGAGTGTAATCCTAATGGTAATTGGACGTGGCTTGATAGAGAGGATCGCCGTGATAAGTGACAAATACCAACTAATATTCGTCCATAACCCAAAGTGTGCTGGCTCCAGTATTAAGAACGCCCTCCAAGGTCTCCCTGAGGCTGACTGGCGTAAGAATGACTGGCACTACACTATCAACCAGTTATTCCGCACGGGTGATAAGATAGAGGATATTTTTGATTACAAGTCCTTTGGTTGTGTACGTAATCCATATGACAGACTTGTCTCTGCCTTCACATACAATATAGAGAGAGTCTTAATTTCGACTGACTACCATTGGGACGCATATCCCTTAGCTTACCAGTGTCTTAAAAAATACACTGACCAATACTTAACCGGCCTTGATGGTAGTTGGGGTGGGACAGATCTTATTAAGACCTTCCGTGCATTTGTGTTGTCAGAGGACTTTGAAAAGTTAACCGGGAAAGGGTGGCCAATACACTTTAAATTGCAGTCTCACTTCTTTACGGAACGCGACCTTGACCTTTGTCTTAGATTTGAAGATTTCATGGAACAGGACGGAGGCTTAGAGGCTTTAGAAGACTATACGGGCCAAAGCTTGAAAGTCCCCTACACAAACATGTCGGCACACCCAGATTATCAGGAGTTCTATGATATTCAATGTATGGACCGTGTAGCTAAGAAATACCATTCGGATTTTATTGAATTCGGATATAATATCCACATGTTAGGAGAGTCACATGCCTAAAGCAATCATTTTCGGCGTAACAGGACAGGACGGTAGCCACCTTGCAGATTTGTTAATCGAGAAAGGCTACGACGTGGTAGGAGTATCCAGACGGTGCTCAGTAGATAATACAGAAAGGATTAAGCATCTGGGTCGAATCGATAAATTCGATTTAATTCAGGGCGATATAACGGACGCTCATAGCGTTGGGCGTATCTTTAAGGATCACGTTGATGTTGATGAAGTCTATAACCTTGCTGCCCAGTCTCATGTAGGGGTTTCGTTTAAGCAACCCGGATTAACTTGGGACATTACTGGTAAAGGGTGTTTGAACATTTTGCAGTGTATGGTTGACGAAGGGGTCAAAGGTAAGTTCTATCAGGCTAGTTCGAGTGAGATGTTCGGCTCCAACTATGATACAAGGCCAGATTATCAAAATGAACGCCAGTACCTCAAGAAAGTTCGAAACAATGAACCACTACAACTAAAATACCAAGACGAAAATACAAAGTTCCTTCCACAATCGCCGTATGCCATAGCTAAGTGTGCTGCTCATTATATGACTAGCCTCTATAGGGATGCATACGGTATTCACGCCAGTTCTGGGATTTTATTCAACCATGAGGGTCCGAGACGTGGCGATAACTTTGTGACAAGGAAAATAACCAAGTGGATTGGAGAATATACCGCTTGGCGTAAGAAGAATTCTCAATATCCGATCCGAGGATGCAACCGTACTGACTCCATTATTGCTTACAAGTATAATAGTGATGATGTTAAGAGTACGTTTTCCAAGCTGCGTCTGGGTAATCTTGAAGCATTCCGAGACTGGGGGTACTCAGGAGATTATGTGGAAGCCATGTGGTTGATGTTACAGCAGGATAGGCCAGATGATTACGTCATTTGCACTGGTGAGACTCATACCATTCGAGATTTCCTGGGCGTAGCGTTTGAAGTTGCGGGGATAGGTAGTTGGGAGAGTAATGTAATAATCGATCCAGAATTCTATAGACCAGCCGAGGTTGATTACCTTCGAGGGATAAATACAAAAGCAAGAGATAAGTTAGGATGGACACCTAGGCATTCGTTTACAGATCTGGTTAAACTCATGGTGGAACATGATGTAAATGAAAATCTATAAGGTCTACATTGATATGATACTAGTTCTTGGGAGATTAAAGAAATTTTCTCTCGGGAGTTACAATTACACCAACCCTATCATATTTCAAACGGCGAGCGACCCAGATGATGCCTGTTTTCGGGCCTATACTGGGTTATCCGATCTCATAATGAGACAGCACGGTGGTGATCCATCGAAGTCAGTCAAGTTTACTAAGGACATTATGTATGATGTACGAGTAACTAAGATATCGTTAGCCAGCAACGAAAGTAAATTTGATGTCTAAAAGAAACTATGACGATCCGCTCTATGCAGAGTGGAGGAAAAGAGTGTTTACTAGGGATAAACGGAGATGCCAGATGCCTGGCTGTAAACGGAGAAAATCACTTAACGCTCACCATATTCAAAGGTGGGCAGACCAACCATTTTTAAGATACGAACCTGATAATGGGATTACGCTATGCTGGGGTTGCCACAAGGAAGTGACTAACAACGAGCGAGCCTATGAGGGTCTATTTTTGGAGATCGCAATAAACAATGGCAAAAGCAACTAAAGCCCCTGAATATACCATCATCAGAGATACCAGAGAACAACAAGGGTATCACTTCAAACCGTACAATCTATGTGTCGGTATGGAGGATCTGAAACTGGATACTGGTGATTATACCATCAAGGGACTAGAAGACAAGATCTGTGTTGAAAGAAAGGCGTCCGTTACTGAACTGGCCCTTAATCTTGGTCAAGACAAACACAGGTTTATGAACGAAATTCAGAGGATGAAACACTTCCCTCATCGTTATCTCGTACTTGAGTTTAGCATGGCGGATATATCTAAATTCCCTGAAGGGACCAAGGTGCGTAAGGATAGCCTACGTAAAGGGAGTAAGAACCCCCTAAAGATTACCGGTAAGTATATGCTGCGTTGTCTTATGGAGTTCGAGATTTTCGATGACATTAATGTTGTATTCTGTGGTGACAAGTACAACGGCTTCATGTACGTAAGTTCCCTCTTCAAGAGGGTTAACGAAAAGTACAGTATCGGGAGAGGACAATGAAACAACCTGGGATCATTCATGATCTACACGCGTATGGGTTAAATATAGAGGGTCGCGAGATCTTTCTTCACTCATACATCGAGAATACTGAGGAAGAACCTGGTATTGACTACAGATCGGCTGCGGTCTTTCTGAAGAACATTACCCTGTTAGACTCACTGACGGAGAAACCTATTACTGTCCATATGTTTACCATTGGTGGTATGTGGGAATCCGGTATGGCTATGTATGATGCTATTCGCAGTTGTAAGTCTTACGTAACAGTTTATGTTCACGGGCAGGCTTCCTCAATGAGTAGTATCGTATTACAGGCCGCAGACTTTAGGGTCATGATGCCCAACTCGCACTATATGTGCCACTTCGGATCGACAGGCTTTGAGGGCCACTTCCTGAACTATCAAGCACTCTCAAAACAAGAGAGGTTGAATGGTAAGGTCATGATCGATATTTACTCTGATAAGATGGTGAATTCACAGTTCTTCAATGATAAGCACCCCAGTGGGGACACCGTGAAGGCTCATAGTTTCATCAAAAGGAAGTTGAAAGACGGTGACTGGTATCTATCTCCAGAGGACGCCGTCTATTATGGATTTGCGGACTGTGTATGGGGAGATAGAAAATTCAAGACGGCTATGGTATGACATTAGAAACCACCCAACCAACCGATGAGCAACTAAGACAAATTAACGACGCATGGCTGGGGATAGATATTCCTGAGAGGGAAATCTTCAACCCCGCCGATATGCTGAATCCCAGTGATGCTCAATTCCATCTTAAACTAACCTGGCTACTGACAAAGCCCGAATACTTTTCCTTTACCTGTAATGTAATCCTTGGCATTAACATTCTACCTTCCCAGAGCCTGATGCTTGAGGAAATGTGGAATCGTAAGTTCCCAATGCTCATCGCGAGCCGTGGTTTTGGTAAGTCTTTCATCTTATCAGTATATGCCATCCTGCGAGCATTGATTCTCCCTAAGAGGAAGGTAGTTATTGTAGGTGCCGCGTTCCGTCAGTCAAAAGTTCTATTTGACTACATGGAAACGCTGTGGAACAATTCGCCTATTCTACAGAGCCTGTGCGATAAGAACAGTGGTCCTCGCCGTAGTAATGACCAGCACGTACTAAGAATTAACGATTCTACTATTACCTGTCTACCTTTGGGTGACGGTAGTAAGATTCGTGGTCAACGTGCTAACGATATTATTGCGGACGAATTTGCGTCCATTCCTCGTGATATCTTTGAAACAGTTGTTGCTGGTTTCGGTGTTGTAACCGCTGACCCTATTGAGAATGTTCAGAGGCTTGCTGCTCTTAGGGCGGCTGCTGAGATGGGCATTGATATGGAAGAAGACGAGAATGATATCTCCAGTAGTAAGGATAACCAGATTATCTTCTCTGGTACCGCCTACTACGACTTTAATCACTTCGCGGACTATTGGAAGAAGTGGTGTAAGATTATCAAGACTCGCGGTAACAAGAACCAGGTCCGAGAAATGTTTGGGGGCGATGATCCTCCAAAAGACTTTGACTGGGTGCAATACTCTGTTATCCGTATTCCTTATGAGTTACTCCCTGAAGGCTTCATGGATGCCGCACAGGTAGCTCGTTCTAAGGCCACAGTACACGCCGGTATTTACAAAATGGAGTACGGGGCCGTATTCACTAGAGACTCTCAGGGCTTCTTTAAGCGAAGTCTGATTGAGGCTTGTGTAGCTAAAGATCCGAAAATCGAACCTCCTATCCTGGACTGGCAGGATAACCCTATTGTGTTCTCTGCGGGACTATTAGGTAGTCCAAAGAAAGAGTACATATTTGGAGTTGACCCCGCGTCTGAAGTGGATAATTTCTCCATTGTGGTTCTAGAGCTTAACCCGGATCACCGTCGCATTGTCTATAGCTGGACTATTACCCGTTCTGAACATAGGGCGAAAGTTAAGTTCGGTGAGACTAAGGAGACGGAATTCTACTCCTTCTGTGCAAGGAAGATCCGTGATCTAATGCGTAGATTCCCCTGCAAGCACATATCTATGGATGCTGGTGGTGGCGGTATCGCCGTAGAAGAAGCCTTACATGATAAAGACAAGATCATGGAGGGTGAGCTTCCTATCTGGCAGATTATCGAAGAGGACGTAGAGAAAGATACGGACGACTTCAAGGGTCTACATATTCTTGAGATGTGTCAGTTCTCCCAGTATGACTGGTTGCGTGATGCTAACCACGGTATGCGTAAGGACTTCGAAGATCAGATCCTAATCTTCCCGATGTTTGACTCTGTACTTATGGGTCTGGCTAATATTGAGGACGAGGTTAAGAACCGAACCTATGACACCCTGGAAGAGTGTGTTATGGAAATAGAGGAACTTAAGGACGAGTTAGCTATGATTGAGATTACTCAGACGCCGTCTGGTAGGGAAAGATGGGATACTCCAGAGGTGGTTGTTGCGGCAGGTAAGAAGGAACGTATTCGTAAGGACCGCTATTCCGCCCTAATGATGGCTAACAAAGCTGCGAGAGACCTGAATAAGTTGATTCCTTCCGTAGATGCCAACTATTATGGGGGTTTTGCTACCCTGGAAGAGATAAAAGATCCCACAGGTAAGCTTTTTGAGGGTCCAGACTGGTTTAATGTTGATGGGGTGTATTAGAAATTGTGTATAATAGGATAGATAAATGAATTGTTTGTCAAATCAATTAGAACGGGAATTGAATTGTGGATTACTGTAGAAGATGCAAGAGTGACGTAACTGAGGCGTATCAGAACAAGACCTATAAATACTGTGGTGGAGATCTCTGTAGACAATCCATCAAGGAGTATGGGTATGACAAGTATGCTAATAGCGACCTTTTCCTTTTAACATCGTTTGATGACTGTGTGGATGGGTATTGGGATGGCTTTAAGGATATTCAACACTCTGGTAAGGTACTTATTTCAGACATTCTGAATAGGTTTTCTAAACTACAGTATGTAACAAGTTTTACTCATGATAATAGAGATAAAATTGAATCTGATAAGGTTCTATATATCATCTCTGATTGTAATGATATTATTCTCAAAGTTGGATTGACAACTAGTCCTACAAGAAACTTTCGTAGATATTCTTGTTATGAAGATCAACCTTTAAGGTATGATATTTTCATAGTGAATTCATATGAAGAGCAAGAGTTATATGAAAAGAAGATAAGAAACTATTTGGAATACCTAGGTCACTTTTTACCGAAAGATGATTCGGAAAAAAGACTTGGATACATCAATAATACACTAGTAAATTCCCAGGAGAGATAAATGGCAGAACAACCTCAAAGAAAGCCTGTTGAGCCTTCATATATTACCTGGCAGGGACAAACCCCGTCAGAAAGCGATCTAACTAAGTACGGAGAATGTATAGGAGAATACGGAGGTAGAGCGAGAGCTAACCATCGCGACTTCATAGATATCGAAGAACATAGATCAGTACGTACAAGCTACACCAGAGACGACTGGAACTACTTTAGGTGGGACGAATCCGTTCCGTCCAGAAAGAAGGCGTTGATTAAAACCTGTATGGAAGCATACAAGAAGGTTGGTATTGTACACAACGTTATTGACCTTATGGGCGATTTCGGATCTCAAGGGATCAGTATCGTACATGAGGATAAGTCCGTAGAGAAATTCCTGAAAGAGTGGTTCAGACGTGTCGGAGGAAAAGAGCGATCAGAGCGATTTCTTAATCATCTGTATCGAACTGGTAATGTGCTTATTTATACTAGTGATGCAAAGGTTACTCCACAGGTAGTGAAGTATATCAGGTCTCGTGCTAAGAAGGGCGACATCATAGTTAAGCCACCAGAAGCTAATAAATCCAAGATTCCGTGGAGATACAACTTCTTGAATCCCCTTACGATTAACATCAAGAAGGGCGATTACAAGATGTTTGTGGGCCGTAATAAGTTTACGCAGAAGATTCCGTCTACTTATGTTGATACATTCAAGAACGGCGATCCTGAGCAGGCTATGCTTATCAGCACACTCCCACTTAGTATGCAGCAGCAGATTAGGAATGGCGACCGTGAAATTGACCTAGATACCTCTAAGTTAAGTGTTTTCCACTACAAGAAGGATGACTGGGAAGACTGGGCCGATCCTATGATTGAGTCCATCCTGGATGATATCTTGATGCTTGAGAAGATGCGTTTAGCGGACCTATCCGCACTTGATGGGGCTATCTCAAATATCCGATTATGGACCCTTGGTGACTTTGAACACAAGATTCTGCCTACTAAAGAGGGTGTGCAGAAACTCCGTAATATCCTTGCATCTAATGTTGGGGGCGGTGTTCTGGACCTTGTATGGGGACCAGAGCTTAAGTTCGAAGAATCAAACTCCCAAGTATACAAATTCCTTGGATCTGAGAAGTATAGTTCTGTACTTAATAGTATTTACGCTGGCCTTGGTGTGCCTCCTACACTAACCGGTATGGCCGGTAATGGCGGTGGATTTACTAACAACTTTATTTCTCTTAAGACTCTTGTAGAGAGATTACAGTACGGTAGAGATAGATTAACTACATTCTGGAATAATGAACTTGAGAAAGTTCGTCGTGCTATGGGTTTTCGTAAGCCTGCATATATCACATTTGACCAGATGAACCTATCTGACGACGCATCAGAAAAAGCACTTCTAATAGAACTTCTAGATAGAAATGTAGTTTCTGAGGAAACTGTACGTGAGAGATTCAAGGAAGTTTCTAAGGTTGAGCAGGTTAGAATCCAGCGTGAAGAGAAAATGCGTGATTCTGAGAAAATGCCACCAAAAGCTGGTCCTTTCCATCCACCAAGTCAGCTTGAAGATGAGTTGGAGAAGATGGATAAGCAGTTAGATCATGATTCTGAGGAACATGATAAGGACATTGAGGTTAAGAAGATCGATATCAAGAATCGTCCTAAGCCTACAACTGGTCCTGGTGGTGGTCCCGCTAAGAAGCCTGCTAAAAAGAATGGGCGTCCGTCCAATAAGAAAGATCAGGGTCCACGTAAAAAGAGAACGGAGAAGCCTCGCAGTAAGCCTGGGGTAGCTTCTACGATCTACTATGCGTTCGAGGCGTATGATAAAATCTCCAAAGCGGTGGGTTCTGCTTACATGGCATACTCAACAAGAAGGATATGCGTAAGCTTACCAAGGCTCAGATTAGGGAATTAGAGGATCTTAAACTAGATGTTCTAACCGACCTAGACATAAGCGGTGATGTGTCTACAGAAGACATTAAGGCTAGCTTAATCTCTGGTAAAAAGACCCCTAGTAGTATTATTGAGAGATTGGAAGTAGAGGAAATCAACCTGGATCAGATGACCGCAGCAGACTATAAAAAGGGTGTTGTTGCTATTGTACTAGAAATGCAGTACATGGACTGAAATCGGTTTTTTTACACTTTTTCCAAAATTCGTGTATAATATGATACTGGAGACTAAATTATGCAAGAAATCAAGATTTACCAAAGAGAAATCGTAGACGGTATTGCTGAGGCTGTTAGGTCTCAAGCATCTATCGCCTACTGTGCTCCAGCCGCTCTAGTAGAGGTTGATGAGAAAGAATCTTTGGTCGATAAGATTATCGCAGAGAATAAGGGTCAGATGGATCTATATTATTTAGAGTCTATTCTTGTATCCACAAACTGGAATGCCAACGATGATGTATTTCTAGCAGGGCCTACATGGGCCGCTAGACATACTCCAGAAGACAAGCCTTTCAACTTTATGCACGATGAAGATGATATCATCGGCCACATGACTGGTAGCTACATAGTTGATCGCAATGGAAACAGAGTTGAGGCCGACTCTGACAGCTCACACCCGGATGACTTCGATATAGTCACTCGGGTTGTTCTATATAAGAGTTGGGCCAATCCAGAAAACGCGGAAAGAATGGTACAGATTATTGCTGATCTCGAAGGAGATGAGGAAAAATGGTTTGTGTCAATGGAGTGTTTGTTTGCTGGTTTTGATTATGCGGTTATGGATAAGTCCGATAACCGATCTATCATTGCTAGGAATGAAGAGTCCGCTTTCTTAACTCGTCACCTTAAGTCTTATGGTGGCACAGGTGAGTACGATGGATTTAGAATTGGTCGTGCCCTGAAAAATATCGCCTTTTCCGGTCAAGGGTTGGTTAACAATCCCGCCAATAAAGGTTCCCGTATTTTAAGAAAAAATGCAAGTGTTGCATTTACTAGTAATTCTAACATTTCTATCGCGGAGAAAACCATGAGTGACACCGTAACTAAAGAACAGTATGATGTTCTAAAGGTAGAGCTTACTGAAGCCAAGGATTCCCTAAAGGATGTTCAGGCTAAAATGGAAGCTGCAAAGGCAAAAGAAATTGCCGATCAGATCACTGCTCACGAAGCAGAGATTGCTGATAAAGATTCTACCATCGCTGACCTGACTGAAAAGGTTTCTACTCTAGAAACTGAAGCAACTGAAGCTAAGGATGCAGTTAAGACTGCTGAAGACGCTCTTGCTAAGTCTAAGGAAGAGGTGGAAGAAATGAAGAAGAAAGAAAAAGAAGAGAAGCGTAAGGCCGCTCTTGTAGAGGCTGGTGTTGAAGCCGATAAGGCTTCAGAGACCGTTTCTTCTCTTGATGCTCTCGATGATGACGCATTTGCGAGTATTGTTGAGCTATATGCAAGTAAGAAAGCAGAAGCATCTTCTGAAGAAGATGGGGATGCTGACGATACTAGCGACGATGATGATGCTGCGGCAGCAGACGCTCTAGAAGACACTGACACCGAAGAAGGTGCCCTAGCGGGTGACGACGGCGATGATGGTGACGAAACTAGAAAAGCTGTAGCTGAGTTCATCTTTGATGCTATGAATATCAAGACTGACTCTGAATAATCCCTTTTCTACAGGAGAAGCAAAATGGCTCTTAAGAAAGACCGAAACGAAGAAATGACTGACATTAGTCACTTCTACAATGCAGGTACTGCTACCCGTGGTGGAGTAGTATGCCTTGACGCAGCACTAGCTTCTGGTTCCGCAATGGATCAGGCGGCTAACAAGGTGGCTTATACAGCCGCTGCTGCAACTAATGTTCCAGTAGGTATCCTACTGAACGATGTTGTTAACAAAGACCTTACTCGTACTCATCTTAACCAGTATAAGAATGAAGTACAAAAGGGTTCTAAGGTTACTGTCCTGACTCGTGGTTGGGTTGTGACTTCAAACATTACCGGTACTCCGTCTCCAGGCGATCCTGCCTATGCTGACAGTGCAACCGCTGGTAACCTAGTCAACGTAGTAGATCCTGGTGCGTCCGGTGCTCTATATGTTGGTCGATTCATGAGTAACAAGGATGCAGACGGTTACGCTAAAGTTCAGGTTAACCTACCTAACTACGGCTAATCCACACCCTTGATTTTTAATAAACAGGAGATTAACAATGGCTAAAAGACCGAGCAAAGCAGTTCTTGAATTGCTACAAAGAACCGGTGACGGCGATCCTCAGAAGGCTCTAGCCGCACAGACCGAGTTTGCTAAGGCTCTAGAGCTACCTCTTCGCAAAGGTGTTCTAACCGGAGATATTCTTGGTAATATTTTCGAAACCGTTGAGGTTGGTCCTCACGGTAATACTGTTGAGTACCCAGTTGACCTTCTTGCCCCAGGCACCGAAGGTGAGCACCGTGCTTACACTAATCCAGGCCACGGCTACATTCCTCAGCGTTCAGTTGAGAGTGACTTCGTGACCATTCCTACCTTCGGTATTGCAGCATCCATTGACTGGTTGCTACGTTATGCCCGCGATGCACAGTGGAACGTTGTTGCTCGTGCTATGCAGGTTATGGAACAGGGTTTCACCCAGAACGTTAACGACAATGGTTGGCACACCATTTTGGCTGCTGCTGTTGACCGTAACATTCTTGTATACGATGGTGACGCTACCGCTGGTCAGTTCACTAAGAGACTTATCTCTCTTATGCAGACTGTAATGCGTAGAAATGCTGGTGGTAACACTGGCTCCGCAGGTCGTGGTCGTTTGACCACTCTGTATGTTTCACCAGAAGCACTTGAAGACATCCGTAACTGGGGTCTTGATCAGGTTGACGATGTAACTCGTAGAGAGATTTACAACGCCCCTGAAAATGGTGCTCCTATTACCCGCATCTTTGGTGTGGATCTTGTAGACCTTGACGAACTTGGTGTAAGCCAGGTTTATCAGACTTACTTCACTGACGCTCTATCTGGTGCTCTACAGGCATCTGACACTGAGCTTGTAGTTGGTCTTGATCAGTCTGCAAATGACTCCTTCATCATGCCGGTTAAGCAGACTCTGGAAATCTTCCCAGATCCAGCACTGCACCGTCAGCAGAGAGAAGGTTTCTATGGTTGGGCGGAAATGGGATTCGCTGCTCTGGACAACAGACGTGTAATTCTAGGCTCCTTCTAAGCCTGTAGTACAGTTCTAATCAAAATAGGGTCTTCCGTGCATTTTTGCCGGGAGGCCCTTTTTTAGTGTATAATACAATGTGAATCACACCTTTTTCCTAGGAAAAACAAACAGGAGACAAAAATGGCCGAAATTTCCCGCTATGCGGCGTCTGGCTTCCTGAATCACCTTCTAAGAGGGACAACTTTCCAGAAACCATCTGGATTATCTGTCGCTCTTACAAGTACGGTTCCAAGTGGTACAGACACAGGTGCAACTATAACTGAAATTCCATCAGGTATTAACGGTTCAGGTACCGGTTATACCCGACTTCCTTTGGGTAATCCAACTGTCAGTGGTGACGGTAACTGGGAACTAGTTACTGACTTCTGGGATGCTGGAAGTGGAAAACTTGAAAACTCTATTAACTTGCTATTCTCTACCGCCCTACTTGATTGGGGTTGGGTATCTGGTGCTGTACTTTTAGACAGCAACGAGTATGGAGCAGGTAATGTATTACTTTACGCTCAGCTTGATAACCCGCGTGTTGCGTATACCGGCGATGCTATGAAGTTCGAGATGAATACATTTGATATAACTCTTTCCTAAAAGGCTAATCTATGACTATCCGTACTAGGCAGGAGTTGCTAAACTCCATTAACACCTTACTAGCGGATAACTCCAGCCAGCAGATCTCGCCGTTAGATGTTCGTAGTAGTCTTATTGACACTATTGACTCACTGGCGAACCTTCTGACCACGGTTGAAGTTAACGCTATAAATATGTCCACACCGGACGACAGGACTGTTAAAGTAGGAGTTGGTGCTCTTGATAAGCTTGACCTTGTGGGTCGATCAAGTGCGGATAACACTGCTGTAGGATATCGTACCCTTTTTCAGAACTATGACGGCGTTGATAATACGGCGGTTGGTTCTCAAGCCTTAAGCTGTAATCTATACGGCGACCACCTTGTTGCTATTGGTAAGAACGCTCTTGCCGGAAACATTTCTGGTTCTGGTAGTGTGGCCCTTGGTAACTTTGCTGGTCAGGCCCTAAAGACTGGTAACTTCAATATCTTCATTGGTCATGGTGCGGGTAACTACGTACCTACCGGTCAAGACTATCGCCTATACATTGGTGCTCATGCCGTTAACTATACGGACCTTTGTGACTCAGAATCTGCCTCTGGCAACGCCCCTACAATGTACGGGGATCTTGAGAATCACAAACTAGCAATCGGTGTTGGTAGTCTTCATGATTTTGGTGCTCTGCAAGTATCAGGTGATGTATCGCCGGTAACTAATGATGCTTCCAATCTTGGTCATGGATCAAAGGGTTGGGATCAACTTTGGCTAACCAGTGGTATTGCGTATGCTAACTCTGGTACCTTTGTTATCAGTAGTCACGCTCCAAAGGGTGGTGGATTTCCAGATCAGTATACACTTACTCCACGAATTTATATGGATGGTGGAGGTAAGATCGGTATCGGTACGCAAACTCCGTCTGGGTCTCAGGGGATTATGACCGTCGCCGGGAATATTGTTCCCAGTGTAAACGGTACATACCAGCTTGGTGCTCCCGATTTGAAGTGGGACGGTTACTTCAATGATGTTGTTATTAGTGGTAATGCTACCATTGTTGACCTTGATTACGATACCAGAGTTGACTATCTATATGAGCCTATGACCATTCACCTTGCTGTGAGTGGCACCGCTGACCCATTGAGTAGTGGTTTTGTAAATAATGCGGTTTATGGTTATCTTTCTGACCCCGAATTAAATGGGGCTGGTTGGATGTTACATTCATCTGGCAACGATTATCAGAGAGATTATCAGTTCATTTTCTATGAGCCAGATCAGTCACTTAATTGCCTTGAGACTGACAGTAACTACGCAAGATCTCACTGGACCTCTAACATCTCCCTTAAGGTAGCAGATGGACGCCACGTTCAGACTCAACGTGTTCTGAGTGGTGACGAGAATCTTTCCCTGGTTACGCAGTCCGGTTGTCATGGTTTATTCCTACGTACAGATGTAACTGCCACTTCTGGTCAGTATACTGTACTTGGCTCAGAAGATCATGTAACCGCCGCTTATAGCAATCGCAAGAACGTCAATTTCTATGCCAATTCTGGTGAGCAGAATTACTTCTTAGGTGTTCATAGTATCAACTCTGGCGTAACTCTTGGTATTGATTTCGCTACCAGTGTTGGATCTACTCCATCTGGTTTCAGCTTAGAGTACGTAAACAGAATAGCCGGTGATGATACTTTTGTGATCAAGCGTAATGCTTCATCTAAAGACATTCTGACCGTTATGGAGTCTGGTTTTGTAGGAATCTCAAACGCTAATAGTGTTGCTGTTATTCCAGAGACCAATCTACATGTTCAATCTACAGTAGCGGCTGAGGCTAGAATATCTAGTGCCGGTACGGATGCAATGTTAACTCTTGAGAGAAAAGATCAGAACAAAGGTCTAAGAGTTGCTTACGACGCCGGTGATGCTATGATTGACTTCATGGCCGTATCTGGTAGTGATGTTCGTGATTATGATCAGTGGGCCTTCATGACTGTTCAGCCTACTACACGATATGTTACTATTGGTCAGGTTCATGGACCAACTAATACTAGTAGACCGTTCAATGATATTGCCCCCCTTGCTATCTATCATACTGGTAGCTTAAGTGGAACACTCGCTCTTGCTGAACAAACAGATACGCCAAATAATTCAGCGGGCTTTGGTAAGGTTTATGTTAAACCAAACGTTTCTGCGGGACAAACTCAGTCTATCTACTTTGTGGATGATGGTGGGAATGTATTTGATCTTACAACTGGCGGTAATGAAGACGGTTTGCATTACACATATCCAGGTAGTACCGTTGTAGGTAGTGGTGGATTTGGTCAGATTTCTAACAATAGGTTTACAACCGCCGTTGGTGTTGGAGCGTTTTCAAGTGGAACCACTATTACAAGTGGTGTGTTGCTTGGATTCAATAACGCTCAGTACACAACCTCTTCTCCAACTGGCCCGATTCTTATCGGTACCAGCTTGTACCGAAATACCACTCTTCCTAGTTATACTTTAGCTATCGGTCATGGAACTTCTCCACTGGTAACTGGTAATACTAGCTCAAGAGAATTCTGGGTAAGTAACGGTACTCTAGGGGCGACTTCTACAAATGATGCTACAGCCTTTTCAATAAGTCATACTTTATCTGAGGGTTACTATAATACACACATAAATCATAAAGATACTACTAATGCATCATCCGTTTCTGGACTTATGAAGTTCAATTTTATTGATTCTTCTGATTCTAGTAACACATTGATGACTTTGGATCATCGCTCTGATGCTATGTCTAATTCAGTTTCATTTTCCGGTGGTAATCCGTTTATGAGACTTGATGGAGATCTAAAGGTTAGAGGCTCTATTCAGTTTAGTGATGGTAGTTACTTTGAGTCTGCTGTTGGTGTTCTTACGTATGCAGGATCAGGTATGCAGAGAAGAACCGCCTCTTATGGTGCTATTCTTGACATCAATATGAGAAACTTAAATCGTACAACTGCAAGTTATGTTGGCGATTTATCAAATGTAGACCTGATGATTGCTGATTCAAATGCACTTCATCTTAGAATGTCACTGAGTGATTTAACTCAGTACATTAATAGTGGATCTGCATTCATTGCTAATAATTGCAATCATGTATTTCTTTATGATGTTAACACCTTTAATCCTGCACTAAATAGTGGTAACGTGGTTATTGGCTGTGATGCTGCTCATTCAGCAACTGGTTGGAAGCATTCAGTAATGATTGGCACAGAAGCCGGTAGCGGTGCTACAACTCCTAATGTAGTATTTGCTACTGATAACGGATCTGTTATGGTTGGTTATCGTGCTGGTAGAGATGCTGATAATGTTGGCAATCTAATTGCTATTGGTACTAACGCCGCTAATAAGGCCCGTAATGCTGAAGGTTCAATTTATATTGGACAGAGTGCTGGTTCTCATGTACAGTGTACCAATTCTATTGGTATTGGTGAAAATGCACTTCGAGGCACTGATGGTGGTGGTCTTGGCGGTGATAAGAATATTGAGATTGTAGCAGGAATGCTTGATAGTCAGAGGTTGATGTACCAGAAGGGTAATCTATCCGAAAGACTAAACATAGCAAATACTATTGCGGGACATATGGGTAATCGCCGTGTATCTATCGGTGATGCTGTTCTTGCTCCAGACGCACCGTTGTCTGTACGTAGAGATAGCACAATTCCTGGTCATAGTGGTACCGATAATATTCAGACATGGCACTGCAACGATACGAAAGTCGCACAAGTTGATTGTGATGGTGAGTTTGAGTCTATCAACTACCCAATGGTAATTGAAGGTTTTACAGCCGCACAAATCTCATGTCCATCCGGTTACCAGTGGCCTACTAGTGGTATATTAGTAGTTCGTGGAGAAGACTTCATTAGTACAAGAGAAGTATACATTACCCATCGTGATCCAAGTAGAACAATTGCCGCTGGTGTGTTTAGTCTTGCGATTCGTGTAAACAAGGAATACAGACCGTTCAATCCGGGTTGTTCAGGAGTTTAATCAATGGCGACAGAAACACTAAGACCTAATGGTAATGCTAATTCATTATGGTTTGATAACAGTTACCTAGATATTGATGACGCGATTACGCAACCATCTTCCGCTGGTGATGGAACACAGATTAGGGCGGATGGGAGTGACGATAGTGAAAGACAAGAGTATGATTGTACAGCTCTTACTTCACTAAATTCATTAACATCTGTGCAAGTATGGGTTAGGCACAAAGACTATGGGATATCGGGCAATCCAGACGCACAGATTAATATTGAGGTCGGTGGGGTATGGCAGACTGCCCAGAATATATCCTATAGTTCTAGTTACACCTGGGTAAGTGCTACATTTACTGGGACATGGGACGATACAGACTTTACAGACTTTAAGATTGGGGTTACTGCTCCAAACAGCATTGGTAGCGGTCGTGAGTATCTTGTTGCCGTTATGTATGCTGTAGTTACGGGGTCTACTGTGACTACCACCACTACAACTACTACCACAACTACTACAACAACCACTCCAGCACCTACTACTACTCCTGACCCATATGACCCAAGTGGATGTGGATGTCAGGATTGTGGATGTGAATCTAATGACTGTCCCGAAGCTAGTGGGGCTTGTTTTTATTGGGATCTCGATGTAGCATACAGTGGAATGCACGCCTATGAATTAACCTCATGGAAAGATCATGGTTATAAGTACGGCGAATATATCGATATGAGTAGTAGCGGGAATTACATTGGAACAGTTGGTGGTAGTGGATCATCATTGACTACTGACTACACTAGGGTGTATCGAATAGAAGATAATAATACATGGACGCAGATTGGTACTGGTATTCAACATACTGGAGTGAATTATGGTAATGGACCCGGTCAAATTGCGATCAGTAACCATTCGGATACAGATCCATCTGGCTTAAGAGTCGCCCTTCATTATCCCAATAAATATCACGTTAAGTCAAGAGAATTTAATGGAACCGATTTTATACAGATTGGATCTGATATTAATGGAACTATGAATAAGATGGTTTCTCATGGAGATTATTTCACTACTGACTCCTATACTGCACGAACATATTCATTAGCTAGTAATGGTTCTGGAGATATTATCGCCTTGGGGCATAGATTTTCAAGATTCTTGAATGAGTCCGGGTGTGCTAGTATACATCAGTGGAATGGTGTATCATGGAGTCAAATTGGTGAGGTTTATACTACATATCCGTTTACTCAAACTATGGACCCTCAGATACTTTTAACCGATGATGGTAGCGGTATTACTGTTTCATATAAGAGGGATGTGATAGAAACCTTTGAAAATACGGGTAGTACTGTATGGTCTGCTAAAGGGGCGGCAATTTCAGTACACCGTTATGAAGACATTGGGATATCTAATGACGGCAACTATATTTCTGTTTGTGGAGCTTGGTATAATCAAGAACTCTCAGTATATAAATACAATGGGTCATCATGGAGTAAGGATGGATACTTCTACAATCCATATACTATGTGTGCGTTGCACAGAACAACAGACATGAACGAGGACGGTACTGTCGCCGTATTTGGTAGATGGTACAATAATATAGGAAAGGTGTTAAGAGTTACAAGGAATGGGGCTTCATGGGTGAACAACGGAGAGTCTTACGAGAGCTTAATTCCCCCAAATGGAAGACCTGTTAATTTAGTAGTTGATGGTAGTGGTGATAGAATTTGTTTTGGTAGTTTATACGAGAACATTGTTAAGGTTGCTGACTTCGGATTCACTAGTGGGGTTCGTCCGATAGGAACATTATGTCTTGAGAACCTGACTGAAAAACAGTGTAATGAGTATTATAATCCACTATGGGTTCCTAGTGGTACATGTTCAAGTGGTCCACCATATCCTTTACCTAATACTACTACTACTGTATGCCCATCAACATCAACTACAACTACATTAACTACTTCAACCACCACAACTACAACAACGCCTACCACAACACCTACAACAACTCCAACTACAACACCAACCACAACAGATACTACTACTACTACACCAGATCCGGGTGACTGTTGTCAGTGGGACGGTGAAGCTACATGGAATGGAACTTGGTTAGTTTTTGCTTCTCCGCATAGATGTCCATATAGTCAAGCAATTACATTCACTAAGATACAAGACAACCCACCAATTTGGGAGTATGATGATTATCTACCATGCGGGCCAACCGAAGATTATTTACATGTACAAGTGTCATGTGATCCAAATATGGCCTTTGAAACCCCAGATATAAATACTAATCCAAATTCAGGTAAATGGGCAATTGTTGGAGGGGCCGGTTTATCCTGTAGTGGCGGCGACATTAATTTTGGATTTACTGGTGGAACGATAGAACCTCCGTCATGTGATGGTCCTCCTAGATTCTCTTATACTTCAGAGTATATGCGTGACTTTTGTGACTGTTGCGATCCTAAATAAAAAACAAGGAAAAAGGAAATACAAATGATTATGGGAAGAAAAGTACCGAGACTAACAATTGGTATGGCTCATTATGATGATTATGACGGAGCTTATTTTACAATACAGAACATACGCAAGGAACTGGTATTTTCAGGGAATGCAGAGGTTCTGGATTTCATAGAGTTCGTGGTCGTAGATAACAACCCAGAGAGTAATCATGGTAAGGTGCTTGAGAGATTCCTTAAGAATAATCTTCCAACCACTAACGATATTAGGCTAGTAAAGTGTAATGAAAATGTTGGGACTTCATATACTCGAAACAGAGTAATAGAAGTTGCGTCAGGAGATTTTGTTCTAGTGATGGATTGTCACGTTATGCTATGTCCAGTTGTTAAAGTTATTAAACGTCTGTTCGAGCTAATGATGGATCGCCCTAATACCAATGATTTATATACTGGCCCTCTAGTATCAGATGATATGAAAGGTATATCAACCCACTTTAATTTAGACTGGAGTTCTGGAATGTGGGGTAAGTGGGGAAGTTGTTTCAAATGTGAGTGTGGAGAGTATTTCACTGGTGTTCCTGTTAATAAGTGTATAACATATCGTTCACTAGTGAAACAAGAAACTATAGATAGCTGCACTAAGTGTCATAAAAAATATCCTACACTTTCATCTTTTGGGTGGAAGAAATCCCTCGTGAAACATGGATATAGTAATGTTGGATGGTCTGATTCGGAAGAATTCGAAATACCATCTCAGGGTCTTGGTATCTTTTTTGTAAGAAGAGAATCTTGGCTTGGATTTAATCATTACTGTAGGGGGTTTGGTGGAGAAGAAGGATATATACACGAGAAATACAGACAGGCTGGTCGTAAGTGCATCAATCTATCTTGGCTGAAGTGGCTACATCGTTTCAATAGACCAAACGGAGTAAAATATCCGTTGACTAACATAAACAAGTTTAGAAACTACATGCTAGAGTTTAATGAGTTGGGATTAGACACTAAGCCCGTAATAGAACATTTTAAGTCTGTAGGGGTCGATCAAGAACTAATAGCGTCCTTCATAAAAGAGGCTAACCTTATTTATAGGTAACAAACATGGCTATTGTATTAGCAGATAGAGTAAAACAAACCACAGCAACTACTGGCTCTGGAACCATCGCCCTAAGTGGGACGTTCGGTGGCTTTCAGGGTTTTAGTGCTATTGGTGATGGTAATGAGACTTTCTACTGTGTTGAAAACTACGGTAGATGGGAAGTAGGAATCGGTACGTACAGTAACGCCGGAACACTTACTAGAGATACCGTTTTGAAGTCATCTGCTGGAGGGGTTAAAATCAATATGCAGGGTTTGAGTACAGTGTTCTGTACTTATCCAGCAGATAGAACCGTATTTACAAATGCATCTGGTTTTCTTGACCTTTCCGCTAATAGTGGACTTGTCTTCCCAGATAACATGAATTTGAATGATGTAACCATTAGCGGCAACTTGAATATTACGCCGTATGGTAGTAAGATGACTACGTTCATCAGAACGACATCTGGTAACTTCTTTCAGGCGTATGTCGATGATGCTTACGACAGAACAATCGCCCTATATACTGATGCAACTAGCTCTCCGAAATGGAGACTTGGTGTAAAAAATAGCCCTACGTATAATGATCAGCCCCCTACATATGGTTACGTTTGTGGTGAGGATGGTTGTGTTGGTTTGAATGCTACGGCGACTAGTAGTTTCGAAATCAAACATGCTACTGGGTTTACTCTTACGCACCAGAGTACAAACCTATTAACTGGCAGTAAGGTGAATGGTATTACTGTGGGTGTTCCTACAATTGGTACTGCACTATCCACGGCGGGTAGCGGTAGTATGGCCGCACTTACAGTTACTAGTGGAGTTGTGTTTTCCAACGGACTTCAGTCTCAAGCATTTCTCGGTCTACAACCAACCTCTGGACAAGCAGCGTATGCTTCTGGACAAATCAATAACGTAAGTGCTGACTTACTAGTGGTTTCCGGTATTGCTTCTGCTCATACTACAGATTATTCTAGTAATATTCTTGCTAATAGTGCAAGCGGTGTAGCTATATCTGGATGGGCCGCAGGTACATTTTTAACCTCATACACAGACACTACTTATACAGCGGGTAGTGGTATGTCTCTAGTGGGAACTATTTTTCACTGGACAGAATCTGGAGTTCCGATTGCAAACTCTGGATATGCAGAAAGTGTGTATCTAAAAGAACATCCATCAATTTCAGCAGCTAGTAGTTCCTCTAATACTGGGCGAACCTATATACAAAACATTACCCTGGATTCTAATGGTCATATAACAGCTATGACTAGTGGAACCGAGACTGTTACAGATACGGATACAACTTATACTTCCGGTTCTGGTATAACTCTTCAAGGTGGAGTGTTTCACGCTACTAATACGTTCGCAGCAGATATACTTGCCAATTCACAAAGCGGAGTTGTCATTAGTGGTATTGCTGCTGCTGGTGGTACAATGTATTCCGCAGGTAGTGGATTAAGTTTAGTTGGAACAACTTTTCACTGGACTGAGAGCGGTATTCCTATTGCAAATTCTGGATACTTTGAATCAAAGATAGCAGGTTTACCAGATAATGATACAACCTACACTGCTGGTAGCGGTATGGCACTAGTAGGTAATGTATTTCATTTTACTGATTCTGGAGCTATGCTTGCTGGAGATATTGCAGTTTCTGGATGGGTTGCTGCTCAAGGGTATGTTACAACCGATACAAATACGACATATACTGCGGGATCTGGTTTAACATTAGTAGGTACTGAGTTTAACTGGACTGAGTCAGGTATTCCAATTGCTAACTCTGGTTATTTTGAAACCAAGATAGCTGGTCTTCCTGATAATGACACCACATACACCGCTGGAAGCGGCATGGAACTTGTTGGTACAGTATTTCATTGGACGGAGTCCGGTGTTCCTATTGCAAACAGTGGTTACTTCCAGGGGCAACTTGATTCCCTTGTGGATAATGATACTACCTATACAGCAGGGTCTGGTGTAGAATTAGTAGGTACTACATTCCATGTTTCTTCTAACGGTGGTAGTGGTACTCTTGAAGGTCTTACGGTAGATAAAGCTATTAAGACTAAAATCAATACTGAAGCTGATGGTGCTACTATTACGTTCAATATGAATGATAGTAACACTCATATGGCAACCCTTGGTGGTAATCGTACAATCGCCGTAAGTAATGCGGCATCTGGTCAGAAGTTCATGCTTAGATTGAAGCAGGATGGTACAGGGTCACGAACCGTTACATGGTTTAGTGATATCAAGTGGGAAAATGGGTCCGCACCTACACTATCTAGTGTGGCGAATCATGCGGATTGGTTTGGATTTGTATGTACCTCTGGTGGGTACTATGACGGTTGTGTAATTATGTCAGGAGTAAGATAATGACTTGGTTAAGGGCTGAAAAAGGTATTAATAACATTAGATTTAAGGCTGTGCTAGAAGAGTGTGAGGATTACATTGAACACATAGATGAACTTATGCCTAAGCTACAGAGGGAAGATCACGTCATGTGGTACTGGAGTAGCCGTAATTTCCGACTAGCATTGTGTTACAAAATTACAAGAGACGGCACTCATGCACGTATAGTTGTGGGTGTACCATCGCCAGAGGGGAATCCTTCTGATTGGTGTAAGACAATGATTCAAAAATTAAGAGTTGAATTAGATACCCTTGGTATTACTGAGTGGTCTGCTACTCAAGCACCTGAGTATAAGTCTGAACACATGGCGGACTTTGCTGACTTTATTGATCGTATATGTCATGAGGTGGATGGGGATATTATGAAACCCGATAGGCGTCTACTCATATTTAATAGAAAAGAGAAGAACAAGCAGTACGATAACAAGTTTGAAGGTCGCGGTAAGGACAGACCTCCTAGAATTCGTAGGGGCGTGTAATGCCAACTACAACATACATTGATCCTACCAGTACAACAGCCGATGGATTTGACTCAGGCGACTATACTGCTGTAGATGACGGTGTAAGGCAACCTACAACTCCTACTACTACTCCCAGTTCCGAGACCATTTATGATAATGATCCAGGGGCACATAGTACCACTATGCACTGGTCTACTATTACAGGAGTGGCGAATCGCCGTATTACTGAGATTAAGCTATGGAGATACAGAAGTGGTACTAATAATGGAGATCTTACATTTGCGACTACATTTAGTACTGCCTTGGGGTCATCTTCTTCTGCGGGGAATGTTGGGTCTTGGTTCCATACCACATGGTCAGGGTTATACATAGATGCTTCCTCAAACATAACTCCATCATGCGTAGTCACCTCCCCCTCGTTAGCTAAGGGTGACGGCAGCCACATTTATGCTGCTATGTACATTGAGTACACCTACGAGGATGAGACTACTGATTACGATGAGTCATACACTCCAGCGACTACTGCGGAAGAAAATGGGGGGACGGTTACATTAAATCCTACAGGGACCGTAAATATCGATGATGATGGTAAACTGTTCGCTATGCAGTTCGACAGTATTGTTCTGGATCAGGGGGAGACGGTTACAGAGGCTATTCTGGCCCTGGGGGTTAATGCAGACACTGAGGGGGAATGCGACCTATGGGGAGATGACTCAGATACGGCATCAAACTTGACGACGGGTGCTTCTAATATTTCCAATAGAACGTCAACAACGGCGGTAGTCAACTTAGATAACAACACTCCTAACGGAACTACCATATCTATCGATGTAACCTCTGTATTACAAGAAATTGTGGATAGGGGAGGTTGGTCTACAGGTAACAATATAGTTCTTGTATTAGAGGGTTTTGCTACTAATGTTAATGACTGGGGGATTAACGCGGATATCACACCAGAACTATTCATCGATCATCCAAACACAGGTGGCGGTGGTGGGGGCGGGGATGATAACGGAAAAATGGGTAAGTTCTTACTATTTCTCGACACTTAGCTTAAAAAGTGTATAATAACGTAGAAAGACTATGATGTATAGGCGATTTTCAGTGTACGTAAGTTCTAAGGATGCTGAAAGAATAGAGGACGCAATTTGCGAACTCGAAGGTCAACAAGTAAAGTTTGGGTATGCCAGACAGAAAGTGGTAGAAAAGCATATTTTCGAATACGTACAGAAATGTGTAGATGAGTGGGAAGCAAATCCCACACCAGGAGAGATCTAATGTTTTCCTCACAGGCTATTAGTACATTACCGATATCGTCTACCATACAAATGGTGAAGACACATAACGGGCTGGAAGAGATTTTCCTGATGCCCGTACAACAACAAGATCCAACTACCCTATCTATCCAGATGCAGGTAGCTTTTACCTTACCAGTAGATAAACTTCGTACAACCTCCCTAGAGAGCTAATATGCCTAGTCAAATTCAAGTAGATGATATCGGCACTAGATTGAAGGTAACCATCGTTGATGACGATGTAGCCGTTGATATCTCCGCAGCCAGTCTGAGAGAGATCACACTCAAGAAGCCAGATGATTCCATCGTTACCAGAACCGCTTCGGTTATTGGTGATGGTAGTTCTACGTCTGGGGTCATGTATTATGACATTGTATCTGGTGACCTGGATCAACCTGGTCTTTACAAGATTCAGGGTAAGGTCAGTATTCCGAGTGGTACGTTCAATACCGCCGTTGGTACATTCAAAGTTCACTGTAACCTATAAGGGGTAATCATGTCTTGGCAAGGTAATACAATCGCCGTAGTAAGGCAGCTTATAGGTGACACTGATTCTACTAGTTACACCTACTCAGATACGAGAATTGAAACTACCGTTCTGACGGCTGCTATGCTGGTAAACACAAACACAAATTTTACAAACACATACACCATAGATATCGAAGGATGTAGCATTTCCCCAGATCCGACTGATACTGCAACTAAGGATGATCCATTTGTTGCTCTTATTAGTTTGAAGTCGGCGTGCATAATTGTGGGATCTGAAGTCCGTAAAGAAAGCGGTAACGCTATTTCTATCAAAGACGGCCCATCTGCTATTGACTTACGTGGTGTAACCGATACTTTACTCAAGCTGTACAAGAACCTGTGTGACAAGTTTGAGGAAACTCTGTTCCAGTACCGTGCTGGGGACAGTGTTGCAGGTCAGGCTATTCTAACGCCGTATAGTCCAGGTTCAGACGCATTCACTAATAACTCAAACCATAGGTTCCAGTAGGAGAGATAAATGGCTACAGTAAGAGACTCAGGATCTATTTTTTCCTCAGTAAACACAGACTGGGCTGACAATAACGCCGGTAATATTTCCGCTCAAGACATTAGAGTACCCATAGAAGACTTAATCGTTTCTATGGTCGCTATTGTTGGTAGTGGCGATATGGACGTTAAATACCCATTCTATAACGATGTAAGACTAAAGAAGATTGGTAGTGCTGGTGGTACTCTAAATGTAGAGTCTGGCATCATGTTCCCCAACGCCCCTAATAACTCATCTTCACGTCAAGTTGAGCCGTTCTTGGGTGTAGGAAATCTACAGCATAATAGCCTAGGTGGTTTAACCACGGGCGATCCTCATACTCAGTATGTATCCATTAGTGGTATTAAAGCCGGTCGAGTAATGACTGGTAACCTGGGTATTGGTAATAACGTTATCGGTGCTTCTGGTACCGGTTTAGGTTTTAAGTTCGCCCCTAATGCCAGTGGTACAGAAACCATTGAAGTCAAGGGCGGGGCTATAAAGTTCCAGGATAATTCTTTTGTGGATACCTTCAAGGGTACTGCTAAGGCATATTTGAACTTTGATGCCAGTGGAACTAATATCAGATCCTACTACAATATTAAGCATGTGCGTAAGATTGCCACAGGTAAGTTTGCTATCACTTTCACTAGTGGTGCCTTAGCGGATAATAACTACGTTGTGTCTGCACTATCTAATGCGACTACAGCCAGTGGTTCTCCAGAAGACTTTGATATTAACACGGCTGCATGTGTATCTAGATCTGGTGATGACTCTAGTCAGTTGAGAAGCTGCACCTTTGTTGTTAGAAACGACAACGGCGAATATGTTGACGCTGAAATCAATGACTTCGTAGTGTATGGTCGTCAGCCAAATGAAACTTCAGGTACCGTTCCAACTATCTCTTAAGGGTAAATAAATGTCCATAGAAATTGTACTAAAAGACAGAATAAAAGAGATTAGTCACTCTACCGGTACAGGCAATTTCCAGTTGGATGGTGCCGCTACTGGGTACAGTGCCTTTAGTGGTATTGTTCCGTTCAATAGTACGGTATTCTACTGCATCCGAGATAACAGTAATTATGAAGTGGGTTCTGGTCAGCTATTGACCAGCGGTAGTGACGCCGTTATTTCAAGGTATCCATACCAGTCCACAAACAGTAACAACCGGGTGAATTTTGGTGCGGGTGTAAAAGAGGTATTCGTTACTTATCCAGGTAAGTATTCGGTAATCTCCGCTCTCCCAAATGACACCCAACCGGCCAAGAGTGGTATTCCTTTTTGGAATAACGCTCACACACTAAACTATGACTCCAATTTCATCTGGGATTCAACCAGGGGAAGAATGGGGGTTCGTAGAGTAGACCCACTTTACACTATTGATCTAGGTGGAACAGAAACGGAATCACATATCAGAGCTTCTGGTTTTATCGCGGGCGATTCCGGTATTATGTTCTCTGGTGTTAGTGCTACCGGTGGTCGTCAGACTGAGCCATTTTTACGCAATATTGCAGATACAGTCACAGGTCTTGATGGAATTATTTCCCTCAGTGGTGAGGTTGATGAAAGACTACAACTTGAGAAACAGGTTCCAACAGCAGTATTTGCGGGACCGCTTTCTTCTTGTGGGTGCGTTTCCGATTACCCTACATTCAGACTTCTTACTTCTGGTGATATTCCAGATCTATCATTCCATTATGGTAAACAGTATAATAATGCGAATATTGGTTCCGTTTCTGTTTACAAAAGTAGTGGTATTTATCAATTCGATAATTATCTAAGATGGGATGTTACTAATAATAGACTTGGTGTTAACAAGCAGATCCCCGTATACACCCTGGATGTAGATGGTACTGTAGGTATCAGTGGTAACATGGTTGGTAGCGGTAACTGGTCTACCTCTGGTACGCTTGGCGTAGATGGTATAGCCACCTTCGGAAGTAATGTGATTATTGGGGGAAATCTTGATGTACAGGGTAATGTAACTTACATAGACTCCGCTACAGTAACTGTACTCGATAAGCAGATTGAACTTGGTTCCCTAAGTGGTACCGCCGTATATGACGAGAGTCAGCTTAACGATGCCGGTCTTACTGTGCTTTCAACTACTGCCGCGTCTGGTGATAAGCAGTGGGTATGGAAGGGTTCTAATAACAGATGGAACACAAGTGCCGGAATTGGTATCAGTGTATCCGGTCAAATTCACGGTGGTTCTGGATTAAGTGTTCAAACTATTAACGTGGGTAATGCTGCTGGTGGACTGAACTACATCAATGGTCCTATATTCTTTAGAGGATCTACTAGCAATCCAATCACAACCAGAATCACTCAGAATGGTATCAATGCATATACTTCAGGGGCCGCTTACTGCGGTTTCCTTGGAACACCTTGGAATCAAACCAGTACATGGATTTCCAACATTGAACGCGGTGAAAAGACCGGTCAGTTGTTCCTATACTCTGCTGGTGTAAACTCTGGTGTTGCACCTACAACATACGACAACTATCAAAGACTCGCCGTTTCAGGTAATAGATTTGGTAACTTCGAGATTACAACACAGGCCCTTGGTAGTGGTGATCTAAGGGCGATTGAGTTCAACTGTGATGTTGTCTTCAATAGTGGAGTAAACGTTACTAGTGTAAGCGGAGATATTAGACTTAGCAACACTGGTATGGTAACAAATAGTGGTGTAGATTCAAGTACAGAACGCACAATAGTTGATGCGAGTGGTTTACTAGTGACTCCTAAGTACGCAAGTATTGCCGAAGCTACGGGAGACATTCCTGTTGCTCAAGAGGGAGCATTCGCCTTCAGCACTTCAGGTTTATACAACGTATTACTAATTTCTAATGGCACAAATTGGTATAGCGGTATCCTTGGTCAATTGGTGCCTTAATTTAACATTGGAGAGTAAATAATGGCAGACGTAGTAAAACCAGCCAGTTCTGTAACTGCTGTTAGTAATAACGGTGGCATGACGACTTTTGTCAATATTCATGGTACCGCTCAGAAACTCACTTCCGCTCAACAGGGTGGCATAAATGTCGTACAGACATCGGGTGAGATCGAGACTAATCTTACTAACAGATTCGATGACAGGGCATACTATGCTGGATCGGGTGTATAATGTCTCTAGCGATTCCTACAGGTGTACGTGCAAAGTACAAGGAAGTAATCGATGCAACCATTTCTACAGACATGTTTGGCGTTGTATGCCAGCTAGTGTTTGTTGAAAAGAGAGAGGTTGTGTCTAATACTTTCGATGCACCTACGGTTAACAACCTTCACGCACACATGTATGGTATGGGTCCAACCCAGTTCAAAAGAGATGACAAGACATACAAAGAAGTAGAGGTAACGGAGAATATCACAATCAAGGTGTACTGGGAATCAAAGGACTTTCAGAAGCCCACTAAAGATTTCGTAGTACCCGATAATGCTATTCAGATTATTGGTTACCAGTCTGATCTTCCAAAGATCCGTGAAGCTAAGGCTTTCATTCCCCTTAGTGGTAATTCATATTTTGCGGGTCAGAGATACAAACTGTACAAAGAGCCGTTCCCAGTAGGGATTGGAAAAGACAGATACTTCGCGGCATTCATGGAGAGAATATGACAATTAGTATCAAGCTAGTTGACTCTATAGCGACTATCAAAAAAGATATTCATGCCGCCATTGCGGAGGAAATGAATAAACGTATCAAGACTAACTCTAAAAGGTTCGCTACTCATCTTAAACAGTCTATTAGAGCATGGTTGGTAAGTCAACCAGAAATGGTGAGTTTACAAACGGAGGGATCTCCGTTCAGTCTTCATGCACAATTTGGTCTATTACCCGGTCAGGGTCATACAGCCGCAGATGCTATCATAGACGCCGTTGCTCAATCAATAGAGATCAAGGCCGTTCCTTTTACTAAGAATCTAAAGGGTCGCGTAGAAATCGCCGTACAACCTAAAGACTTTAGGGCCGTACTAGGTATTCCTCAAGGAACAGTATTAACTGATAAAGGGGCCGTTCTTGAATGGCTAAATTGGTTGCTGTTCGAAGGTGACAGAGTAATCATTATTGGTTATGAGTATACTCCAGATGGAGGCGGTAGATCTGGCGGTGGTACTATGACAGGTGGTGTTGGCTGGAGAATTCATCCTAACTTTGCTGGTACTGTTGACGACAACTTTATTACCAGAGCACTTGTAACAAGAGAAAAAGAAATGACTACTCTAGTTCAGCAGTTATTTACTTAAGGTTTATTATGTCTAACTACTTTAGTGAGCTAAAAGGTTTTGGGGACTACAAAGAGTCCACTCTGAATCTAGATATTCAGGCTGGTCTTATAGAGTATTTCCGTTGGGGCCTATTAGAAAAAGGTGCTTATCGAAATGTAAGTTTCGGTGAGTCTGCTATCAATGGTATAGACGCTAGTAAACTGGCACTTTCTTCATCTGCTAAACACTTCAATAGTGGTCAGGTGTGGGAAGGTTTTCACAAGAATTGGTTGTGGGAGAGTGGGATTACCTATTCCCCGAATCCTCTAGTTGGCACAGACCATACAAATCCAGGGATTTCAGGCGTCTACGTGGACGGAGATTTTTATCCAAATAACGTGACGGGCACTTATGCCCACTCCATAAATTATCAAAAAGGAAGGGTGGTTTTTGACACTGCCATTCCGACTGGTTCGACGGTTCAGGTCGCACATAGTTATCATGAGATCGAGGTAACTTATGCCGCTGCCATACCTTGGCTGAGAAGGTTACAAACTAACGCATTCCAGCCCGTATCAGATTTTCAGGAACTAGAAGAAGGCGATTGGGATATTCCACCAGAATCAAGAGTTCAGCTTCCGGCTATTGCGATTGAGGTGGTTCCAAGACGGAGATTTGCAGGATTTCAACTAGGTGGAGGTCAGTGGGTATATACAGATGTATTGTTCCATTGTCTTGCTACCGATAAGATGACCAGAGATAAGTTAGTTGATATTGTTTCTTTACAGAATGATAAGACTATACATCTCATCGATCAGAATACCGCTATAAATAGCGGTGATTATCCACTGGATGTCATTACAGGAGCACCTGTCTCTGGTGCCCTGAGATACCCTGATTTAGTGGCTCAACACGATGGTGGTAAACTTAGGCTTACCCAAACTAGTGTCCAGAGTATGGATTCTTACTCCAGTAATGTCTGGGGTGGTATCGTTAGATTCACAACTGAGGGTATAAAACTGAATATCTAGTGTTTTTAGTGTATAATACAATATCAGTATCTTTTCAAAATCAAGGAGAGACTTATGTCAAGCAATAAGAGAATTCTGTACTCCTGCCAGTCTGTTGCTATTGGTGAGGCCGGTTTGGCTTCCTGGGGCACCGGGAACATGGTACACGGTGCACAGTCCCTAAGTACAAACACAACTTTCAACCCTGAGCAAGCTTTTGAGTTTGGTCAGATTGAAATCTATGAAAATATCGAAGGTACGCCAGATGTAGAGATCACTGTCGAGAAAGCTATCGATGGTTATCCTCTAATCTATCATATGGCGTCTACTGGCGTTGAAGGTGCCGCTGCGGCTGGATCTGGACTTGTTGGTCGTTCCAAAGAGCAGTGTGACTTCCGTATTGGTATTTTCCCAGAAGAAAACAACAACATCGCTGGTTCTAGTGAGAACAGTGGTAAGGCAGAGGTTGAAGTATACTGCTCCGGTATGTATATTGGATCTATCTCCTATACCATTCCAGTTGAAGGTTTCTGCACAGAAAATGTTACCCTTGTAGGTAACAACAAGCAGTGGCTAACTGGTGCCAATGTTAAGATTAGCGATACAATGGCTAACGAATTCGATGGCCTGGACTCTCCACTAGCTCGTGGTCCAGCAGATGGTTCTGCTCCATCCGGTGGTATTCAGCGTCGTGAAGACGTTCTTATGACCAAGTGTATCTTCCCAGCGTCCATTCATGGTATCACTGGGACTACTCCTGGTAATGGTGTAGATGGTAACGATGATCCTATCATTCACGTTCAGAACATTACAATTTCAACTGACTTCTCTCGTGAAGACATTCTGGAACTTGGCCGTAAGACACCTTACTACCGTCCAGCGGGTTTCCCGATTGAAGTAACATGTGAAATTGAAGCTATAACCACATCTGGTGACTTTGTATTCGCGTATGAAGGTGGTAACCCAGCACTATATGCAACCCAGTCATCTGGTGACAACACTAGTGAAGACAGCATGTTCTTCGAACTACGTGGTGGACACGCTTTTGACCTTGGTAGCAAGAACCGTCTAACTTCCGTATCTTACGGTGGTGGTGACGCTACTGGTGGTAACGTGGCTACAACCTACTCCTTCACTAACTTCAACGACCTTGATGTACAGTGGTCTGGAGACTACATCGGATTCAACAGTATCTAAGATACATAACATCTCTCCCAGGACGAACAAGGAACCAAAATGAATACTGATACTCCCGTCTTGAGGTTTGCACTATGAACCATCATGAACGGGAGTATTTTATATCAAGGATACGCTCAGGTTATCATGTGGTCAAGTATCATAGTTTGGAAATCAAGGTCTACGGGCCTACTATAGAGGACGAACTAGAGGCAAACGCCGCATACCTTAAAGTGTATCAAGAGTGTGTTGACAACGGCATACCTACTGAGGCAGACATGCTTAACAGGCTTGTTGACCAGGAAGTGTGGACCGCCGATAAAGAACACAAACTAAAGGCTCTACCAACAGACATTGAAAGATGTCAGGTAGGGATCTATGAGAATCGCTTCAATAACGATATGAAGGAACAAATCCGAAGAGGCCTAAACGCCGGTAAGAAACAGCTTCTCGACCTTCATAATCAAAAGGCGACCTACAAAGAGCACACATGTGAGGGGCAGGCATTACTTGCTAAGAGTATTTCCCTTATCAGTAATTGCTCATATGTAGGAAAAGAGAAGTTTGACTTCGGAATGAGGGATGTTAAAACGGTCTGGTTCATGTACTGTCACGAACTCCTTGATGAAAAGATAATTCGACAGTTAAGTAGATCAGAACCGTGGACAACAACCTGGTATCTCGTTAAGGATGGACTCTCTAAGTTATTTACTGATAATGACAGAGAGTTGAACAGTGACCAAAGAAATCTGATTATTTGGTCTAAGACATATGACAACATCAATGAGTCCCCAGAGGCTCCTGCTACAGACGTATTAGAAGATGATGACATGTTAGACGGTTGGTTCATTCTTCAGAAGAGAAAAAGAGAAAGAGAACGATTAGAGGCGGAACTTGATTCCAATCCTAACACAGCAAATGCGAACGAGGTATTCATCATGGTTAAGGACCAACAAGGTGCTGATCGTGTAAATCAGATGAATGACCCTAACGCAAAACGTATCAAGTCTGAAAGAATGCAAGTCATTCAGGATAAGGGTGTTGTTAACCAACATGACTTCCCAGACGAGAGACTTAAAATCGTAAGAGAGCAACACGAACAGTATAAAGGAAAATTTAACAATGGATGATTTCAGTAAACTGCTAAAGCAGAAGGCCGACTTCAAGAAGGCAAGGAATGATAAGTACAAGGAAGACTCAAAGACCAGACTGTCTAAGATAGTCAAGAAGAAGATTCAAACTACTATGGTTGGGGCGATTTCTTCTATTGAGGAACACTTGGGTTTTCTATGGGAATCAGCAGACGACGGCGAACTAACAGACGCTCAAGCTGAGTTCTATGTGCAGTTCCAGAAGTTAAGGTCAGAAATTTTTGACAAAGGGAATGCTCAGGCTAGAAATGTGGATGCCGAGCTTAATCAATACGAGGTGGAATGGAAGAAATATCACATGGATATCCCAATGAAGCCAAGATCTTCTTTTAATAAGGATGAGGAATAATGAGTGACGAGAACATCATTGAAGTAGAAGTGGAAAAGGGTCACAAGGTAAAAATCTTTGTGCGTAATCCCACAAGGGATCAGATCGCTAAGGCGGATATGCTTAGGGCGAAAAGATGGAACGAGTGCATTATGGAGGGTGGCATTCTAACCAAAAAGGAACTAGATGTTCTTTTAGAGAAGCGTGGTATTTGGACCAAGAAAGAAAAGGGTCTACAGGAAGATAAGGTTCTGGAAATTGGTAAACTGGAGAAGGATCTGTATCTATCTGAAGAAAATAGATCCATAGAGGCCGGTAAAGAACTCGCTATCCAGATTCGTAAAAAGAGACTTGAACTTCGTGACCTTCTAGCCACTAAGGTGAGCATGGAAGCTAACACAGCCGAGGCATTAGCCGATAACGCAAGGTTCGATCATTTGGTTTCTCAGTGTCTTTATGACGAGTCAAACACGAAAAAGATCTATAACTCCCTAGAAGAATATAACCAAAAGGCTGATGACCCACTAGCCGCTGCTGGTGCTGCTAAGTTAGCAGAATCCATGTACGGACTGGACAGGGAGTTTGAAGCTAACCTACCAGAGAATAACTGGCTTCGAACATTCGAGCTAGTAGACGAAGATCTGAATATCGTAAACAAAGAGGGTCAGATGGTAGACCTTGGCGGTAGAAGGATCAACAACCTAGGTCAGTACGTTGACGATGATGGCAACCCAACTGACAAAGAAGGTAATCCTATAGACGAGCACGGTAATTACATGCTCGACAAGAGTAAGTACCAGACCGCCCCTAAGAAAAGGGGTAGGTCTAAAAAGATAGTAAGTGGCGAAGAATAAACATAGTTCCCTATTAGGGGTTAACTAAATGTCCAGATTTGTGTTAAATGCACAGATTCAGTTACAGGCACCGACCAATACTGCACAGGTGGTCAGACAGATCCAGAGGCAACTGGGTAATGTCAATGTCAGAGTTAATGTAACTGGTCAGGCTCAGGTTCAGAGGCAACTCAATCAAACTAATACGGCGGTTCGAAACCTCAACAACAATGCGAATGCGTTAGGCAGATCGTTTGCGGTTGTGGTACGTAGATTCGCCGCTTTTAGTATTGCTACTCGTGCCGTTACGCTGCTTAGTAACAAGCTCTCTACGGCGGTCGATGAGGCCATTAAGTTCGAGAGAGAAATCAACAAGATTGCACAGGTAACTGGTAAGTCCGTAAAATCCCTTCAGGGACTAACAGCGGAGATTACTAGATTATCTGTCACTCTTGGTGTGTCTTCTCAGGAACTAGCTAATGTAGGTAGAATTCTATCTCAGGCGGGTTTCAAAGCTAATGACCTTACCTTCGCCCTAAAGGCTCTTGCAAAGACGGACCTTGCTCCGACATTTGAAAATATTCAGAAGACTACCGAAGGTGCTATCGCGGTATTCAACCAGTTCGGCCAGGGTGCTCAGGCACTTGAGGGTCAGCTTGGTGCTATCAATGCTGTGGCTGGTAAGTTCGCGGTAGAATCCTCTGACCTTATTGGTGCTGTTAGTCGTGTCGGTGGTGTATTTAGTTCTGCCGGTGGTAGTCTAAATGAACTGATCGCGTTATTCACATCTGTGCGTTCAACCACTCGTGAATCTGCTGAATCTATTGCTACTGGTTTGAGAACTATTCTTACCAGAATTCAGCGTCCGACTACTATTAAGTTCCTTGAAGAACTAGGTGTGTCTTTAACTGACTTGAATGGTAAGTTTATTGGTCCGTTCCAGGCTGTTCAGGCTCTTGGTAAAGAGTTCTCCAGACTAGAACAGGGTGACCTTAAGTTCGTTCAGATCGCTGAAGAACTTGGTGGTTTCCGTCAGATCGGTAAGGTTATCCCGCTTATCCAACAGTCTGAAGTTGCGTTGGAAGCTTATAACGTTGCTAAGAAGGGTAGTAACTCACTTGACAAAGATGTTGAAACCGCTCAGAAATCTCTTGCTGTACAGATTGCTCAGCTAAGGGAAGAGTGGATTGCACTTGTTCGTAGTTTTGCTGAAACCGGTACATTCCGTACACTGGTTAAGAGTTCCCTTGAATTAGCTTCCAGTCTCGCTAAAGTTCTGGAATCACTTAAGCCCCTACTTCCTATTCTTGCTGGTGGCCTTCTTGGTAGAGGTGCTATTGCAGGTGCTGGTGGTCTACGTAGAGTGTTTGGCTTTAATCGCGGTGGTATGGTCCCAGGTAGTGGTAACGGCGATACCGTTCCAGCTATGCTTACCCCAGGTGAATTCGTTATTAGTAAGGACAGTGTAAACCAGATTGGTGCTGGTACTCTGGCTGCTATGAATGAAAACAAATTTGCTGCTGGTGGATTAGTACATGGTGATAGGGGGCATTATGGTAGTCTTGATAAGGATGGTAGATCTTTAGTTGGTAAAACTAAAGGTCTTACTCTTACTGAGGCTATCAGTGGAGGTTTTAAGAGAAGTCAACTTAGTAGTGCTTTTGGTAAAACAGCAGTTGATTCAGCATTAGGAGTAACTGCGGCTCAAGCTCAGAGGGGTTCTTCTAGTAAGAATAAGAAAAATCAAATTACTGGAGGTAGTTATAGTGGATTGTTTGGTGTTTCCTTCCTAGAAGGTAATAGAACCGATATATCTTCAACCATCAGAAATGTTCTTAGAGAATCTGGTGATATTGGTAAGGCTAAACTGGAGGAAGCTTTAATATCATCAATCAATAGAAAGAATCCTAACGATAAGATAAGTGACCCAAGGCAAATTAAATCATATATTGCCCGTGGAGCAAAACTAAAAACAAGAGGTGTAGCTACATTTTTACAGCCTGAAGGTAGAGAAATATTTCAGGATGATATCGTTGGAGGTCTAACTGGACTATTTAGTAAGGCTACTTCTAAATTCAGAGGGACAGAATTCGATCCTAAAGCAGCAGGTATTCCAATTGATAAATTGGTTTCTAAATCTGCTTTAGGATCAATTAAGGGTAATTTCTTTGAAGCTTTTGTTAGACGTATTACAAAAAACGCTATTCAAGATTCATCCAAAGATGGGATTTTTGACTTCAATAAGGGATCTTTATCTGGAGCAAAAGGGGATATACGTAAATTATTTGGTAGAGCAGATTTTAAGTTTCCTAATGAATTCAAGGTTAGTGATTCAGATGCTAGTATTTCTAATTCTATTGGTAAAGCTATATCATCCAGTTCTGTAAAGGGTGCATTCAGATTCCTAAATTCTGGTGGTGGTATTTCTGGGCAGGACACTGTACCAGCTATGCTTACTCCTGGTGAGTTTGTTATTAACCGTGAGTCTGCTCAGCGTATTGGTCGTGGCAACTTAGAGATGATGAATCGTCACGGCGTTACAGGATTTAACGGTGGTGGTTCTGTTGGTGGTGGTGCTGGTGGAGCAGGAAACATAGGTCGTGGTTTCGGTCTAATTCTGTTACTACAAAGTCTACCAGCAGTTCTGAGTGATTGGACAACTACACTAGATGAATCCGGCGATAAGGTTAGCACAATATCCAGTAGAGTGTTTGATGGTCTATCTGGTTTGCTTACTCCTATTGCGGCTGTAGTTGCTGGTCTTCAGATCATGGGAGTTGAACTAAGTAGAAATCGCCTATCTACACTTAATCAAGCATTCAATCCATTGTCCGGTGGTAAAGCAGCTACTAGTGGCCGTATCAGCGGATTCTTCAGACAATTCCAAAATGCTGGTACTAGAGTTTCTCAAGGTAGTGGTAGGGGAGCGTTTGGTCGTGCAGGATTTGGAGTAAGAGTAAACAACCCTGGTATTGGTGGTAGAGTAGCTAGATTCGCAGGTGGATTAGCTGGAAGAAGTGCTGGTGCTCTTGGTGCGGCTGGTTCCATAGCGGCTCCAATTGCAGGTACCGCTTTAGCTTTTGCTGCTATTAGTAAGTCTATTTCCGGTTTCATTGGTGCTCAACAAGAATACGAAAAGGCTATCAAGAAAGGTAATGAAGCAGAGGCACAGAAGTACGCCGTACTAAAAGAAGTACCTGGTATTATTCAGCTATTTGGTGATACTGCGGCTGTTGCAACTCTTGATTTCTTACATGCATTTGGTGGTGAATCTGCTGACCTTGTAAAATCTAGAGCTACGGCGGCGTTTGCTGCCGCTAAGGCCGATAGAGATAAAGAGAAAAATGCTCTGGCAGCATCTAAGGCCCTGGATGAATTCAAGAAGGGTGCGGTTGATGCTAAGGATGTTCTGAGTGCGTTTTCTAAGAACGCCCTAAATAACATTGAAGTACAAAAGGCTAACCGTCAAACCATCAATGACCTGGAACAGAACAAGAGTGGTACTGGTTCATTTACTGCTAGAAATATTTTCACCCTGGGTGGACTTGTTGGGGAATCTAGTGCGGAGAAGAACGCTAGAATATCCAAAGAACAAGACGCCCTTAAGAAAGACAATAAAGATAGACAGACTGACATATTCAAGTCATCTACACAGGCTATTAGTGGTATAGCTAGAAACATTCCTCTAGACAAATCATTCCAGGATGTTATTGGTGCGTCTGATGGTTTTGCTAAAAGTCTACAAGGTCTAACTGACGAACAAAGGCAAAGCCTGGAAAGTATCTTCAACGCCGAGAAGAAGATTAGACGGGCTAACCTGGAATTCCTTAAGTCCCTGAACTTCGGTCTACAGGATGTAAACGGGGCCTTGGATGCCGCTGGTGTTTCCTTTACAAACTTCAGAGAAAGACAGAAGGGTACTGCTACTGCGTTTAGTCAGGGATCAAGAATACTAGGGGCGTCTCTAACGAGTGCTGCTAGATTTATCGATGATGGAGACTTCTCTAGATCTATTCAGGCGTTCAAGGATAACATTACACAGTTTGGTGGATCTCAGGAGCAGGCTAATACTGCCGCTTCTTCTATCGAGGCATTTAGGGCCGTTCAACAAGAACTACCTAATGCTCTTGCTAGACTACAGCAGAATCCTGACTTTACCTCTGGTGGACCGTTGGATGATGACGCTTTCATTAGGGAGATTGGTAAAGAACTAACTAGTACACTAGGGGCCGGTAATCCTGAACTAAAAAGAGTAATTGGTTCCTTTAGTAGTGTAACCGTAGACGATCAACTAAGAGAGAAGATCGCAGGTATCTTTGCGGACGGTGGAGATATTAGTGATATCTCTGAGAATCTACTTAAGCCTCTACGTAAGAGTGTTGAAGATAAACTGCTTCCTCTGATGGATAAAAGGGCTAAGCTAGAAGCTGAATACAACTCTGTTATCCGTAAGTTTACTGAGGAAAGACGTGCTCTTGATGAGAGATACGTACAGGCACAACAGAAGTCTATTGACCTTCTACTGTTTACTGCTAAGAAGGGTGTGGAGTTTGGTCTACGTGGTAGAGTAACATCACAAGAGAGATTAAGTAGAAGAATAGACCAGTTCAACATTGCCGCAGAAAATTCGGGTGTGTCAGGTTTGACTAGTGGTAGTGCGAGTGATATTGGTCGTGTGGCTAAGGAACTATTAGAGGCCGCTGATGTCCGTAACAGAAGTAGAATCAATGACACACGTAACGGAGTTAATAGACAGAGTAATGATCCTCTTAGAGAACTAAGAACTACTTCTCAGGAACTGGTTAAGTTTTCTAAGCAAAGACTGGATATTCTAAAGGATGAACTAGATATAGCTAAGAAGAAGAACGCCGTAGAGAAGTCTAGCTTTGAGTCACTATTAACAGGTGATATCGAAGGGTTCTTTAAGGGCTTCGAGAGACAGTCCGCAGCTAACATTCTGAGACAAGGTGGTAGCCTTCGTGGGTTCTCTGGTGATGCTATTCTAGGTGCTGTAAATGATAATCAAGGTCCTGGCGGTCTTACTCCACAGCAGATAGAAGATAGGTTGATTAGCTCTGGTGCATTTTTTTCTACTGGTCTAGGTCGTAGTGCTGCCGCATCTATTTCAGATAGTACACATGAACAAGATAGAATTAGAGGTCAGGCTGACTCTCTTCTAAATGTTATTAACAGTTTAGGGGGATTGGCTGAATCGTTTAATAGATTTGATTTTTCCGCTATCGGTGCTGAAATGCAGGCGACTACCAAGGCATTCGAAAATGCTATGGGAATAGCTTCTAATCAAATTGCGGAAGCATTCACTAAGCTAGAGCCATCAGTAGAAGGTTTGAAGGAAATAGCACAAAAAGGATTCCAGTTCACAGGACAACATGAACTTTCTATTAAAGTAGTTGGTGGTGTAAATGGTATGAACGATGATGCCGCTATTGCAGTAGTTATGCATGGTATTAATAAGTCGTTCGAAAAAGGTCAGTTGAACCAGCAAGGAAAAATGGAAGTAACATTGACTAAAGAAGACTTTAAGGTAACTTAATGAGTAACGATTACACAGCATCAATTGAATGTCTATGTGTCAAACCACTTTCAATCAGTATCAGTCCCAGCTTTGATGTAGATACAAGGCTGGTCGCTGATCCTGCTAATATGAAGGTGTCAGTTGACCCATCGTTCGATGCTGCAATAACCGCAACTAGAGTCAGAACAATGTCTTGTTCTGTAGGACTAAACGTTAGCTCAAGTCCGAAGCTAAGCGTTAACGGAGTCCTTATGTCTAGTATCTCCCTAAATCTTGATCTAGACCCTGGATTAACTGCGATCTACGCTCCGCACGTTAATATTGACACCTCCCTAAGTACCAGTCTATCTTACGTAGATAAACTGTCAGGAGACTTCGGTGATTATGAATGTGCTCAGAAGCTATATCCAATCGGTGATAAGACTATTGATGCTCAGTTTGATCATTTTGTCGGTCCTCATAATGAGACTAGTGGACTCTATGATTTCATTGATGAGGGTGTATTCACGGGTGACTACGATGATAAGAATAGTGCTAGTGTTCGTCTTGCTGACGATAAATCTAGTTACATCCATCCTTCAGCCGTTCATACAATAGGTGAGTGGCAGTACAAGTGTGAAGTAACAGCCCCTATCTACAGCCCTGATGAAACCAGGCTGCGTATTCGTACTGCTGCCCCTATGGCTAACTCAGAAGTAGGAACGCCGCCTAAGTACACTATCTCCGGTATCATGCTGGAAGATCCGTCTGGTACTCTGATTGTAGAGTATGACGCTATCGTTCTACGTGGTGATGCGGACTTCTACGATCCAGACTATGTGAACTTTACCACTTACTCAGTAAATGCCAAGACTAATAACATCCTGGCTTACCACGGTGGAGATCCTGAATATCCTCTTATGCAGGAGGGTAGCGGGTATACACTTAGATTCAATGTTATCGCTGAGGCACTTGATGATGCTTTTGACGGCGGTTTCAGTGCTGGCTTCGAAGAGAATAATCTATCACATGATCCATACGCTAGTGGTGATGACCATATGGCGTTTGCGGGTGCGAGTCTGTCTGATTACGATCAACAGTTCCTAAACCCAACACATGCTCTGAAAATCTCCGCTATTGAAATTTGCAACAGCGGTGGTATCGGTCCACGTATTGATAATGCCCTAAACATCTATTCCGCCGTAAGGGCAACTGGTAATAGAATTGAGAGAACTCTACTACCGTCTCTGGTTCCAACAACAGACTTCAGCACTATAATATGGCCAGACATTGACAGTGTATGGGTAGCTGATTCTACGTTCACTAATGAGACAGAGACCGGTTCCAAGAGGTTGATTCAAAACCTGAAGGATACCGGTAAAGACACATTCATTACTCTTCAGTCTACTACTATTACAGACTCCGGTAAACTTACTCTGAAGATGACTCATGGTAGCAATCCTAATAATCTGTTTGAGATTACTCCAGGGGCGTTTGACTCAAGCTTTGATGGATCTTCTGCGAATTGTATTTCAGACGGTGCATTCAACCGCGAGAACAAGAACGTAGACTCTATGAGTGATCACTATTTCGACGTGGAGTGTGTGAAGCTACGTGTACTTGCTAAGAAGGCCGTTGGTTCTCGTGACTACTACCTTGATGTAGTTGGTTACTCTGACGACAAACTTTTGAATATCACTTCTGCTAGTGGCGGATTCCTACAGAATCCTGCTGGTGGTTCAGGTACGCACCCTGTTAGCTCAGGGTTCGCAGGTAATCTTGAACTACTTGGGGGCGATGCCCTTTCCTCAGATGATGACTATGCTCTATCTAGTGGTAACCCAGGTGGTGACCATTACCTATTGACTACTATTCCATTGGTATCTGGCCTTGGATTTGAATGGTACGAGATTCCCCTACAGGTTTATGATGACACCGTAGATGTGGGTACATCCCGTGACTATAGTCTAAGCCCAATGTTTGAGAAGCTGTACCTGGATATCTACCCAATTCCATCCGGTGCAAGTATCGCTAAGGTTGAACTACTTGTAAGATACAAGCCTCAGAATGCATTCAACATGTTAACTGAGGGTGGTGAGAGTATCCGTAAGGTTACCAGTCCTGATGACAATGACGCCGTTAAGATCTTCCCTACAACAAGGGGGTCTGGTGACGACATTATCAACGCTGGCCCGGACTTCGCTCCGTTATCTACAATTGAAAATATACCCCATGCGTACACAACGCCAACCTCTATTAAAACCAATTACTCCAGACGTTGGAGAGGTATGGACGGCGTTAATACTGGGCCGTTCGATCCTGATCAGTTCGATTTCTCGTTCCAGTTCAGTACTGCTGATTCCCCGTTTATGTCTGGATCATACAATTTTGAAGGAGAGAGCGATCTAACTGTAAGACCTAATGTTGGTTCCTTAAGTGGTTACATTACTACAAGCCTGTCTCCGTACAGATTCAAGAACCTTGGTTGGAGATTCCAGAACAACGACGTATTCTCTAATGAGATGTCAGGGTGGAGCAGCGACTACAAAACTATTGACTGGACAGCCCTATCAAACGGCGGTAGTAACTTTACCGGCGATAGTCTGTATGGTCAGATTGCGGATGCCTCCAAGAACTTTGTACGTCTAAGGGGACATCAGTCATACATTAACTTTGGTGATATTGGTACCAGTGGTACCTTTGCTACACATATTAGATTCAGCCCAGATGTGAATGTGTCTGGAGTTGGATACAATCTTTGGAACAGTGGGTGTTTGTTCTCCAAGTGGGACGCCGCTAATAATCTTGAGTTCGCCCTTCATTATGCTAGTGGCTACCTACGAGGGATCGCTAGAGACACTGCCGGTACTGTGCATACCGTTCAGGACTCCACCCATTATTCTAATTACCAGTTCCCTCTAAGTGTTATCCTATCGTACTCTGGTGGTCTTCACCTATACACAGACAACGAGTTTGAGCCTAACTGGAACGTATTACGAGACAGCGGTGCTCCGTTCACCATGAACGTACAGGATAGTGACTTCGTAGTAGGTCATTCCCCTGGCTCTGGTGTAGGTTTCAACATGTTCGTGTCTGAGATCGGTATTTCAGAAAGAGCAAACATTACCCCGAGTGGAGCGGATAAGACACTTCAGCAGGTAGACGCCGAAACATATCTTGGTAACAATAGAGTATTCTGGTGGGACTCTGGTGAGAGCTACACTAATGACGCTTACAAGATCTGGCAGAACGTAGACGAAGATACTCGTCTTGACTGGACTATCGGAGCATTCAAGTTCTGTGAGTTTGATAGTTCCTTTGATATTATCAGTAAGAGAACTGGCCGAGATCTAATCAACTTTCACCTTGTGCATGACGGTACTGCTTATATCACTAATGCAGACCTGGCTATGCCAAGTAACGTGGATAGCGGAGTAGCGTACCATACACAGGTAGAAAATGACTTCCTACGCTTCAACCTATCAGATACTCAGGCTCCGTTCTATTCTACACTTCGCCGTATAACTAAAGACCTTCCTCGTGGATACAAGTTTGCAGAAGACGCCCTTGTAGTTGAAACAATTCTTGAACACAAGGCAAGTGGTAACATCGTATGGCCTAACGGCGATATTGGTCCTCGCCTTATCGTGTCTCTATACACTAAGAACAAAGATCCATACTGGACTCCTGATGAACCTAACTGGGGTTTGATCAACCGTGAGATTCATTATCTTGAGCCATCCTCTTGTATCACAAGAGTAGATAGTAAGTTCACCTACGATAGTATCTGCGATGAGTCTGAACAGTGGGCGATGTTCCCATCTGAACCACGTCTCTCTGAGTTTAGTGAGAAATACTTCTCTCAGGATGTGGATGATATGTTCCTACAGTATGACCTTGCATACCCATCCGGTAACGGATTTGAATCCAGACTTGACATTCACGCGGCCCATGTTCGTATGGATAACGCTTATGTGAGCAAGCAGTCTGATAACGACCAGGTTAACATTTCAACCAGCGGTGGATTCGTCGTTGACGAGAATCTAAACATGTTCATACGTAACACTTGGGAAACCTCCAGTGGTAACGTAAACCTGTATACAATCGGCCCGCTTGACATCAATATATCTGGTTTTAACCTAACCACTAGCGGTGCGGTCATCATTCCTGATGAACTAAACTTGTTCACTGAGAACAGAGAAGTTCTTACTATCAGTGGAGTGAACCTTCACATCGATGGTAACGATTCGGTATTTACAGTATCTAGTGGAACTGTCAACCTACACACATTTGGTAAAGGCGTATTAACCTCTGCAAGCGGTAACAATCTAGGTATGGCGTTGACCGCCATGAGTAGCGATTCAGGTAATCTGCCAGATGCAGGTTTACTGAATATGTTCACACATGCATCAGACATTGGCACAGAGGGCCTGTATTCTAACATGCCGATCTTCCTATTGAATAACATTCCGCAGGCTGGCTCTGATAACAAGAGCCTGAACCTGCGTGCTATCGGTACGAATGCCCTATTCTCAAGATACAACAACGGTTCTATGAACCTAAGTATCACAAACGACGAACAGTTTGTGTCTAAGAACATCAACCTAACATTGTACGGCGATAACATTGAGAGCGTACTGTCTAGTGGTCAGGTTAATCTATACGCTGCGAACTATGGTGAGGCCGGTGTTGGCTCTGATTACTTCAGGTGGTTCAACAACAACTACGGTTCAACTATCGATCTAACCGATAACGATTACGCTAAGCTTGCAGCCAGTGACGAGATTCGTGGTGTAGATACTATTGGCTACGGTTCTTGTGACGGCGATAGTCCAGACAAGGCAACTGATCCTGAAATCGTAACAGACGATACTGTATGGAGACCAGAGACCTGTAATGACGGTGGGGTTATTCGTGGGGAGACCACATATACCAACGGTCTTGCTGGCTACAGTGGTAACTACTACGGTATCAGAAAATACACCGAGCTACTACCGCACTCTCCGTACTGGGCAACCATGACCATTAAGACCGGCGATACCGAGTCTATCAGGGTGCCTAACGACTTTGAAGAGTGGGAGTATGGTATCACTAATGACGTGACATACGATCCTGTTAAGCAGGTTGCAGATGCCCCTATTACAATGGAGCCATCCGGCAGAAACGCTGGAGACAAGTATGGTAAGGCAGTCGCCGTAAGAGGCGACCTAATGGCCGTTGGTGCTCCGTTCCTAACTATCCCAGATAGTTCTGGTGAAGCTATCAATAATGCCGGTTCTGTGTTCCTATACCGCCGTGGTGCTGATATTCCTGGTGAGCAGGCCGCATGGGCATTTGAAGAACAGCTATTGCTACCAAGTGGATATCGCCGTGACTTCTCAAGTGCGACTATTGCTAATCTAATTTGCTACCCAGATACCGGTAATCCAGAGTTCTGTGTTTCCGGGTATAGGTGGAATGTAGGTATGGAGGGCCGTGAGTTCGGTCACTCTATCGATGTTGCTAACAGTGGTAACGAAGTAATCGTTGTCGGTGCCCCAGGTGCTAGCTGGAACAGAGACTTTGAAGAAATCACATCTTCTGGTATCCCGGTTACAATGGTTGTGTTTACTGATAAATTCACATATGATGAAGCTGCAATCGGTAACATCGCAAACACCGCTAATAAGTACGATGTTCTATACAGATACTTCTCTGCTCCGTGGAATGCAGGTGCTAGTGAGTTCCAGCCTAGACTTGATATCAATTTGATAGTTTGTCAGCTTGTATTCAGTGACCAAACAACTCCGCTTATTGAAAGTGAGTTTGATTGGTTCCATCACGTATACATTAACAGACTGGATGATATCGATCTTAAAGCTGAGATCAGTGAAGCAGAAATTGAAAATGAAATGGCTAGTGGTGTTGAGGGTGCATTCCTTAGTTCCATTACCAGGAACACAGCTAAGCCTCACAGTAATATTCCGCCTATCATTGGTATCTTTACGGACAACTCTCCGTCTACCAAGAATACTGCGGCGTTCTCCCCTGTTGTTGATAGACTAAAGAACTTCTATGAGACATATGCATACGATAGCGGGGTTATAAATCCTACTGATTTGTCTGCTCAGAGTGGGTACATCAACCAGATTAGTGCTCCATCTGAATCATGGGGTGCATCAACTGTTAATCTACTAAACCAAACTCTAACTACTGGTAATCTACAGACTAACGACGCTCTGTTCTACATTACCTCTGGTATTGGTCAGCAGTGGGCTAATAGTAACGCATACCAATTCCAGATTCCTGCCCCTTCCGGTGGTAGAGCATATGTGTTCGAAAAAGAATCTGGTAATTGGAACCTTGTTCAAGAGATTAAATCTGGTAGTGAAAGATTGGTTAGTGCTGGCTATACTAATGACGGTGCTGAGCAACACTATGCCGGTTATGGAGTACAGCACAATGACCGATTTGGTCACTCTGTATCTATCAGCCAGGATGGTGAAGTTCTAGCTATTGGGTCGCCGTATTCTTCTACTCCATTCGAAGTCTTCGAGAAGAACACTTCCGAAACCACTAGAATGTACAATGGTCTGAAATCATGGTTAACTTACAGAAGCAAAACAGATAGACTGGCCCGTTATAACCAGCTTGTAGCTGACTCAGGTGCTAATGTTGCACAGAGACAGGTCTACCACGAGCTATCTACTTCAGATAAGTTCTTCTTTAGAACAGATGAACTGTACTGGGGTAATGCAGGTATTATTGAGCCTTACCAGTCCATTTACTCATACGGGTATGGAAACATTCCTTATGTGGGAACCTGGAAGTTTATCCCAGATGAATACGCTGGTTCATCTAGAATTGGATTTAGTACGGCGGTTTCTGAGGACGGCGATACTGTTGCGTTCGGTGCTCCTACTGACTCATTCAACAAGTACGATGACACAAACGTATGGTTTAAGGGCTATGATACATGGGCCTCTTATACCAATGCGGGAGCGGTACGTGTATTCGAATCTCGTAAGTATTACCCACATAGCGGTGCGGTTGAATACTACAAGTTCGGTAACCTTGACAGAACTGCTAACCCAGATCTTGTAGGGCAGGGATACTATGACCAGATGGGTCTGTACTTCGCCCCTGATAATATTGACTTCACCAGAATGGAATTCGAGGCTCTTGATATTCCTCAGCACGCTGGTCTTGCGTTCATTATTACCCCAGAACTAGATGCGTCTTCTGACGAGGTTATTGATAACATCAAAGACTGGATGTCTCTAGGAGACCGTACACTTGTGCTTGTTGGTAATGACCCAACCTGGGAAGACGGTGGTATCTACAAAGACTCCAATGATATCGTTAACACGATTCTTGAGAAGCTTGATTCCAGAATGCGTCTACACCCAGCCCGTACTAAGTATGAGTCTCTACCGGCTCCGTTGACAACCGCAGATGTGGATGCAGATAAGTACAATGTTGTTAGGGCGTTTAGACCAGCATACAGTAATACTACTTATGTGAATACTGGATCTATATTTGCTAACGGTGTTGCTGATATTCGTATTGATTTATCAACTTACAACAAGGAAACTTTCAACTCATCTTCCCCATGCGACAACATTAACAGTCGCTGTGAAATGCCTCTGAAGCATGACGGCGACCTTCGTGCTCAGTGGAATAAGGAATGTACTAAGACGGTTGGTAACAAGGTGTTTATTGTTAAGTACAAGGAAAACTGGCCTCGTATGTTCGGAGCAAGTAATCCTTCTGATACATGTGATGCACCACCAAGTGCTCCAATTAACAGACCTAGCTATCAGCCTACTCCTATTCTAACGGCGGCTGAGCATATTCCACCATCAAGCTATATCATTCCTGCTACCAGTGGTTACAACCAGTTTATTACCCCTGTATACGAGGAGGTTTGTGAAACTATTTACAGTACGTATCTTGACTTTGATGAACCGAATATTACTGATCAAGTAGGCTTCTTCCTAATAGCAGATCCTGAAGGATATCCAAGCGGAGATCCAAGTGGTATCTTTACATCTTTCGATGCTGGTACATTCTTTGATCCAAGTGGTATCAATGGTAGAGATCCTATCCTACAGGCTACTGGAGATAGCTTCTTTCTTCCACCAGTACAGGACACCAGAAAAGTGTCTAACATTTCTGATGTTATCACCGAAGAACTGTACTATGATGAAGATACGGATACTGATACAGGCTCCGTTGTATACCTAATGGCTGACCCTACATTTGAAGACGAAGATAACCTGGGTTACACAAACAAGGCTACTTCTAACAATGACCAGAACATCTACTTCATCAATAATCTTATCATGATAGATTGTGGTGAGAATGGTAATGGGTCAGTTATTCAGATTGGTGGTTGGACTGGCCGTACATCTTTTGAGGATGCATACTCGGGATCAGCAGTTACACAAGCTTTGGATAGTTACGGTCAAGGACATACGGAGAATGTTACATACATTCCCGGTGAAGAAATTGATGTTTATACTAACGTTGTATGGATCGCAAACCCAACAGGTAAGCCTAGTGAATTTGAAGTCACTCTTCTAAAGAACTGGTTAAAGACCGGTAATAAGAAATTGGTGATCACTTATGATAACTCACAAGAGAGAGCATTTAATGTTACTTATCTTTGCGATGAGCTTGGTCTTAACAGTAAGCCTTGGTATTCTAATAGCGAAGGTGAGTACCTATCTCAGTCTAAGCATGATATTGATCGAGGTGGACAGCAACTTGGTGGTATAGAAGCTCTCACTGGTTGTGATCTTGGTTATGGTTGGGATAGCTCCAGTAACTTCTGTGGTTCTTATTGTAGCACTACTGTTGAGTCTATAGACTTTAACGGTAATAGATACATTCCAATTAACAAGGGTGCTAGAACCAATCGCGTTGTTTATTACAATGACGAGATCTGGGAGAATTACTGGAATGTACCAGAGCAAAGATGGCGTCTCGATGCTGAAAGTACAGGCGTATTTCCTGCTCAGGAAGGTTCTGGTTATAGAGTCTACATTAACTATGTTTCTGAAAACATTGATGACAAGTTCGATTCTACATTCTTCTTACAGAACGCAACTAGAAATGAAAACTCTAGTACTGGTGCCGCTGGTCTCTCTATTCAAAAATCAGCTACCTACACAGTAGAGACAACGGCTATGACCGTTAAGGCTACTGATAGTGAGCTTCCATTCAAATTCAGAACTACTCATAACAACATTAGTCTATCCGAAATGGGTGGTGCGAATATTCCACGTACCAGTCGTATCCTATCTGTATCTGGTGTACTAGTACCAATTGTAGAACGTACCGCCGTTGAGACCACATGTTATCAGAAGTGGATCGAGGATATCATCACTTATGTGTACTGGGAGAACCCAGAACAAGAGATTACCATCCCAGGTTACTCTCGTCCGATTCTTACTCTTAACGATAAGTATTGTGCATACGGTTGTGCTAAGGGCGGTCAGTGGATTGAAGATGGCCCGGTTGTAGTTGCTGAAGAAATCGAAAGCTTCTCTTCTGGCCTTAATGGTAATAACAGATCTAAGATCGTTCTGATTTCTGACTCTTCTATGATTCAGGGTAAGAACCCGTACTACAGAAACGATGCAAGTAGTGAGAACCAGAGATTTATTAGAAGCCTGTATCCACCTAGTCCAGCGTCTGGTGATGGTGAGAGAAGGTTTGAAGAGACCGCTAAGCTACGTTCTCCAGAGCGTGGTAGTCCAGCCAAGTACTATTCAGTATCAAACCTAGCTGGTAACACAAATAGGTTCTCTAATACTAGTCCAAAACTGCCGTCTGCGTTTGTAGATAATGAAGATACCTATCTTCCAGCAGATGTAGTGAGACTACCAGATCCAAAAGATCCTTTAGCAATAAAGAATGCCGTTGAAGACTTTGGTGATACTACCATTCCTGCTTGGGGTCCATTCCCGCGTATGAGTGGTACTGTAGATGGTACAATTTATGTGGACGCTGGTATCGGTGGCGGTGCTCCTGAGATTATGAAGCAGACCGGTAGAGATTATCTAGACCTGGATGTTTACTTCTCTGGTTACCCAGGTGACCTATTCGGTTACTCTATCAGTTTCCATAAGGGTACCATTATGGTTGGTACTCCGTTCTCTGCCTTTGGTGGTAGTGGTGAAGTTAGCTGGGATCAGGTTATTGCTAGTGGTACAGGTATCATGGACCTAAGTGGTAACGGCGGTGCTGGTGCTGTATACTTCTACGAGCGTTCTGACGCAGGAGACTGGGACTACAAGCAGAAGATCAAGCCATCTAGTATTCACACTGGTGTGGATGGTGCTACCATTTCTGATATTACTAATGAGAAGGGACCACATTACAATGACGGCGACTTCTGTCTGAACTATGGTCTACTAACTGACCAGTTCGGTCACTCCGTAAGTATGGATGCCGACATGGTAGCTATCGGTGCTCCAAACCACGACTATGGAACCGCCCACCAGTACCTATACAATAGTGGTGCATTCCTACGCAAAGAGTTTAATGCTGAGTTCGATATCATGACACATGATTACTTCGATCTTGGTGACTCTGGTGTGAGAATTGACCTGTTTGGTGGTAATAGTGGAACTATGGTTCTAAACGGCGGTACTGTGTATACCTATCGCCGTACAATGTATGACTGGCAGAATAGAGCTAAGGAATGGAGATTCGCTGAGAAACTAAATGCTCAGGGTTATGCAGCCCGTAATACTGGTCCTGCATCCCTAAGTGGTACAGAGAATGACTTCTTTGGTAAGTCCGTATACCTTGATAGAGCTAGACGTGGCGATGGTGACTATACTCTTGCTATCGGTGCTCAGAGTCATAAGTATGCCCTAAGTGGTAATCATACCAGTACACAGCCGCTAGGTAATGCTGGTGCATCCTATGTCTTTGATGCTATGCTGAGAGATCAGGTTCCTGCTATCCCTAACTCTGGTGGTTGGATTGAGGCTGAAGTATTTGGTGATAGAGCAGATAATGGTCAGAATAAGATAACCCAGAGAGTATATCAGAATACTTCTGGTGGATCTCAGACCTTCCAGACCAGCGGTATCGTATTCTCCAATATCAACGGCGATATCTTCATTGAGGTGAGCGGATTTGACCCTGCAACTAAAGGTTTTATAGCTCACAGGCCGTATGTCGAATCCGTAATTGGAGAAATACTGGACGGCACTCAGGTCACAGCACAACTGTCTCTGCTTACATCGGGTAAGCCAGTTGAAATGAGCGGTCAAATGAACCTGGCAATTCTGGGTCCAGACAGTGCAATAGTGTATAATAGTGTAGGTTTGACAACAACCGCATGGCACCAGATCAATGTAGGAAGCGGAAACAATCCTCTGACCTTGATGGTATCTGGTAAGCTTCCAGCCAGTGGTAGCGAACAGATGAATGTCTTCATTAGTGGTACAATTCAGACCACTGATAGTCTTCCAATTAGAGTAAGAGGTAGATAATGCCAATTCGAATAAGATTTCAGAACGATCCTAACCAGGAGTGTACCATAAGGCCCACCCCATTGGTTAATCTTAGTTCTACCATTCTAAAGGATGGTGCGGGCGTACCATTTGGCGTAACCTATGTACTTACGCTAACAGGTACTCTATTAGTAGATCAAGGTACACCATATGCAACAAACCATGTTGGTGTACCCGCCCTATACCCATTTTACGGAACCGATCCAACTACTTTTGTAGGTCCGTATGATTCCTTTGATAGTACAGAATCTCATACACTTGGTAACAAACCACCAAAACAGCAGGTAGACCTGAACGTAGCTTCTGCCGCTATGTCCAGTAAACAACGTGCATTACGAGCATTGTTTGCTAAGGACGGTCAGCGTATGGAAGTTACTGACTGGACTAATGACTCCCCTAGTTTTGTATGTTATCCTAGACTAATAGATGAAATACAATTCCAAGATGGTATATGGGTTGATAAGTGCGACTTTACTATTACACTGGAGTGTGATACTATTCTGTTTGGTCAGTCAGACGACGCCCTTACAGTTGACGATGAAGGTACGCTTATAGCTGGCGGTGAAGTATATACGGGGATTACGGAGTCTACACTTATTGGTTCTCTGAGTGGTGCGTTCATTCAGGACTACGACGAGGACTGGTCTATTGAGGTTGATGATAGTCTTGGTGAAACGCCGGACTATCCTCGTTCTTATCGTATCACACATAATGTAACGGCGACCGGTAAGACTCACCACACACCTAGTGGTACCTTGACCGCATGGAAAGAGGCCCGTAAGTTTGTTCAAAACAGAATGGCCGAGAATGTTAGTGACTATCCAAACGTTAATGGTATTATCGGTAGTGGTACTATCAACCTTATTGATTCCTACGGCGGCTTCAATCATGTTCGTTCAGAGCAGATAGGGGAAGCTAACGGTACATACTCCATTAGCGAGACTTGGTTGATAGCTAGTGGTAATGCGTATGAGAACTACAACTCTAGTACCTCATCCTCTAATAGTGAGTCATTTGTTAACGTGTCCATCGAGGGAGTAATTAGGGGCCTTACCTCTATATCTCCAAGTGGATATGGTCCTGGTGGAGTTTCCGCCTATGATAATGCACAGGGTAAGTACAACGCCGTTTCCAATAGTGGTTCCTTTGGTCTTACTAGTGATATCTTCAAGCGTGCTGACAATCTAGTCGCCGTACAGTTGAATTCACAACCTATTACACTAACAGTAGCCACCAATAAGTATACGGGTGAGATTACCTATAGTGCGACCTTCAACAATCGCCCTACGAATATCATATCTGGTGTTTTGGCTGAAGACTTACAAATCAACGATACATACCCAGGGGATGTGTTTGCTACCATTCCTGTTATTGGTAGAAAGACTGGACCTGTATTGCAGTACATTGGTGGTAGAACAGAGTACAGGAGAGACTTAGCTCTTAACCTTGTTATGGACTACACCAAAATCCCTTATGGTAGTGGCCGTAATCCTCTTCTTCTTAAGAAGCCGAGTGTTATTGAGCCTACTGCTACACAAATCGCGAACTTAATCAAGGAACTATCCCCACAGGGGGAACCCGGGGTAGTGAAGTATTTCCTATCTCCACCTACGGAGAACTGGAATCCTAAGACTGGTGCTTATAGTTTTAACTTGACATGGACTTACGAACTAGACAAGTAATGTCTTATAGATTGAGCATTAAGGGGTCTTATTGTTCAAAGTATAGTACATTGAGAATATGATATGCCATTAACAAACGAACCATTAACCAGCGGTCAGAAGGCCCTTCCCAGCGGAGCGGTTTTCCCAAGCGGTGAAGCTAACTTCTATGACTTCTCACAGAGTCATGAGTATAACGGTACGTCTGGAATCAATGCTACCTATCCTAGCACGGATACATTTGATCCCAGTGGTGCGGCATTAGCTACATACGGAGCAGACGGGACAGTAGCGGATAAGAGTGGTATTTTCAATATGGAGGATCTCAGTAGTAGATTCTCTAATGCTAATAGTGGGGAATTTGACACTATCGATGACTTTACTACATTCAATTCATACATTCATTTTCAAAGTGGGGTTGGGGGTACGGCTGCCAAAATCCCATACATTTCAACTTACAATGTATCAACTATTTTTGATCCATACAGTCTATGAGGGTTTATATGACGGAATACGGAATTATCCCGCCAAGTGGCGAATACGGTACTGAGTGGCCTGCACACCATGTGATTACACAGGGTAAGGGGGGTTCACTGTCGTATGCTGGATGGACAGAAGGTAATGAAGGTTTTATTCAACAGACCTTCTTAGGTGCCTCAATATCTAACTTCAATGTTATTGCTGGATTTGGAGATAGCTCTAGTTCATTATCTGTAAGCGTAGTTGTAGATGAACTTAACAAATCCGATGAGCTACCTTTCGGTCAGGGGGACGATGCCTACCATAATGGTAAGCAGGACTTCTTCAAGCCGCCCGTGGTAGGTACGCCTGTATTCTTCAAGTTTGGTAAGAACTTTGCAACAGTAGAGCAGGCATATAGAAAAACCATCGATGACCTTACTGGTTACCACACTATGCCAGCTTCTCTTGATTTTGATGAAGTTGAGATAGTAGGGCCGCTTACAGACATTCCAGATCATCACTACTTAAGAAGTGAAGAAACTAATAGTGCTGGAGTAACAACCTACACCTTTGTAGACAAGAGTCCTCTCTATGATCCATCTTACGGATATAGGGGTAAGGATCACTTTGCGTTTGGTGGTATCCTACAGGGATGGAGTCAGAGCAAGGGTAATGACGGTCAGAAGTATGACATTCGCGTTGTAGATCCCCGTGAGATTCTTTCTAATACTACAGTTCTTCTGAATAACTATCAGGGGACCACCTTCAATAACAAGAACCTTATTAACGTCTATGGTTACCTTGAGTATGAAATTAGTTACGAACTAAAAGAAGAACTAGAGGGCACTGATGAATTACCTAACTTTGATCTTCTAGATAAGAGTATTCTAACCAAGCATGTGAATATATCAGGTGTGGTCAGTTATGTGGGCGATGATATGTACAGATTTAACACATCTGAATTCACACTGTCTGCACTACCAGAATACCTGCCTATAACCGGTAAGGGTATGTCTCGCCGTGGTAATCAAGGTATCCCGTGGTATCGAGTAAGGCAGTCCCTAAGTGCTCTGTTTAATTACTATGGTAATCTACCAACTGAGTATCAAGATGCTGGGTTTGGTGGAGCTATTGACTTCCGTGGCTTTAAGTATGTAGTAGACTTCTCCGGTCTGCCACTTGACCTTATTCCTAAGATGTATTTCATAGACTTTGACCAAATGACCCTTATAGATCTGGCTCAGGAGCTATGTGATATCATTAGCCATGATATGCTAGTTACCCTATTACCAGTAATTGATCATCCTTCTAATCAATGGCTGTGGAACTATAACCAGGCACAGATTCAAGCTGGAAACTATGTGGACATTATTACAGGTATTATTCGTATTGACGCTATTGACCGTAGTAGACAGCCAGAGTACGGAGCTATCAAGACCTACCTTCAGAAACTTGAGGACGCCGGTGTAGAGATTACTAATGAAGACCTTGGGTATGAGCTATCCAATATTACTACTGATAAGTTCGTAGTGGGTGCTCAGCAGGTTAACATGTATTACTTCAATAACTGTAAGGACAGAAGTAACTTGCAGTTGAGAAAACGTCAGGGCGGTTTTGATAACCATTATGAGTTGATTGAAGAAAGTCAGTGGTCACTAGAGACCGCACTTAAGCAGCAGATTCTACCTTTCTATGGATTCCTGGGTGAGAATGCCGTTACCATTCCTCGTGGGTTTGGTGCATTTCAACAGATCATGTTGGATTCATCAACACTTGATGCCGCTGGTGTTGGGTACTATTACATTACGACGGAGATGGAATTAAGACACGTTCTTAGTGGATTCAAGAGTTGGGCTAATTTCCTGGCCTATTACAATAATACATACGTAGAGAATACCGATGACTTCGGTAATGGTATGTATAAAGAGCTAGACCAGGCAGAAGTGATCTGGGGTGACATTGACGACTTCGGTGGTACTATAGGTGCTAACGGAGAGATCGTTAGAGTCAAGTCTGGTAGTTACGGCGTATGTGTACCAAGATGTGTATTCAATTCCGATAGAGAATATATGGGTTCAGATGGTTATCCAGCAAGCCCGTGTTCTCCACCTTATGGATATCCGTTGTATTACAAGCGTGCCGATAAAATCGGATTACCTTATGGGTCGATAGCTGGTTGGATTGAGAACTACTATCAGGTTTCTACTGATATAGCAAAGCTAAAGCAAAGGCTACTTAATAAGCTTGATAATGACGGCGTAAAATTAGATGGTACTACCGCCCTTGAAGCATCTAAGGAAATCGTAGCAAACATTAATAAGTATGAAACCGCACTAGCAAATGGACAAAATCCTGTAGTATCTAACTTCTCTATTCCAAAGAAGATTATTGACGAAAATCAGGATGGTAAACTAAAAGACATAGCTGAACAATATGATGCTATCAATCAGAACCTATTAACCTTCAAGAAGATAACTGGTGAAAATCCCGGTTACATGGTTAATAAGGTGAAGGATATCGGTCTGGACGGCGAGAAGAACGCTAAGAAGGTATTCGAGTTTCTACAGGAGGTTGCGAATAAACACTTTGGTAAGACCTTCCTAGTTAAGATTCCTAAGCAGTGTAACCTGAATTACTCAAAATATATCACCGTAAATGATGCTAATGAGATTCTAAATGGGCCATATGGATTCAAACCACAGCCGATCAAGTCGGAAGTAGATTACTATAAATCTACCCCGTTCCAGATAGAGCTTAATACACTGAATAACATGAATACTGGTTATGATGTGTTCACCGACTACCTGGATAATGAGATTCCTGGTAAGTATACTGTAGGGGCATTGAATAATAACTTCAACCCAATCTCAGAAAAGTGGGAGTTCAATTATGAGCCATCACAGGATGGTGGGTTCTTTGACTTCGAGGTATATGACAGGTCCGTAAATGTAAACAGCGGTATCGAACTAGATGATTCCAGGTTACCTCCTGCGACAAAACAGATGCTTGCCCCAAGAGACCTAACTAATCTACTGAATGATAACTCTCGCATTAAGTGTTATGTGAGATACGACCATAGTCAGTACATGGACTTTAGTGATATAGGTAAAGATGAATTTTCTCAACAGATCATTACCACAAACGGTTTCGTTCCAGACGCCCTTGAGGCACTAGACAATACTGGAGACCAGGAACTGTCTATGGATAGATTGGCTAGGCTGTTTGAACAGGGACCAGACACACTACCGGAATCATGTGCGTACATCGCTTGTCAGTTAGATACAACTATGTATATGACACCTAAAGTGATCAAGCGTCCTACTGAAGTCTATGGTAGAGAAGTACAGCAGATCGCTGTTTTCCCAGAGTTGAATGTCTACAAAAAGACCGTAAATGATACCGTACAAGATGTACCTATTCTAAGACTAGCTCCTGTATTTGGACCGGGGTCTGGTAATAGTGGAGGTACGGATGGTGAGTTTGTTAATAACGGCGACTTCGAAAGAGTATACAATGAGCAACTAGATGCGAATCTGATAGATACTAGAATCGACCATCTAGATCCAGATTACGTGTATGTTGTTCTAACGGTGCCGGGTATAATTAAGCCTACTGTGGATCATAGATTCATGGATGCGTTTATGTACGCTAAGAATGCGACATACATCAAGCACGCCCTGTCTCAAGATGTTGTTAGGGGTGCTCCTGGTTTTGAGAAGCCAGCACCATTAGTATATAAAGACAGTCCTGGTACTATAGAGACTGAGTGTGGTACCGTAGTTAAACTATTCAACTTCCTGGACGGTGCTAGACGAGCACAACAGGAAGCCGCACATGGAGTTAACAGAAATGGTAGCTTCAACCGGAATGACTTCATGACTACTTATTCACATCCATCTCCGGTATATCCTGATATGGTAGCTATGCCCCTTACCTCCAAAGAGAGATGTTATGGTCCGTGGTTATCCTCATCAACCCTAAGTACTGATAGCCCTGTTAGATACAGTAATATTGGTGGTAGGGTAGAGTTCGTCAAGGATGAAAACTTGGCCCCGTGGAACTTTGCTGGTTATCAGTTAATGAATGAGGCCGGTAAACTACGGGCACAGTTCTCTAACAGTCTATTACTATTCAGCGAACGTGGAAGCTTTACAATTCCAGAGGCTCCTACTGGTCTAGCTATTGGTACCGCCCTAAATAATGTTGGTCCTCTTGTTACATCCGTAGACGTTAAGGTGGGTATTGATGGATATAGAACAACTGTTAAGATGGACCTGTACACATCCAGATTCGGTAAACTACAGAAGCAGAAGGAACAGGCTATAGCCCAGATTAGTAGGGAGAGACAGAAGATCATTGATCAGAATAACGCTATGACCCGCAAGGGGTTCGGCAAGGGTGCCTCAAAGGCTGATTTCTTGGCCCCACTGCGTCCTGGGGCAGCCGCCGTTAAAACCTTAAAAACAGAAGTGAAGCAACGCCTTGAAGAAACTATTATGTTTGAAGAAAATCAAGAAGTGGTTAGGGGTGCTGACGTAGATGACGGTTCCGCACAGACTAAAAAGATAAAGACAAAAGTAGCCACCAAGCGTCCTAGTGAGGAATTCGAAGTTCCTTCTGGACCAGACTCCGCAGAGGAAAGAGTTAAAAAGGCAACAGCAGTAGACCTTTCTGATATTATAAGTGTACATACCCCAACAGTACAATGGGGATTTCTACCAAGTAATGAGCAAAATATGAATGAAGCTCTAGGACAATACACAGACGAAGATGTAAATGATCGAGGTCAATAATGGCTAAAGTAAATAGAAGTAACTACATAATCACAACTGACTCCAAAATTATGGACGCACTAGGTCTGTCTCACTTTACGTTTGAGACACTGGCTCAGTGGGTTACGTATAATAAGGGGCATAACCTAAATTACCTGAAGATAACTGATGTTGAGCTTCTTAGCACTCAGGCTATCATGGAGAAAATTCTATACAGTGCTCCCGCCAATCCTCTTTATGAGTACATGAGTATTCGTGTTTCCACAAGAGGTGGCTCTGTTCAGACCGTAAAAGAAATCGCTAATCTAACGAATAGTGAGTGGACTCACTCCGAATGGCAGAATGGTGTTAACGTGACTAAATGGAAACCTAGTGACTTAGGATTTGCTGACCCAGATCTTGAAGTACCAAACTCTATGGGATACATAGATTACGATGCATACAGACTAGTAAGAATGAATGACCTTCTTCTTAGTAAGTCCAGTGATCCTACTATGGACAAATACAAGGCCCGTAAGGAGCTAATTAAAGATATCAAGGCTCAGCCAACAAGATATGGAATATTGAAGCCGGGTGTTAAGTGGACTTCTGAGATCACATTTATTGTAGAAGAAGGCGAAGAATGTTTAGAGGAAGTTGTCTTTGAACTGAAGCTGTATGACTCACAGAGAAAAGAAGCCGAAGTAGTTCTTCAGACAAACAAGTTTATTGTCCCAAATCTGGATGTTACCAGGAGACCTATTCTTGTTAAAGACGAAGACGGTAGGCTTGAGTTTGACCAGGATAAGATGAATCAGCGTATCGGTGTAGAACTTGATATGTGGTTCAATCCATATACTGGTAAAGCTGAATCCGGTACTGCACAGATAATGGCCGTAATGGAAACCGATCTTCCTGCCGCTACTGCTCCAGTAGCTGGTCTAACCTCCACACCTAGTGAATTTCTAAAGACTAACGGCGATGGATTCAAACCATCTTATGGGCGAGCTAGACCGTTAATGATGAATGGTAATGACTGGAAACAGTGGTCTACGGAGTATGAATATCCAACTGGATCTGATGACGACAATGAAAAGGCGAAGTTACTTTCAGAACCCGTTCAGAATAAGTTTACTGATACAGCCTTCAGTGATGGTCAGGTAGTTATGCTAAATAAAATTGGTGGAGTATGGCAACCAGTATCACCGATTGGTGGTAAGGTTACTTCTAGTCTTGTTGCTACTTCTGTAGATAAGTGGTCATTCGATTACTTGATGACTAATGCTGAGTTCTTCTTCAGAAAAGAGGGTGGTATAGTTGAATTCGGTGATTACGAAGAAGCATTCTATGAGATCTATTACGGCGGTGCAACAGAACTTGCTAAGTATGGCGATAAGTTGCCGACTATGAAAAACAGCCACATCCAGCTTACTTCCTTTGACTTTATGGGTAATAGTATAGGTGGTAATAGAACTAGTCACGGTCTGGGTAACACTCAGATTGGATTTAGAAACTATGCCGGTGTACAAGACAATGCTTTAACAATGCCTATTGTTACATCACCATTCTTTGGGTGTGTGTTTCCAGACGGATATGATGAGACTAAGTATGATACGGCGATTACAGAAGCTATCATTGCTACAGATACAGACTACGTGAAGAATATTGCAATGGGGACTAAGATATTTGATCCAAGTGATGGCGAAAACTATGAGGGTCAAATCTTCTCCGAGGGACTAACTCAGCTACCCGCAGATATTGCGTTACACTGTCCCCCAGGTAATGAGAACGGCTCGCCTATTAACAAGGTTGTAGATCTTAGTGAATCATTTCTTCCAACTAATACAGGAATTGTAGATGCGTTCTTGTCTGATGAAGATACCAGGTATGCGTGGCTTTATTATGATTCTGCTGATCCTATTAACTCTAATGATAACGTAGTATTCGATATTACACCTCTCAACAATAAGAAGATTCAGTTCCGCCCAATGAAAATGGAACTGTATGCTTCCATGGAAATTAGTGCGTATAGTGCAGTTCCTGAAGCTACCAGGGGTTACTACGGTAGAAAGATGTGGGATAGAACGAATCAGAAAGCCCCATTCAATCAAGCGGAGATTGTTTCAAGAACTGATAGTCTGGTGGCAGGTACGCCGCTTGGTATCATAGGTGCTGATGGCCTTGAGTACAATAGTGATATTCATGATGAGCTTGCTGGTGAAAGTTCCTTATTCGCGTATAACAGATTTAGAAATTCTACCTATCCCTGGATGTCTTCTGGCCCTAGACCTGCTGGTGCATTTGGTATCATTGGGGCCTCTTGTACACTCTCCGCTAATACCAGTATAACATTTAACACTTCATACTTATGGGGTATGAGTGAAGAGTTTGGCGGGTTTAATCAAATTACCGGTTCCCTATGGTATCAGACGTTCGGTGGTAGTAACACATATAGATCACACAATAACACTGGTCTATTCGTAAGAGTATACACCAACTGGCCTACTGAGCTTACCGTGTATGACTCCAGGTATTTCGCCGTCTTCCATTTCAATTACGGTGTTGGTTCAACTAAGGATCAGGATATCACTGTCAAGTATTACAATGATGTAGATGAGATTTCTGTTGGAGACTGGGGCGATGCTGATTCTGCCGATAAAGAATACCCAGAAGGAATATACGCCGTGGAACAAATTGATTTTGAGCAGGCAGACTTTAGAGAGCCATCGTACGCCGTAGCAGACAATAATAACCCAAGTATTCTGGCTGATCTTAATGTTGAGGTTTACAGCGATAGATCTAATGATGTAGATTCTGGGTGGAGAGAATACGATCACTGGAATATTAACATTCTGAGTAGAGGTAAATTACTTCCTATTCCTAATAACGATACCTATGCCCGTAGGACTATTGGTATTGATACCATAATAATTGAAGATGGTGGTACCAACTATCAGAACGGAGATACCTTTACTACATCTGGTGGTAATGGAACTGGAGTTGTGATTACCGTAGTTGGCTTGCCGAATACTGGTGGTCCTATTACGGTGAATAATCTTCAGGTGGATAATCAGGGGTATGATTTCATACCAGATAACTTCTTCACGTATGAAGATGTAGATACGTCTGTGACTACATTCCAAGGTGCTACTGTCACTCTAGTTGGAGTAGACGGTAGTTATACTGGTACTGGATTAAAGGCTTATGTGACTAACGGGTATACCGTTCTTCGCCGCCTTATAAATGATGTTGTGGGGCCTGAACTGGCTAACCCTCAGCAGAATGGAACCAGGATCATTGAGAATGCTCCTGTTGAAGACAAGAATGGAAAGAACGATGGTCCAGCTATTGGATCTATGGAAACTACAATTACTATCACGAATACGTCAAGTGATAACAAATATAACTGTTTCTTCTTCTACTACAATGATGCTTCTCACTGTTTTGACTCTGATCACGGCGATCAGACACCAAAACCATATGAGCAGTATGTAGAACTGGAAATTACGTCAGAATAAGCAATTTAGTGTATAATAAGATAGCTTTCTTTTCAAAAAAGGAGATTTTCAATGGCATCAATTACATTTCATGTAAATAACTTTGGAGCCGCTAGTACAGGCGATCCTACCCTGATCAATCATGGTGCTGGGTCTGGCCTTGGGTTTTATGGGGGTGGTTTTGGTATTTCAGTACCGGTAGGTAGCTGGCAAGATACCACATTTGTAACTAATGCCAATGGTACTGCATCTGGAGTTAGAGCGAACAATACTAAGTTCACTAGTGTAAGTGGACTGTCCTACAATGGTGGCTCAGCCATCAACAATTCGGGAACACCGAATTATTATGCTCCGTTAAGAGTACGTTTTTCTCACTCAACCGCCGTAAGAACACAAAACTGTAAGCTACGTGTCTTCGATAGAAATGACATTAGCCGTCAGGCTTCTGGTGTGACTACTAAGGTGTATGAGATTCGTCACCCTCACCCAACTGCTGGTGAATCCGCTACCTATGGGGCGTTGGATCACCGTGGTGTAAGTAATCATAGCTGGCAGGAATATGACCCTGCTGAGTCTATGAGTGACATGACTCTAACGGCGTCCCCAGGTGTGTCTGGTCTAAACACAGTAGCTGGTGAAACACTACCTACTGGCGATGGATCTTACTACAACTGGATCACCAATGAAGGTTCCGCTCACGAAAGTAAAATTCATGAGTGGTTTTTGGCAATTTCGGCCTCGCCGGACTCAATCGGTAGTAAAACTGACTACGCACTTTACGTGACTATGGAATACCTTTGATAAAATTTAAGAATTCTATCATATTTTAGTCCCAATTCAGCAACTTCTCGTGTATAATAAGGTGAATACGTTCACTTTCAATTACACGAGGAGTTTTTTATGGCTGGAAAAGAATGGACAGAACAAGAGGTAGATTTCGTGAAGGGGAATCACCAGAAGCTTACTTGTAGAGAGATGGGTAAGAAGTTGAAAAGGACAACCAAAGCCGTACAGCATAAGTACCATCAACTTGGGTTGGAAAAAAGGCAAGCTAAAGTTGGAGAGATAGTGAAGGGCTGGAAGATTGTTAATATAGAGTTTGAGGATATTGGCAGTCAGCGTGTGAGAATGGCTGATATTGAATCCATTGTTGATGATCAGAAGCGTAGGGTGAGACTAAGTATACTTAGTAATAATCATATTGCACATCCTATAAGGAAAAGGCCAGATAATACAGAAAGAAACACTACTCATGGACAAACAATAGGTGGTAATCCAAGTAGAATCTACAGAATCTGGGCCGGAATGAAAGGTCGCTGTAATCACAGTGAGAACTATGAACACGTTAGTGTTTGTGATGACTGGCTTGATTTCCAGAAATTCTATATTTGGGCAAACAATAATGGGTACACTGATAGTGAAACTCTAGACCGTATTGATAATAATGGCGATTATGAGCCGTCTAATTGTCGCTGGGCCAACAAAGAAACGCAGCTAATCAATCGGGCCGTAACAAAAGACCTGATGATCACTGCGTTTGGAGAAACTAAGCATATTATTGAGTGGCTACACGACGATAGGTGTAAGACCACTAATGGTTCATTGCGTTATCGAATTAAGCAGGGTTGGGAACCAGAAACCGCTATTACTAAACCTCCTATGAGGAAATCAAAATTGAATCTAAAGAACTGGCTCAAGAGAGAGTATCCAGATATTTGGAAAGAGTATCAGGAATCCTGATTTTTAACTTCTCCATCTTTTTTCTTGTTCCTCATGGAATTTTCTATTCTCTTCCGATTCCTTGAGAAATCTATTAGCAGCCGACATTCTTTTACCAATCCTTGTGCCACTCCTACATTTTTTATATTTAGGTAGATTATTATGTTTCTGCTCAACCTTTGATCGCACCTTACTTATGGGACTTTTTTGGTTATCTTCGAATTCAGCATTATAATGACAATCTCTACATAGTGCCATTAAGCCGTTTTCGTAAATTTTTTCCCCGCTCAAATTCTCTGGATTATACCATTGATGGTGGACCTGATTTGCCTTTTTGTAACAACAGTGACATTTGTATTCGTATATGTGTAAAATTTTAGATCTGATATTTTGCCATAAGTCACTAGATAGATATTCTTTATAAGAGAAGAATCCCATATCTTTTAGTATAGTGTCTCTTAGCTTGTAACCACTCTTACCTTCATACTTTGCTAAAATAGACTTTCTTTTTTGTCGCCGTCGTCTTTTCCCCATTACCCTATCCTAGTTAACAATTCTCGTTTTTCTCACACATTGTGTTGTATTTATTAGTACAGTAAGTCACCAGCCAGGTGCTCATACTAACTAGCCAACATAATCCTGCAACCTCTAGTACTCCACCGCACGCACATGCTAGTATCATCAGACGTATCCTCCACCTTTACAAAGTCTCTCGTTTTTTAATTCAGGAACGAACCATTCTGGTAGATCCCCCTTGTTAATATCAGCACCGCATACATTACAGCGATAATCAATCACTCTCCACCAACCGCCGTACCCATCATCAGTTTGTCTTGCTGATTCATAGATACTTGGGTGATGACAACGTCCACTACATTCTAATTCATCCCTGAGTTCTATACGGTCTTTAGCAACCCGTTTGGTTCTTCTTATTATACTGTTCCATCTTTTCTCTATTTCCTCAGGGGTTAGATTTTCCATGTTTCCAGCCTTTCTACTATGATAGCGGGGTCTCTTTCAGTTTCTTGATCTGGGTACATTACGCAATGAATAGTAAGAGTTTCCAATATATTTGGACCTAGTAGCCACCAATTATTTGAATTGTATTTTTCTGATTGTACGGAGTAGTTCATATCCGTAATGTGGTAGTCTTTACCGTCTACAGTAAGAACACCGCCTAGCCCATTTGCCATTGCCATTATTCCAAAAACTCCCCGCCACACTTTGTAGCACGAGCTATAAAACCCTGAAAAGCCTCTTTAGGTTTCAACATCAATAGGTTGTCAACTGGCATTTCAATATGATCTAGTGCAGGACCAAAGTGCTTACCATTGAATAGTTGAGAACGTTCTCTCTTAAACAGCATGAGATCGTACTTCTTGATCGTGTCTTTGTAATCGCCGTAATCATCCATCTTGAATACTATTTGAATTGCCCCCTCTACCTTTTCCTCAATATCAGTATACTCACCCATCATGATTTTGAATGGCTTAGGCATGTCTCCGATATACGCCTCAGAGGCATCATGAAGAAGTGTGTAGAATTGTAGCTTAAGGTCTTCTGGGAATTCCTGGGCGGCCAGGTAGGAACACAAGACTGAGTGTTCTGCTACGCTGTAGAATTTACTACAGTGACCACCCCACCTACACACATTACTAAGTGCATGGGCGATATCGATAATATCAATGGCCTCTGGACGAATATCGTTGAAGTCAAAGATCTTACCGGTGTAAGTCTGGAGTTTGTTTCCATCACAGGTTATTGCACTCATTATCGGTTGTCCTAAAATACATTGAAAATTGATCTCTCATTCTAGTGAAACAATCAGAGATTACTTGTTTTTCCTCTTTAGTGGTACATGCTCCCTTGAGAGTCTTTTCCCACTTATCACAGTCCCTATGAAAGGTAACCACGTCTTCCCAAGTTAGCATGTCACGTTCTCCATGTAAAAACGGCGATGTTCAGATTATCAGCGGCCATCTTAGCCCGTCTGAGGTACGTTAGCTCGGTCTCTTTATTTCTCAATAAAAGCAGTATGGCCGGTTGCCTGTCCGTCATTATTCCGTAATAAACAGCCTGACCAATTGCTTCTGGCCACTTCTTTACCCAGTCTACTTCGATAGCGAGAGTGGGGGTGAGTATGTCTACTCGGCTTCTATCTGGTAAGACATACTCTGGGACACCACCCATCTTACCTGCAAGCCAGTTAGACCAATGTGTTTCTCCTGAGTTATGGGAGGGTGTTAGCGACGATACATATTTCCATCCAGCCATAAACTGATACCTTATGAATTTTGTAAGCGGCAGGGTCTTCAAATAATTCCAGGTGTTGACACAACTGGTACGGTTCTTCGAACTGGCTTTCTAGAAGCTTTTCTTTGATCTGATTCTGTAGGTTTGTATGTAGTGTACCCAGGGCCGTAATTTGACTCATTACATAACTCCTAAAATAACAACATTCCAGAATTTGTCGTTCTTGTAAATTTCAAGGGCCTCTCTTATCCCTCCGGGTTTGGATCAAACTTAGGGTCCACAAAGACCTCTAACCAACAATAAACGCCGTAACGGCGTTGTCTCAATAGTTGCGGGTCATCGAATAGATAAAACCCATAGTAATATAGATCATCACCTGGGTTGATATTTCTGTCTTTGAGAAATTCGCCCATACCAGTAGTAAATAAATTCACAAACTTGTTCTTGATATTGTCGGCACTTTTCCAAAACTCTTCTAGTAGACAGTCAAAAGCCATAGTTGGATCAGCCAGGTACAAGTCTACCTTCTCGTCGTCATCTGTTTCTTTGTACATATGCGAACCAAAGGGCACTATGATAACATTGTATGTATCATTTAGCCAGATCAAAAACTCGTCCGCAATTTCTTCAGTAGCGGTCTTGAGTAGGTTTCTTCTTATTCCATGTTCTGAGAATATGTTATTCATTGTTTGCCTCGTTTAGTTTTTTGATCAGTCCTGCCAAAAGTTAACGACTTCCAACTTAGCTTTCTTAGCCTGTTGAACCGTGTAAAATGTACCACCAGATGTAGCCTCTGGATTTAGTAGGGCGACTACTTTGTCTATCCCTGTAATCATTGCAATATCGCGGTCAAAGAAGACGCTGCGATGGTACTCGTCTGCACTATACTCGACGTTTGCCGTTTTGTCAAGGATTTTCCGGTATCTTTCCTGGGAATGGGAAGGCCACCTGGATTCCTGGCCGGGAAAAGGTACAAAAGCATGAACTTCAAGTTCTTGATTCAGTGCTTCTTCTGCAAGCCACGTATCCCAACCTATTGCCATACCAGTTCTAATGATTACTGGTTCGTCAAGGGCGTTTTTCCACATGTCTAGATAATAGGACAACCTAGACCTTAACTCCACTAGCCAGGGGTGATTCTCGTTGTACTCACAAGGACAGTATTTAGGGCGATGCCCGGTACCTGCAATTATCACGGCGATTGGTCCTTCCTAAAACCAGTATTGATTCTGATAGGCCCCGTATGATGGACTGTTAACTTATCAGTATAGACCCCTAGGTGTATTCCTATTACTTCATCTGTGTCCATTCTACAAATCAAACCACAGTCTCCACCCCTAATTCCTTCAGCGGGCTTACTGTATGTAGAGTGATCACCAATCACTAATTCAACTGATTGACCAGCTTCAGATACGGATAGATGGATACAATTACCCTCGTATTTCTTACACTCTTCACTAGCTTGTCGAAGAACTTGTTCGAAGGGTATTTGTACTGTGGGCGGTCCTTGCTTGTTCACAAACGCCACAATGTCATCAGCTAAGTCTTGGCTATCCCACTTACTGAAGTTCTCGCCCTCTACCTCACACCAGATCCATTCATTATCAGTTTCGCTGAAACGAATGGTACCAAACATATGAGAGTCCTCCTGACCATTCTTACTTGTTTCTTCTACGAATACGGAACCGTCTTTCATGGTCTCAAAAGATAGATCAACGCCGTAGACCTCTGCTTCATGTGTTACTTTTTGTTTGTATGTCATCCTAACTCAATCTCCAACTCTTCGAGTTTATCTAGTAGGTCTTCGGTGGCGTTAATGTAGTCAGACCCCGTGTATTTCATTCCCTCATCATCACACTGAGTCATCAATTCCGCCACTTCATCTAGGGTGAGAGGGACACCGTCTACTTTCTCTTTGAATTCTTCAATTGTCATCGTTAACCCTTTTTCTCAACCACTCTCCTGCATGTATGAATATCTGTGGTATACCTATTACACAAAATAAAAGTAGGAATAGGGGCCACATAATAACCACGCACATATCATCATCCTTCTTGCTTTTTGACTTATCGCTGTAGCCAATTATCATAAGGCCAACTATAACACCAAGTACGTATAGGACCAGTATTGCAATACCTATCATAGTAGCTCCTTATTCTCGTGAATGTTTCCAATAACCCTAAATCGTTTAGAGGTAGTATCAGACAGACCGTAACCAGATGCCCCCCATCGAGATTCATCAGTTTTACAAAGGGTTAGACAGTTAGTAGATTCTAATCTACGTACTACTCTGAACTGATCTCGCTCTTTTCTATTGCAGGCGACTCCTGCATACTTAGAGCCTAGAATATCGCCCTCATAGATCTCAACGCCGTTCTTGTCTTCAAATCCCGTCCACTGTTCAATAAGCCATTCATCGTCGCTAAAAACAACATCAAACGGATAACCGACTTCTGGATCATCTAACATTGTAAAGTGCGGTAGGTCATCAACCATATCATGAATGAATTTATGGGGTTTACCCAGGGCGAAGTCTCCCGCATACCATGCTCTAAACTTAAGTTTCATTAGTGGCCCCTCTTTTCAGTTAGGAAGTCGATAATCCATCGACCGTTCTTTGGACGTACAACCCGCCCTTTGATAATATAGTAGTGGTCAAATGGTAAGGTGCTTGCGTAGAATTCATCTCTGTATTCGCTATCATCTATCTTTTGATTTATAGCATCCGTAATCTTCTCACGGAAAGTAGGGTCTTCGTCATAGTCCCACTCGCCCATTTTCTGAGCCTTGCAGATATCTCGTCCTAGAGACTTAGCATTCCAACCTGTTTTTTTTCTTAGACGTTCATCGCCAGTTAGGAGCCAGTACCAATATCCCTCAATACTAGAGAAAAATCCGTCTATAGTGGTTACGGGAGAATACGTCCAGTTAGATAGAAACTCCCCTAGTGCGGTCTCGCCCCTGGAATATACGTTGATATGATTGATACCATCACCAGTACCATCATCACCAACATCGCCGTAGGGTTCATCCCAGTTGATATCTTCTGAGACGGCTTTATTTACGGCGTCGTAGTTCATGTCTTCAGGTAGAAGGTCTTCAATGTCTGATTCAATATGATCCATAATAGTCTCCAAAAAAAGGGGGCCTTTCGGCCCCCTCATAGTTTCACGCTACTCTACTCGTTCTCACCAGTCTTAGCGTTCCACTTGACCCATCCACGGTCTGGGAGCCAGTTACCTTCCTTATCCTTACGCTTAGGGAAGAGTCTGTTACCCTTCTTAGTCTGTCCAAAGCTAAGTGTAGCCCCGCAGTCAAGACAACGAATCTCGAAGTATTCATTATCTTCTACCATACGTGTGATGAATCTTACATGAGTAGATCCACACTTGGCACAGGTAGTTTCGTCAAAAACTTCCTGAAACGCCCCAAGATTCTTGAAGATTGATTTCTGGTCGTCGCCGTCAAGTTCGACAGACATACCATTTACAGTTGTGTAAGTTACCTTCATTAATTAATACTCCAATTCTCGTACCCAGTGATATCTCCAGGAACCGTACCTGGATTATTTCTCATTTCCTTCAGCGTATCCAGCAACTCACTGGTATTCGCCTTAGTCACATGACTCTTATTATGGACTTTTACAAGAGTAAAAGCCTTATCAACATTTACATCTAGATCCTGACAGATAGAATTTAGAAATCCAATCTGTCGTTCAGATGGCTCCGTAGACGAAGTAGAAGAAGTATGTTCTCCACTACTTGGCTTATTGTACCTAGAAGTACTTCTAGCTTCCTTAACGGCGGTTACGTCCAGGTTAGTAAGTTCCTCAGCCGCACACTTCTTAAGCTTTAGTGCTTTTCTAAGTGCTCTAGCTTCCGCCCTGGTTGCAGATGTTGCCAACCCAAAGCGTAGGTAGTCATCCTCGGCGTTCATAGCAGTACAGTCGGCCACGTCGCCGTAGACCCTAATTTCACCAGAATGGTGTAGCCTAATGGTTACACGCCACTGAGTAGCACCACCAGGGAGACCCTGAATAGGTGGGGTAGACCAGGTGTTCACAGGAACACTTTCTACAATCTCACCAATAATTAACTCTGTGACTCTACGGAGACCAGCCGCCACAGGGTAGCCCTCAAAGGTCTCATCGTCCTCAAACATACTCATAACCCAGTCATGCCACTCAGGACTTGTAGGATCTGGTCCGTCTGGAACAACTACATCCTTAACGTTAGACACAGGCATATCTTCCTCCATTTCTTCGAATACTGCACCAAGTTCTTCATCTCTACTCATAATGTTACCTCAATAAACCTTTCTGTTTCTTTAGGAAACTTTTCTTCAACGGACTTAAGAATATCCAAAACTGCCTGACACATAGTGTGTGTTCTATTTAGGGATGGCTCTCTAGTAGCATTCACCCTAATGATTACATATCCTTTACTAAGTAACATACCATTCTTACGCAAGTCGTACTCAACCTGCTTCTGGAATTTATCTTCACCCCAGATCGGCAGGAAGTGCGACGGCCCGTCCACTTCTACTATGACTCGGAGCGACGGAATGTAAATGTCAATTTCCAATTTTTCCATCGGAATCAAAGAATCGTTGTGCAGGTCCAGAAAATAGCTCTTTCCTTCGAGGAATTCGACCAAACTGCGTTCGACCTTCGAGCCTTCTTTCGCGGCCTTGCGGATTCCTTCCGTACTTTTTTGCTGTAACTCATACTTCTGCTTAGAAGTCATATTGTCCCAGTGTTCCTTAGCGACTCTGGATCTTTCCTCTAGATCATCATCAGAGATATTAGTCCAATAGTTTTCCATACTGGAACTGATCTTCAGTTTTTCCTCTAAGGTTCTTTGACGCCCCTTAGTCGGATGCGAAGCAGAACCAGTTTCCAGAGCTACAGATTGTGCCTCAGACTTACCTCTTAGTTCTACTTCCGCTTTCTGAAGCATTCTACGAATCCTGTTTGGATAAGTGTCATACTCTTTGGCGATCTGGTAAGGACTCTGTCCTTCTTCATACTTAGTAATTACGTCCTCAATTAGAATTTCTGTCATAGTTCTCCCAACCTTCCTAATAGATCACAAATGCTATCCACCTCCAGGGCTGGTTTTAGACCGGTAAGTCTATAGAGTTCTCTACTCTCTTCTGGACTCTTAGTAATGAACTTAGTGTCCTGAGAGATATGTAGCAAGCCTACCAGATTTTTCTCTTCTGGATTGAAGAGGTGGTATAAGCGAAACTTGTTTACGGCGGCTCTTGATATTTCACAAGTATCAAAGGTGGTAGAGATCAGAATGCCCGTAAAGTGCCAGATATCGGTACTATTAAACATACCGAAGGTGGTGTCTACAGGGTTACGATCTACGTCGTTATAGAAAACAACTCCCTCTGAGATACTTTCACTAGTTAGTGCCTCATTAAGGCACGTAAATATTTCCTGATTCACTTCAGAATCATTGATTGCGGGGATAAAGAATCCTACGTTATACATTCACATTCTCCAAGTACCACGCGATAGTCTTTTTCAGACCATCACGTAAGTTTGTTTGTGCAGTAAATCCAAGTCTTTCCTGAGCACGATCAGTGTTCAAGCATCTTCTTGGTTGCCCGTCTGGCTTACTAGTATCCCACAAAAGATGACCATCATATTCCATCAACGCACATATTTCTGTAACTAAAGTCTTAATAGTAACTTCATGTCCTGTTCCAATATTGATTGGTTCTGGACCCGGATCACTAACAATAGCTTTTAGAATCGCATCGCAACAGTCTTCTACATAGAGAAATTCTCTTGAAGCTGCTCCAGTTCCCCACAACGTAACGTTTGGGTTATCATTTTTCATTGCCTGAGAAACCTTAACAATTATCGCTGGGATAACATGGGAATTGTTAAGGTTAAAATGATCATGCGGGCCATACATATTTACGGGGATCAGGTTGACTCCATTGAAGTCATACTGTGCGTGATAGGCTTTTACTGTCTCCATAAGCATCTTTTTAGCGATGCCATAGGGGGCATTAGTTTCTTCTGGATATCCATCCCATAATTCAGCCTCACAAAATGGGACAGTGGTATGCTTAGGATAGGAGCATACCGTTCCTAACATAATGAATTTGGCCCTGGGTGCCCATACACGAGTAGCCTCAATCATGTTGAGGCCCATTACGGCGTTTTCGTATATGAATTTACCTGGGTTCTTCTGATTGGCACCAATACCGCCTACGCTACCAGCGGCATGGATTACGATATCAATCGCCCTACCTTGTAGGGATTGTTCAGCGAAAAATATCTTCCTTAGATCCGTGTGAGAGGAAGGGGCATACACATGATACCCCTCGCTCTCCAGTTTCTTAGTAAGATTACGCCCTAAGAACCCATTACCCCCAGTTAAGAGGACTCTAGGATTCATCTACTTCCTCCCCAAACCAGTCTGAGCGGTCTCCTGATGGATTAGGAAAGTCACCAGTAGGAGCATGTTCTTCCATTTCTACTTCTACTTCAATAGGGAAGTCCGCTGGTCGATAATACGGAGTTCTCTTTCCTAGATCAACAATGTCTTCTCTGGAGAGGTCTGTGGAAACCTTTTCAGTTTGAGGTACACTAACCTGTGTAATAACATCGCCCACATTACTGTATACAATAATGGTTGGCTTACAGTCATCAAGATACACAAAGTCATTGAATACACCAGCATGAGCATGAATAGGTGAGGTATTACGGCGTTTTAGACTACCGCCCTCATTTTCCTCAACGATGACTGCCGTGGTATCATTGATATACTCAATACCGGCGTCCATACCCATCTTGTCACCTGCGAAGATAACAATGTCTGGTACAATATCGTCCAACTCGTCCTTTTCTTCCCATAGAACCACATTGAGAAAACTCAGTGAGTGTTTCACATAGTCCCTAACGCCGTTATCCATTCCAACTATCAGTACATATAATAGGGCGTCGTTATCTGATTCATATTTCTTTACATCACTAGACAGGGCCGTAAGGGCCTGGTGTGTTACGTATTCAAGCTTAGTTACCATTTTGAAACTCCTTGAAGAATGGGCAGTCTATCTGCCAGGGTTTGAAATCGTACCAATAATGATTGATACATACAGGTAGGAATACACTTTCGGGCATAGTAGGTCTACTTACTTTATTATATGGGTTGAGTAAGTAGTTCTTGGACTGTAGTCCCGCACAGTGATTCCACTCATGTCCCACTTTTGGGTGGGTATAGTCATAACCAATATGTTTGAAGTATTGGTATAACAGGGCCTGGTCCGTCCCAGGAATAATGTAGTTTGAGCCGTGTTCTTCGAACACGCTTAGGATTTTCTCGAAGTCTAACAGGGAAGGGTCTGAGACGACCTGTACGCCGCTATTCAAAAACGAAAATGGGATCTGGGCAGTATGCCCCTCAACCTTTTCATGATTTACCATAATGACGGGCTGGTCCTTGGAGCATTCCACAAGGTGGCTCAGATCTTCGAAGATAATCGCATCGGCGTCCACAAAGATAAAGGGTTCTGTTTCTCTACACAAATTGTAGAGTTTGAATCCAATATTATGAAGTGCCTTAGAGTCCCATTCTATGCGGTCATTGTAATCTTTTAGGTCAAAAGTGTTTTTAGGTATATGTGTTACACTTTTTTCCTTTCCATTGGATTCTGGCCACCTTATAGGGTAATCTTCAGTTTGATTGTGCCATATTTCTATATTTAGATCTACAGCATACTTACGGGCTTGATGTAACCACCACGCACATAAATTTATGTAATTTTCTTCTTTTGGGAAGTTGAAAATCGTTATCAGTTTCATTTGTTTTCACATTCAAAAATATGTATATATGGCCACTGATCAAATCCCTTGATAGATTTTGTAATCTTGAATCTTTCACCAAGAATACTTGTCCATTCTTCAAAGTTGAAGTTTGATAAATGTAGTTCGTATCCACATTTCTTATCTGATCCAGAAGCGACTAAAAACAGAAAGTGGTCAGACACTGAAGATAAGCACTCAAGCACTTCATCTAGACATAAGGGCGGGATATGTTCCAACACATCTGTGCAATAAACAGCGTCATATCTTATATCTCTTTTACAGTACGTTACTATGTCTTCGTTAAAATAATTTACGTCTGAAAGATATTTGTCACAACAAACTTTACTTATTTCTACGCCGGTCACAGAACAAACGTGTGGAGCAACGGCACGAATATATTCACCACGTCCACAGCCAGTGTCAAGAATACTACCAGCCTGCTCGCACCACCCTACAACATAGTCTATCTTGGCTTGGTGTGGTTTTGCATATCCAGTATCTTCTTCATAAACCTTATTGTAAACACCCTGTTCATCAGCCTTATTTCTCCAATCAGAATGATGCTTATGATATACATAACAACTCTTTTCCCAAAGAAGTTTTGTGGATTGATCACGCTCTATGAGTCGTAACTGCCAATCATCTTCACATCCCCCAAAAGGAAAAGAGGGATTAAAATAGTAATTATCATTATGCATTGCGGTAATCAAGCTGTTACGATTAGTCGCCCAAAAAAATCCATGTATCATCGGTGGGGTTTTAGGGAGTTTTTCTACAGTTTCACACTTTGTGTTTCGATTAGTACATCTCTGCATCCTTGATTGATATTGATTTGCACCACCAGGATTTGATGATGGCCCAAGAACAAAACTTCCATTAAGTGAATGAAGACACTTGAAGAACTGCTCTATAGACTGATCCAATACAACGTCATGATTAGAAAATATAAAATACTTATATGAATTAATGTATTTTTGTACAACAATCTCCCACGCTCCAGTTAGGCCGTTTGTCTTTCTTTGATTATTAGACTTGTGGAGTGTATATAATGGATCTTTTTCCACTGGAATATCTGACTCATTATCGAACACAATAATATCAACGTTATAGAAAACGAAGATATCATGGTACTTTTTAATGGATCTTATTAGTTCAAGAAAATCTTCTCTCCTATTGTGTGTAACAATCACAAAGCATATCTTGTCATTTTTCATTTGATCCACTCCGGTTTTGTGTCTGCACAAATTCCTGCAATTTTACCATTCCAATATACTTCTGGGTATTTCCAAATAATACCATAAGATGTAATGGTACAAAAGTCTGCTTCGTGCCAGAAGCAATGTAGTTTATTCATTGTACCAAACTGTAGGGCCAGTAGGTTCTTAGCATGACAGATGAACTTAGGGTTCTTTAGGAACTGTAGGTCAATTGGGTACTGAGGGAAGTCATGCCCTGTATAAAGCCCCTTACCAATTAACCAGTAATCCAACTCTACGTATGTAGAGACCTGGGTAGATTGAATCAGATACTCTGGAGAGTTTTCCAGTGCCTCATTCTTTCCCGCTACGTTACCCCTATGACTAATGAACCACATATTTGTCTCCTATTACACTTGGGACTTTGACAGTCACAACGATACAGTCTTCTATGAAGTGCGGCTTGACGGTCTCACCCGGCTCAATAATGAACATTTCTCCTGATACCAAGTATTGATCACCTATTCTCATGGAGCCTTGTATTAGTACATTGTATTTGGAGTCTGGTAGAATAGCATTAGCGGTCTCCAAGGAGTCTGTACGAACTTCCGTAAAGATCTTACTATACGTAGGGAACATACTAGTCCCCAATTCGATCATAGAAGGCTTCGCCGGTAGTGTCTCTAGAACCTTGAGAAACTCGCTAATTTGGAAGGTTTCCTTATTCCAGTCGGCAGCGTTCTGTATGTACTCTTCAGTTCTACCCACGGAACGGTGGATATTGTCATGGGATTTCTTGTATTCCGCAAGAATTTCCTTATTCATTACATTCCCCTCTTCTTGTGCGGAATATGATAGTTCCAGTTAGTTGATTGAACATTTGGTTCCCACACGTCTCTTGCGAAGTCTTGACGATTAATCAAGTGTTTGTATAACAGGCTTTCTGCGTGTAACGGCGATCCATTCGGATCAGTGTTTGGAGTAATTAATTTTGGGTTATAGTATCTATCTAGATGCCCATACAGATCGCAGTACATAACTATGTCTAACGTACTACCAAAGGCCAGGTGATCACAAATCTGTAGGTTACTCTGATCTGGTACATGTAGTGCAGGACGTAAAAGTTCATCTGCTGGAATACTTTCCTCAAACATGATATCAGGGCGAGCTTTAATCACAAGATCATATTCTTTACCAGTAACAGTTACAAGACTACCACCTAGATAAGTCTTACGAAACATATTGACTATGTTGGAGATAGGTACTGTATGATTAGTGGCGGCGAAGCGACTAACGTCGATTTCTACTTGCTTAGGGTCTTCTACGCAAATCGCCGCAGGTCTGTACTTTTCCATAACGTCCGTTATGTCAAGCTGTTCTTCAGTATCGAACTGGTAGCGGCCCGTATTCAATCCCAGGTTAGTCCAGGTATGAATGAATACGTCTGGTTGTAGATCTTGCAGGATGTACTTATCGAAGTTGTCATAAACTTCCCTATACTCCCTGAATTGGCCTGTCAGTATAATGGCTACGTTCATCGCTTAAAAGTTCTTTCCAATAAGGAGAATAGATGCAATCATCTAAATCTGGTTTTTTGAATAGTCTCTCAACATGATCAAGTGAGTTACAGAGCATACTTAACTCTGACCAGTCATCCATGAAAACAATTGGATACTTATCTCTCTTGAAATCTCGGTAACACTCATGATACTTGGTAACAGGAATACAGCCCATATACATAGCTTCCCAGAGTCTGTGAGTATCAATACCAGCACCCCACGGACATAGAATAAACTTGTACCTGGATGCTTTATTGAAATAGTCTCTTACGAAAGCATCATTCTCTCTATCTCCACGCTGAACCTGTCTAACGTCCAACATACCACCAAAGGCCCTGTGGGCCATATTGAGACAAGTAGTTCTCTCCCCAATGTTATTATGCATAGAGAATGAGGCTAACAGAGTCTTATTCTTTCTTACGGCGGCTCGCCCTGCATAGGTCAATGGATCACTCTGTATGTTACCATTATGACGCCAGTGCAAATTTTGAAGACCCAGTGGGATCGGTACTATCTTTTCATGCACAATATTTGCATTGATAGTAAACCACTTAACCAGATGGCGAGAGAAGAGAGGGATTAACGACTCATCTGGTCCAGCGTCCCACTGGGCAGTAATAACAAAAAACGGGACATCGATAGCTGGGGCTATCTTAGTGAAAAATTCTTTTACCTTGACTCCTGTTACGTATAGAATATCTCCGGGTTGTACCCCCTGTGGATTGATACCGTGACATACTTTTTGCATGTGCGTAGTATCGCCAGGGTCACAAATTGCGTGATCAGCAAACGTGCGGTAGGTATAACCGCTTAAATATGGAGCACTAGAAATGTTTTCAAACATCTTCTTCTTCTTCATACCAGGTCTTGATATCTTCCATAGCTTCATCAGAAACAATTAGATTACCAGACCCGACTTTGTTCTTTATTAAATTTTCTACATAAAAATCGCCCTCAATAACCCTACGGTTATCCAAAATCGCAGCCCCTGGTTCTTCATAGAACTTAATTTTTATGTTTTTCATATTCTCGTCACGAATACTCTTCTCTTCTTCTGTCATAGGTTTTTTGTACTGAATAGTCTCAGTTTTCTTACAGTTCCAACAGGTGCTGGTTTTAATACCATCATCTGGAACAAATGACGTAGAAAAAGACGGAGAGGTATATTCATCCTCACACCCGCAGTAATCCGTAAACTCCATCCCTAGATGCTCATGAACGGCCTTACCAATAGCTACTGTTCCCCAACCATGACCAGTAACACACAATCTATGTAGAGTAGGTGCTAACCAGCTTTGCGGGATACGGCTATCGGTAATAATACCAATTTGAAATGGGTAGATTTTTGACCTATCGCCCCAACCATAACACTCGTCGTGGAAGATAGTTACCTCAATGTGACCAATATCTGGATGGTTTTTAACCCATTCTTTGAGGTTTTCTGCCCACATATTACAGATGTACGGACCCGTATTGATGACCATATAATTACCAAAGGATAAGGGATACTTAGTTCCCCCGATACCCACACATGACATCATACCAACTTTTGGCTCGAACTTTTTGGTTTCTTTTCTCATTTTTCTTTCCTTGAGAGATACCTCAAAAACATACCGGAACAGGATTCATCAGTAAGCAGCAGACCAATAAGTTGTTCTTCCTTAGCGGCCTCATACAGCATAGGTACATACAACGCAGGAAATTGTCCCACAAGATCCATATCCCAAACATCTTTACCTGTTAAGTAGGTAGGATCATTATCCTCTCCTATGAGGATATCCTGTTCTCTATTCCAATCACCAGCAATCACTTCGCACATATCACCGTAGGTCATTGACAAAATCCTCCCTTGTATCGCAGTTGTAAATTGAGTTCATGTTTTCAGCAGTCAGATCCAGGTTAAAGAACATAGCACACAGGGCCACGTTACTAATACCCTTGATAATATGGTCACACTGAGACAGCATAAGGCAATCAATAAGGACATCCTTGCCCTTTTTGTATCCATTCAACTTATCGCCGTGATGTACTGATATGTTACCAGTAGATCTAATGCAGTCTTTCTGGAAGGAAACTCGCTTCGGGAAGTGTTCCTGCATACATTCTATGACTGAGTAGTCATCTGTGGAAAGGAAAATCCGAGATTCCGGGCGATTTTCGAGATATTTTTCGGCGTGCTCGATGTATTTTGAAAGCGGCACGGGTTTACCCGTTTCTGGCTCGCCAAACCTGGTACATTCATTTTTATCAGTACGGCGAATGTGCAATCCCAAGGGGTTAGGACCGACTGCTTCTATTAAGTCCGCTAGGTCTTCTAGGATGTACGGTAGCGGTCTCACGTATTTTTTGATCATTTCGTGCATGGTAACACGAGTTTGGTATTCCCTAGGGAGAATTATATGTGGGTGGTTTATTAGTTTCTCCCCATGTGAGGGGAAATCTACTTCAAAGTACCATTCCCACACATTACTTCCAAACTGATCGTGCATAGACCAATCGTCGTAAATAGTATTAGTCCAGAATGGGAACGGGGCTGAATCAGGAACTGACTCACACGCCGTAAAAGCACCTACTGTGCCACGGAATACTGAGAAGAAACCTGCATCACTCCCTGGTATTACTAGTTTAGTCATAATTAACGCTCGATGGTCTACCGTAAATGTATTCTAATCCGTTCAGTATGTCTTTTGTCACCCAGGGCTTCGGAGATCTAGGTTGCTCTTTTGGGAAGTTGATTATGAAATTCAGTTGTTCCCGTAGCATACGCTGAGGATAATATTCCCATATTGAGTCATAGTCCAAGTACATGGATTGTTCTCTGTACCCGTATTGTTCTAATTGGGCCAGCCACCTAAACTGGTGATCCAAAAGACCAAACAAGTCTTTTTTAGAGGCTACGTACTCTCTGATATCATCAGGAACAGTAGGGACTTCCAGGTTGTCACAGTGCTGCTCCAGGAAGCGAGTATGTCCAGAGTAATGTTTTCCGTAAAAAGACAAAACGGAGTCTACGGGGTTACCATGAAGGTATATCATACACTCGTCTTTATCGAGAGTATCAGGAAATACCATTCTATGAACAGCAGATTGATCATTAGTGTAAAACCCATTAGAGTCCAACCACTTATGAAACATTCGGGTGCCACACCCACCAGAACTATACAGGTAAACCTTTTTCATGATTTCTCACTATCTCTTGTATGTGTCGATAAAGTTCGTCATGCTTACAATAACTCTCCCAGAACATCCTACCTTCTGCCGACATAGCTAACCTTTGACCTGTAGACATTTCTTTCGCTTTTCTGATCAATTGCGGTAGGATTTTTAGTTCGCCCCTAATACACATCTTATCCCAGTCTACCACATTAGAGAATGGGTAGTCGTTCATTCCCGTAACAATCGGGATAGATCCAACCATAAAGGCCTGGTATAGACGGAAAGATGAGGAACCAATACCTCGTGGACAAAAGGTAAACTCACAAGCACTTGTAGCAAGTAGATATGCTTTAATCTTCTCACGTTTTTCCTCCGTAGGTAAATTGTAGATCGGATTAGTATCTTCAAACAGATAATTCTCTAGATCCAAGTGGGCCAAAACCTGCCGTCCAGCGTAGTTAGCTTGACCGATAAAACCAAATTCATAGGAGGGTGGTGGTAATCTGCACAGATCTTCATTTTCAATTAAACGCGGCCACTCGTCCGTCATCATCAGGGGCACTGGGACCACTCTGGCACGTTTATTCTGTTCAGGGCCGTATATCGGCTGAGCCACAAATGAGATATCATGGTACGTATAAGCTATGAGGGGATTATCGTCATTCAGATAAATGTACTTTTCACCGTCAACCTCCGTATACTTGTCATATACAAAAGGGCGACCAATCTCGCTAGTCATTTGTTATTCTTTCTTTTGGGAAACCAAGCTCTTTTCTCTTAGCGTAGATTATACCATCCCGCCCCGAAAATTGCAAGGTTTTTCTCGCCGCAAAGTCGATTTTTCCCGAATTTCTGTTCCCATCTTCCGCATAGTGCTCATGTCCAAACAGGGTTCTATCAATATAGGTAACGGAGTTTAGGGCGTTTACGGCGTCTGTGAACTCATTATCGCAGTAGAGAGACTTGTAATCTGGGTGGTAGATATACCCAAAGTGCTCATACAGGGATTTACCCATAATGGAGAAGGTAATCAAGTTACCAACATCGCGGCCATCCTTATAAGTGATACAACCGGCTAATTCTGGATAGTACGTCTCCATATCAGTAGCAATGATATCATCCCATAGGTCTTCATACGGAATCATATCATCCGAAGCACAAATGACAATATCGAAGTGAGTCATATCAATATGGGAATTTATGGCACTAATCTTCTCCGTACCTTTATCGAAGAAGATATCATACATAGGGGCATGTGTGCATTCCTGCTGTTGCCTAAAAACCATTGCCTCAATAGCTTTAGTAACTGACGGAGCCTGCATGGACAAGTCATCTTTATCACAGATGATGTTAAATATCACCATATGTCTACCACTGAGGTTCTTTAGGTATAGTTCAAATACCTCAAGAAACTGCTTAGGGCGACCTAGAGTTGGAAATTGTACAAGGATATTAGCCAAGGTTTGCTCCTGTATTATCAAGTGCTTGCTCAAGTTGCTTGTTCTTCAAATTTCGTACTAGTCGTGCTGTACGTGTGAAAGCATTGTGCTTCTTCAGGATCTGTTCTTTGATTACGCCCCCAATACTATCAGACTTCTGCTCACTGAATAGTGTACCTAAGAACTTCTCGAACTTAGGGCGGTCTTGGTCGTTGAGTTCAACACGAATAGCCTTCGCCCTGAAAGAAGTCTCAAAGAATAGTTGGGATACTACAACGGGTAGGGCGTCTACCAATACAAATTCCTCGTACTTGTCATATACACTTACGAGGGCGGGGATATTAACTGGTAAGTCATAACCTGGGGCATCTGATGTAGACAGTAGGTGATAGGTATCCAGACCTTCTGTTACGGGTTTAATGTTTTCCAGGGGCTGAGAAGATACAATGGCGGTTCCAATACTGAATAATACTGATTCTTCTTTACGCTGAAAGATATCAAGGGCCGGTAGTAGATTTACCACCTTAATAGTTCTCCCAAGGATAGGGATTACTCCAGACGGCGTATTAGTGAATAGGAACGGGCAGGTAATTTTGTTCTGAATGAACGTCTCAGAAATGTTATCAACCATGCTCTGAGTAGCACCCGTAATGTTCACAACAACCGACATATGCGGGTGTTGAGATAGGTACTTCATGATATCTGGGGTGATTTTAGAAAAGTGGCAGATGAAGACTTCAGGCTGGTATGAATCAAAGATATCATACGCACTTATGTTTTCATCCACCCATATTTCTGCTTCTCCCCCTACTGACTTGATTGCTTGTGTGAAGTAAAATGGTTCCGTAGATAGGTTAGAGGAATAATTCTGAATCAGGGTTCTCATATTTTCATGCTCTTTCGTAGGGATTTGAGGTTGTCAACTTTGTTTATCCTTTTCTCGTGATTAACTACTACGGAGACTTCTCTCTTTTCCGCAAGGTTGTTAATGGCCTCGAAAAGAAACTTGTTTTTGAAGTCTGAGTCAGAAACAATTCTCTGAAAGAGATCTATAGTATCTCTCCCATGTAGGAATATCATTTCTGTCCAGAAGTGTCCTCCAACACCGTATGTAAGATGACTAAGGTTACCATCTACAATAATACACCCTACCTCAAAATTGCTATCACTTGACTGTGGCTGTACTACTACGGAAGTTTGGTTTACAGACAGCATTTCAAGGTGAGCGGGTACTATTTCAATACCGCCGCCCATGATAAGCATTCTTTGGTTCAGGGTGTTATTCACACATAGTCGGGTGCTTTCACAACAGTTAGAATTGAGATAGATCTGATTCTCGACCATACGAATATCGTCAAGGGGATACTTCTCCCTAATGTAATTACCTATCTTATCAGTCTCAAACCCAGTACAAATGATGATTTCATAGTTCTGGTAGGCCGACTTGATAGTATTGATTTGCTTTTCTAAAAGTGTCTTGCCGTGGAGGTTGATTAGTGATATAGGGCCATAGGACTTCATTCTATAGCCGTGATTCTCCCCTAGAATAGCAACCGTAATAACTTCCTGTGGTCTTTTGGGCTGCTGTGATTTCTTAGGAGAGACAATGAATTGCTCTCTACTTCTTCTCATAGAATAGTGTACATACCGGACTCACTCAATTCTGTAATTACATTGTCAAGCATAGCATCATAGGCTCCGTACTTGAGATATATGCTATTCATCATACCGTATGATATGCAGTGGAGGCCAGTATCCTTAAAGAGTACGTATAGTGTTTTTTCAAGATCGTCGTTTAGTAGGTTGTCGATGATACGTAAGGTATCTATGCAAATTATGGTTGAATCTTCCAGAGTTATAACATGGGTGTACCAATCCTTGGCTTTAGACATTACCTCGTATTCTCTATTCGGCGTTGGTAGATCTGGATGCGATAGAACCAACTGACAGGGAATACCAAATTGCTTCATTACATTAACCTCATGCACTAGTTCTTCTACATCTTCACCTATTTTACCAGATATTATTACTCCAATCTTTTTAGGATTGTAGTCTAATTTCTTAATAGCATTACAGGCTCTCCAGACATACTTAGCCCCGTGTGTGAAAGAGTCTAGTACGAACAAGAATCTGGATTCTACTTCCTGTCTGGCTTTATCAATAAAGTCATCTAACATCCAACATGGATAATCGTCAGTAGGACTAGAATCTATACACCTTTGTCTCCACTCTTCGTCACGGTACATATTACACATACGTGTAACTAATTCGTAATTAGTCTCTCCGCGTGCTACAAACTTATCTTTTCTCTTTGTGCAACATGAATTGTAATCTTCTTCGATGAAGATGCACCCTTTACAACTTCTACCTACATAAATATCTTTACCGTTAGTATCTGGGCTTTTTATGATGACTTTTTTCATCGTCTAACTGTAATTTCATAGTGTACGCCGTTCACGTCATATATCTCTACATTGAGACCCATAGACCTGATTCCATTGAGAACGACGCTGGTTTTAGTCATAGATCTTTTAAGGGTGATCATATTACCCCATTCAACTTCAGTAAGAGATCCATCCAAGACGCCCTTACAGAATAAGAGAATATCAGTACCGCCGATAACCAACTTACCACCCATTCGCAGTTTACTGATTAGTGTTTGTACCAGGTCATTTAGTCTACCAAGGTCGAATTCATCAAGAATCTCATTTGCTAGAATCTCCGTACATTCATTATCGGAGATAGCGGAGAGATCAAACTCTTGATCCTCAACGATGATAGGTACATAACCCGCGATAAACTGTGTATCTTTTTTTCCAATATGGATCTTCACGCTTTTCTCCCGTATGCAACGTCAAAAATGTTATTCCAGTTGTCCAGAAAGTCCTGCTCAGAGAACATTTCTTCGATAGTTGTTCGGGCAGCTTTGCCCAACTTGTCTGCTAACTCTCTATCTTCCAGCAGGGTATCTACAAACCCACGTAGTTGAGCCTCGTCATTGGAAATAAATCCGTTTACGCCGTGTTCAATAATATCAGGGATCATACAGGTCGCCGTACTAACTACAGGTGTTCCACAAGCCATAGCCTCAAGAAGGCTAGTTGGAATAGGACTAACTGTACTAGTATTAAGGTAGACTCCACACTTCTGGTACTCGCCAGCTAGTGCTACGATAGATTCTGCTGGCTCTGATAGGCCCTCAGTCTTTCCTACTATACGTAAGTTATCCATACCTTCGGTGATATTGCACCAACCCTTGTAGTTACAGCAGTAATCTCGGTTGATAAAGTCGTTCACAACCGTTAGAACTGTGTTTTCTCTCTTAATGGAACTTAGGTCGAATACATTGGTATCCACAGAATGGTGAATTACGAATGTAGACGGCGAGTTGACCGCCCACTCTTCCATAGAGTGATCTGAGATAAATACGTTAATATCTCCTACCATCTGCCTAAACTCATTTAGTTGCTGCTCAGGCCAGTTCTCGATAGGTAGAGTATGCTCCAGGTGGATAACGGGCAGTCTCAACATTTGGTTGACCTGGTGTGTTACCTGGAACTGTCCAAACTTTGATTGAGATAGGATAAAATCAAAGTCAATACCGTTAATGATGCTGTTAGGAGGAAGAGTGTAATAATTATCGGGGGGAACAGCGTAAGCACTATCCCACTCTTTACAATTATCATACCTAAACGCATAGAAATTATGCCCCGTCTTAGCTAACTGCTGTTGGTATCGCTCGTGTGTATCAAACGTAAGAATGTTGTACTTTTCTTTCGTTGGAAACAGAGCCTTGTTTATAATACTGCTTGTCTGTCTACTCATTCTCTAGTAGTTCCTTCATTCTTTTGCCTACATTGTAGTAGGAGAAGTTCCTAATCATTTCTGTAGTACAGGATACCCTCTCCTGCTTAAACTTTATGGGATTCTTTGTATACTCAGTGAATGCAAATCTCATAGCCTTCTTAATATCAGGCTCAGATGGTACAAACCAGTTCTCACGGCCCGTAAAGATAAACGGAAAAGCGGCGTCCGTACATTCACATACTGTGTAGTCACCCATTATTTTGTGACCAGCCTTAGAGGCCGTAATAAACTCTTGTGGACCGCCATGATCTGATGTGATTACGTAATTACCAAACGCGGCAGCGTCAAAAGTAGGAATAGACCAGGCCTCACCATGAGTAGCAGACACAAAACAGTCGCCGTATTGATGTAAGGCACATATTTGATCATCTGTGATATCCTCTGTAATAGTGATTTCGTTGTGATAGTCAGTAATGTTCCTATACATTCTAAGCTTAGACTTGATATCAAAGATCTTTTGATCCATGATTTGTCTTAGTTGATCTGATGAATGACCAAATTTTCTTACCTTTAAGATAAAACAAACAGGCTCAGACGGATTGAATTCACTGTGGAAACAGCGAATCATAGAGTCGAGGTTCTTCCTGTCGTTTAGGTCACCAATGTAATAGAACTTGAACTTACCTTCCGATTGATCGATATGAATCGGCTCGTACTTCTTCTTGTACCTATTTTCATCACATGGGTGGTGAACCACATGAATACTCTTATTGTCTATTCCGTCTTGCGATAGGTGTTCCTTCATTCTTCTATTAGGAACCCATACTTCGGTACCTAGCTGAAGATGTTCAAACCACGCCACATGCTTAATACTAGTAGACTCAAGCTCCGTAAAGACAATGTTCTTCTTAAACTTATCAGTTCCCACTAGGTGGTGAGGAAGAATATGCTGAATCAGGTGCGTGCAATCCGCCGTATCCTTAGCTTCTAACTCCAGAATACGTGGATGTACATTTTCCCGATCTTGTGTAAGGGTGATATTGCGACATACAACATCTACTCCTACATGATCAAGGGCGAGAATCTGAGAGGTAGCGGCAGTTGCCCATCCCCCATCTTCCTTATAATGTCCAATGTACAATACTTTCACGCCATTACTCCTGACAAGTGACTCCCACAGAATTGTGGTGGAGATAAAATTTCGTTCATTAGAATAAGCTGATCGTCAATGATAGCCTTTTCTAAATTGGTAATAGGTCTCTTTCTACGTTCTTGTAGTCGATTCCTAATCTTAACGGCCCTATTAAAAGCTGATTTATTTCTAGTCCACTCATCTTTATCAACACGATGTACGCCGTCTATGTGGCCGTGCTCTTTCTCCCACATAGTTTGGTAGAAGTTTTCTTTCTTAAACCACCCCATCTTTTTCTCCCACAATTTTAGGTTCCGCTACTACAAAAGGCTCCCCCTTAGATAGGGGGGTCTTCACAATATCCCACATAGTCATTACTTGTGGAACTTCCTTATTGGGATTATCTACCCATAACCACCTATCATTTGTATAGGACTTTTTTGGGTGTATTTCAATTTTCTTGATTTGCATTATTTTGTTGTCCTAGTTGTTGAATCCTTTGAACACGTTTCTGTTCCCAATGGTTACGGCGTTCGCATAGGTTCTTCATTTGATCATACGCAACATCAAAGTTGAATTCTGCACGCATCTGATTTCCATCAAAGGCCGCTGAAGACTCATTGAAATACATACCGCCCGTAGAACCCGTTGCACTCTTCAACATCAAATCGCGTGTTAAACGCGATTCAAAGAATGTGCCGGCCTTATCTGACTCCCCTAATACATTAGCAAGCAGCCATCTAGCCTGGTTGTTATACGCGATAGTATTCACAGTCTCCGCAGGAGGCTTAGGTTGTGGCTGATGTAGTTTGGGTTCCTGTGCCCATGCACCTTCATCGATCTCTACACTATCGAAGTAATTTTCCCACTGCTTAGCACTTTTATCCCACTGATAATATCGATCAAAGTTCTCACGACATACGGCTCCAGCAGTGGCCTGTTGCTTGTCTGTTAGATCAAAGAATTGATGGAATGTCTCTGATGCCGCCTTATTATCAGGTACAGCACGTAGGCAACCAGTCTCTAGTTCTTTATACAGGGCGGCAGGCTTGATCGGGTAACCGCCTAGTTTACGTAATACTGATTCCATAGCACTGTAATCGGTTCCGCATACAGGCACACCACATGCGGCAGCTTCAACTTGAGGAAGCCCAAAACCTTCACAATTGGCATACTGAGTATACAGATCAAAACAGTTGATAATATCAGACAGTCCCTCATATGATACCCCGTTCTTAACGTTAGATAGCGTACTTCCCCATTCACCAGTGTACTTAGACTGGCATACGGCCCCCTTATACACAGAGCAGAAAGGTTTCCCTGTTTGTCCACAGATATAAGTGAACATTACATTAGAGGAAATCTCATTCTCTAGAATCAATTCAGGAATTTCCCATCCCAAGTCTGGATATGAAGTATGGCAGTACAGGTAATAAACGGTCTTATCACCACTTTCTTTACGCTCCTGTAAAAACTGACTAAACGCCTTGAATAGATCAGGGTACAACTTACGGCGTTGGTTACGCATAACAGTACCAATGATCTTAGCATCGGGGTCAATACCCATTTTCTCTTTGTGGGCACGCTTATCCTCAACTGGAGCATAGGCGGGGTGAGCACTAGGCGGTGCTGATCCTAAGTAGTTGATCTTATCACCGGCCTGGTCTTGTAGAACCGTACCAGCCCAATCAGAATACGTAAAGCAGGCATCTGCACCAGCATACGTAGCAATCCACTGTCTGGCCTGTGGGCGAGCGTCAACTGTAGGCATTAACGCCCATTTGAAATACGGGCGAAATGGGCTACGCTCTGCAAAGTCGCAGTTATGGATGCAAAAGGAAGAAACATATGTATTATCTTCTTCTACCTCGAAGTTATGTACAGTTTCTCCATACGTTTCAGTGGTAACATTCTTAACAGTTAGCCAGGCATAACCGTTTTTAATTCTCTTTGCTGGTTTTATGCATATATTCAATTCATTATCGTATATAACTTTGAATCCGTCAAAACTTGTAGATCTAAATGAGAATATGTATCTATAATAATCTTTATCTATACCATCTATCTTATTCTTGTTCAGATTAAATGATGGCAGAATACCTAATCTTAGACATAGGCGGAATACTTGATGTGCTAATTGTTCACTCTTGGTACAATAAGATGCACGATCAGAATAGTACCCTCCATCCCCACGAAATAAACCACACAAGAAAGACCTAATTGAGTCATTAGATGAGTGGAAAAGTTCTGGAGACATTTTTTTATCACCAGCTAGAGATCCACAATATCCTACAAACGTTTCTGCTATTTCCTTACTATAACATCTAACAATAGTAGTATTACCTACCGTTTTAACTTTAGGAGCCTTTTTGAAATTGATATAAATCTGATTGGTAAAATCAGTTATCATTTCAGTTTCTGAAGAATTGAAAGTCAGTTGAACACCCTTGGGATTATTTAATTCTTTTTGACCTTCGTACATTATACAACCTTCGGCCATATAATATCCAAGCATCCTACAAAAACCCGTGTCTAAATCAATATCACCTTCTTTATCTATAGGATAAACAAGAATATCATTCTTTTCAACTTTTTGAGAATCAATCCATTCTAAATTTTCTTTATTAAACTTGCTAACAGGTAGATTTACTTCCCCATTTCTCTTTAGGCAATATACTGGATGATCGTCCGTAAGAGTTACATCAAATGGGCAATTCATCACATTAATGGTGTGTAAATCACCAAAGTATTCTCTCTCAAATTTATTTAGAACCTTCTTGTATCTACCTTCATGAGTTAGTACATGATCTCCTTCTATAATATCCTTAACTTTCTTTACCCCGTCTATTGTTATAATATTTGTATTAGGGGTCAAGCACATCCAAAAGTCACGAATATCGCAAACAATATCCGGTAGGAAATCCAGGCAAACGTGCTCAAAGATCCATCCACCAAACTGGTTAGCACCGTTGGAGTGATAGGAGTCAATTTCTTCCTTAGAAGCCTGTGGGTGACATTCCGTATTTGGCATAACGCCGTAGTATTTCCAGGGAATGTTAGCGGCCCTAGGGTCATTACGCTGACCATACGAAGCCATTTCCGCTAGTTCATACTTACCCGTTTTCTGTAGTTCATTCATGATCTCACGGGTATAGGTGGCGTATCCTGTGTTAAGGAAGGTGGCTTCACTACAAAACAATATTCTCTTACGTCTTGTCATGTTTAATTTTTCCTATTGTCGAGTCTCTAGTGTCAAATTCGCACTGTTGTCGCATTTCTTGTAACCCATTGATTAAAGCATCTATGAATGATCGAGTACTATCCTCTTGGGATACCATAATTTCATTACAGACCATATAGTATACGCCCCATTGATCACGATATGCGATTAATATAGGTATTTTCTTATCTCTAAGTATCAAATATAGTTTGTGATCACCATTAGAATATTCAACAGTTACCTGCCCCTTAATTTCTGGATAGTCATCAAATTCTGATGTATATATTGTATCGCAGTTTGTCATTCGAACTCATTTATCCTAAAGACACATCTATCATCATCACCATCTATATTCTTAGCCGTAGCAAAGATAGTGATGCTATCACCTCTCTTGTACGACTTAGCGATGACCTCCGCACCAGAGGCCCATGCCTCACAATAGAGATATGCGGACGTTTTACTTCTCTCATTAGTGCTCTTAGTAGTTCTGTAGTTGTCTACTACTATGCACAAGTCAAGAAAACTGACCCCGTCTCGTTCAATCAATTCAGGGTCTTCGTCTAGTCTACCAGTAAATACACACAAGTTCATAATTCGTACATCTTTTCTAGGATCATAGTCCCGTTATCGTCAACATTACCATAGAATAGGGCGTTGCAATCCTCGTACAATAGATGAACATTATTATCTCGTGCTTCTGGGAATGCAATAGCCTCAATGGCCCCGCTAGAGTCTTCCAATGTTAGGAAGGACATCATTTTCCCTTCGTTTTTACCTTTCTTCTTAATCTTGTGATTGTGAATCTTGGTTACGTTAGCGGCGATATAGATCTGATCGCCACGCTTACCGTCTAAAACGTCTTTACACGTAGTATTTGCCTGAGAAGTATCAACTGACTCAATCTTAGCAATTGAAACAGGACAGCCTATCAGCTTGATTTCCTCAGTGGCAACCCACATTGGGTCATCTTGCAAATCAAAAGGTGGATTCTCAAGCACAAAGATTTCATTGTTAATAGCCTCTTTCCTGCCTGGAGTATTAGTTCCGCCACCCTCTTTCTTGCTGGGGGCGAGACTCCTAAGCATGGAGATAGCATTATTCCACTTAAATCGTTCATAGTTGCTCTGAAGCCACTTAGTTTCATTCTTGTTCACGACACCCTTGAAGGACAAATACTCATACAGGGCCTTATTGCGGCTTAGTTTTGAGCCATTTCGTGAAAAGAATCCAATTGTACAGAGAGACGTAAATGCCCTCTTGTTTACCAAAGGTGATAGAAATAACAATACCTCTATCCAGGAGAAGTCTTCTAGGGGCTTTTGTAGCCATTCCTCTACTTCTCCTATAGACTCAAGGAACTTATCGCCGTTAACGCCCGTAAGAGACTTAACACTAGATAGTCCAAACCTAATAGTATGGTCATCTATGATCCTAAAATCCTTAGAATAACCACTTGAGTTAGGACAAGCAATGTCAATTCCGTAATATTTGGCGTCTGTAGCAAGTTCTCTGACTTCTTCATGTGGATCAAGGCTCGCTTTTGCGAATTCAAGTGAACTACAGAAGAATTCAATAGGGTAGTGGGCCTTGTAGTATGCCGTATCATAGGCATTGGCCGCATAACAGATGCTATGAGAATTAGAAGTGACTAATCCGTTACCATAAAAAACATGTTCATTACTATCTACTTCAATATCCATTGTAGGAATTATACCTACTTTTTTAATGCTGATAATTTTTGCAATATCCATTTTTCATTTCCTAATATGTCACATTCCCAAAAGCGAATTAGATCCAACGAATTATTGTTGCAAAACTGATTTTTCTTTTGGTCTCTATACCAATTTATTTTCTGGGTGTTGGTGATTGGCCCATCTGGGTAAAGTTTTGGATTAGAATGAAAATAATCTCCATCTACTTCTAATAGAATATCTATTTTTGGAAGATAAAAATCAAAAGACCAACAATCTATAACATACTCTTCTACATATTCTATATTTAAGTTAGCTAGTATAGATTGCATAGCTTGGTGAGGTTTCGTTTCTAAGTGTAGAAAATCTCCGTTCTTAATTCTTTTTAGAGTAGCCTCTCTCATTTTATTTTTAGATTCTTCGGAATGTTTTTTGCCCGTATGTCCATGTATACTTCTTTTTTTAGCTGATATAGATTGTTTCTTTTTTGTGTTACTAGAGACCTTTCTCCCTGACATTTTTGAAGAAACAGACATTAAGCTTTTTGAAGTGGTTTTATCGAGTCCCTTATTCCAAGGCTCAGAACCGTACATCGGGTTACCATTTCCCTTCCTATCTATTTTAGCCTCTTCGGACCATTTCATAGTACCAGGAAATCTACCACAGGCATACTTCTTATAAAAGAAGTTAGCACCTTTTCTACCAACCCCAACATTTTTACCACATATACCACAGGGGCATATTGGCCCGTCGTCAAAATATTCATCAAGAGAGATCTGGTGATATTCTTTTATATGATTTTTGAAGCATATAGCCCTATACGTACCCCCTCCACCATATTCGTCGATTATTTCTTGAAGTTCTTGCCCACAAATCTTACACTTGGCCCATTTGTTTTTTGGTATATTCATTAGTATGCCTTTTATTAAGGGTAATAAGTATCATGCTATTTATTATACACTAAAATTTCCAAGTCTTCGTCGATAATTTGGTATAAGGGTAGAATTCTTCCATCTTTTACCTTGAATTTGTGATCTATAGAACATACGATGGAATCGCCATTACTTAAAGTTACTTCATATGATTCCTTCTCGCCACTATCAACAACGTCAAGAACGTCAATAAACTCATCATCCCCATTTTCAATCGGAGCTAGCACTTTATCACCAACCTTGATTTCAAATAAACATTTTTGACCACTTGGTGTAATCACAACCGTATCTAGGGATAAACATTTGTTGAACGAGTATCTAGCTGACTTTTCAATCCAACCGAAGATCTCATCAGCTTCTTCTTGATTAACTATCTTTGTAATTATACACCCGTTTTCGAACTTTACACGCACTTTTTTCATCAAATCGGCCTTTTTTTTGCCAATTGCCTTACGAAGGTCATCTGCCTCCTGTAAGTTAAAGTCCGCTAGCTCTACTGAGATTGTCATCGCCTGCTCTTGGTATACAAGTACACCTTGAGTAGCAGCCAAGATAGGTTCTAGTGCAATATGAATGTATTCTAGTGGCTCTGTCCCGTTCTTACGGTCCACATACCACTGAGTCATTGACTTACCATCCATTATAGCCTTGGTACAATTATGGACAACGACGTTCCCAGCAATGAAATTATGATTTGGAGCAAGCATGGAGATATCATAGGTATCTTTTACCCCTACACTCTCTTTTCCAGTAAAAGTTCCCCACACAAAACCCTTATATTGAGGCAATATAAGTTCTTTTCTGGCTCTCAATAGGCGGAATCTTGGAATTTGACCTTCAGTATATTCCCTATGATGATTTGGACATAGGAAACACAAATTCTCTGCCGAGTTATCTACATATCTATTTCCATCAATATGATTAACATCTAGACTAGCTTTATTCCAGTCACAGAATAGACATTTCACCTCATAATTTTGATAGCATATCTCCTGAAAATATTTATTCCCACGCACGGGTTCAGTTAATCCATCTTTAACTGAATTAGATGAAGTTCGGTCGCCATTTTTAGCTAAAACGGCAATCCTATCTCCTACCTTTAGATCCTTTAATTCTATCCAACCATTTGGCGTAAGTAGTTTGTGATCATCAGTACATTCTAGATTATACCAATTACCAGACATTCTTCGATTAATTGCATCCTGAAGATATCTAACAACATTAACCCGAAAACACTCCTTTTTACCAGAGTAAATAACGTCTTCTACTGTATTTTCGTATAGTTTAGACGTACCATGAGTGGTATCCAAAGACATTATTGTATCATACTTATCACTATCTTTGAATATATCTCTAATTGCCACTTTCTTATGCCCACGCTTGTCATATTTCTTCACGTACACTTTCGTGTCGCCAGAAACACAACCTGGGCGAATGATAGCAATCAAGTCAGATAGCTGTTCAAGATTTTCTGGTTCGGTCTTTTTTGACCAGTTTGACTGTCTATCTAACTGGAAAATACCTTTTGTACGCCCTTCAGCGAACAATTCGACCATTTCTTGTGTAAAACTGTATCTACCCATCATTTTTGTAACCACTCTCCATTATATCCATCGCACGATGGATAAAATCCCATCTTGCGTCTGTAGCATGTTCTACCATAAAATCGATTACTTCATTAACCGCTTCAACAAACTCGCCCTTTAGTGCTAATTCTTCAAGTGGTGTCAATCTGTAACCGCTGGGAACAGTAATTTTATACTCACCAGACATGGTTAGAATCTCAAGTTCTTGTATACAGCCCTGTGGGTCTGTAGAAATCTTGTCATAACTTGGCAAGTGTGCTTAACGTCAACCAACGCATCATGAGCACCCTCGCCGTCAATCCCCATCATTTTCCTAATAGCGTCCATACTGATGGAGGTAACATCATGGTCATTCTCCATCCACATATACAAGTTATCCATCATATCGATCTTGAATACCTGACTAAACAGGGCCTGATCATTTCTCTTACTGTCCCACGGACCATATTCTTTACAGATACGGCGGATAATGGGTATGTCATAGTTAATTATATTATATCCTGCTGGAACTGGATTGAAGAATGGTTTACCGCTTGGGTTCATCTTATTAACAAACTGTTGGAACTTAGGCCATACATTCTTCAACTTAGGGGCAGCAGCTATTTCCTCCCTAGTCTGCCCTGTTACTTTAAGGGCGTCTGCTTCCAATGGAGCAAGGTTAGCTGCGACAGCCTTTTCATCATCAGTCTCGGCCCAAATCATAGACTGAAATTCGCCCATAGGTTTCAAAGTTCGCCCGTGTAAACCTATAGCAGCAATCTGAGTAGGTTGGCAGGTATCTGGGTCTCTACCGCCAGTTTCAAGGTCAAAACAAACAATATGCCTGGTATGCATAATTTACTTTCCGTTGCTTAGCGGAGTTAGAACGCCGCCGTGTCTTTCTTGTACAAGTTCTTCCATCAACATTACCTTATCCAAGTGTGTTAATCCAAGAACGTCAAACTTTTCTTGCCCAAGATCACCAAGATCGCCCATTTCCAATGCCGCCTTAACGTTACCATCTTCGTCTGTAAGCATAGGGCATACATCTGCTAGACAGTCTCTAGAGATTACTACACCCGCCGCGTGCTTACCATGTGACTTAAAGGTTCCCTCAAGGTCAATAGCCTGCTGGAAATATGGGGCAAAAACACCTTCTAACTTACCATCATAGTTAATATGACAGTAATCAATCAACTCTTTCTTGTTATGTAAGAGCGACCAACGAATAATGGATGGGTCATCCATAGATGAAAGCTGGTCAGAGATCAAAGATTCATCAGGAATGAACTTGGTCATTTCATTCATTTCACCAAAACCACAAGCCTCATTGACTCTCAGAACTTCCTTAAGGGCAGATTTACCCTGTAGTCGTCCAAAAGTAATCACCTGACCTACCTTGTCATGGCCGTAGGTATCCTTGATGTAGTCAATAATTTCATCACGCTTGCTGGCTGGCACGTCCATATCAATATCTGGTAGGGAGATATGGTCACCTGTATTACGTCCAGCGTTGTAGAAACGCTCGAAGATTAAACCGTATTCAATAGGGTCAATGGTTGTCACCCCTAGTAAATACGAAATTAAACAGCCTGCCGCAGAGCCTCGTCCGGGTCCAGTAAGCCACCCGTTATCTCTACAAAATCTGATGATATCCCAAACGATTAAAAAGTAACCGAATAGGTCAGCGTCCTTAATAACGGTGAATTCATGTTCGAATCTTTTACCGTACAGGTCTCTACCTTCACCCTCAATCCTACTAGTACCACCCAGTTCTCTCTTCCACCCCTCACGACATAGTTCCTTAAGGAATTCTTCCTCAGTCTCGCCGTTTGGTGTAGAGAAGTTAGGTAGAATAGGGCCGCTTAGAATGTTGTATTCTTCGCACTTATCAAAGATCTCCTGGAGAGAATTATGATTCTCTTCGTCCAGCATGTGCATCGCCGTTACTTGATCGTTATCTCTCACATACCAGTCATCAAACTCAAAGAATTTGTGTAGACCATCAGGAACGGCGGTATTACCCTTCTTGATCTTAGGGAGAGTGGTTTTTAGACTAGTACATAGTAATATGCGATGTAGTTCAGCCTGTTCTTTCTCTACGTAGTATGAGGAACGCAGTAATTCCGTCTTGACATAGAAATCATCACCGGAGATTGGTGAGTCGGCCTCATAGTCTCCTACAGAAATAAGGTTTCCCCTAGCACAACGCTCACGTAGGACGTGGTTGTCTACCTTTCCATCAACAATCGACGATACGATCTTAATTAGATCGAACCAACCATCCTTATTTTTGGCAAACAACTTGAATTTCTCAAATGAACAACCGATGATCGGTCTAATACCAGCTTTCTGACAGGCTTTGAAGAACTGCACGGAACCTGAAATAGAGTGATAGTCAGCAATACCACAGGCGGGGAATTCACATTTCGCACACTTTTTAGCAAGTTCGGCTGGTTTTGAGAACCCTCTTAGAAGAGAGTAGTGAGTGAAGTTACATAGGGGAAACCACATATTAGTCAATCCAATTCAACTGAAATTCTTCTCGTAGTACCACTTCTCTTTGAGATATAGCCCATTCGCAGTTCACATAAATGGAATCATTAACGTTTACTTCGATCATATCATCCTCCACACTGTATTATACGGGATCTGGGCCGTTTGTCAACCGATTTCCGCCCAGATTCCCAAAAAACGCCAACTATTAACCTGGGGCCTCGTAGTAACCAATACTGTGACCAGGGGCCGTTAGATCCACAACGGTTTTATCCATACCGTGTTCATCTAGATAGTCACCTACATACTGGCACATGTTAGTATTAGTGCCTTCCCAGTCATTCTTACAGTAGTGACAAATCCTCGTACACTTCCAGTGACTTCTATCTCTTGATAGAGGTTTTGGGTTATCGTTCTTGACAATGTCCTTATATCGATCCTTCAAGATTCCAAGGAATCTATCTCGGTCTTCATCCTCGAAGAATAAGGTGAACGGGCCACCCTGGTCTGGTCTGATAAAGTAGATGGTCATAATCACATTTTTGTAATCAGGAAACATCTTGGAGATAGCGTAGTGATACAATAATAGCTGCGGATCATTCTGCAACTTATCATAGTCCTTAACTTCGCCGGTTACCCAGTCTTTTCTTTGGCCGGTCTTCCAGTCTACTACCTCAATAGTGTCATCGTCAACCTTAGTTACAAGGTCGATAGTACCCTTGATGGCAAGCTGGCCCTCTAAATGATTACCCTGGGCGTCTACGAAGTCGTATTTAGCCCAAGGTTCCTCAATAGCCATATCAAAGTGAGGCTCTGGGTAGAGTATATCACGCTTACGCGGATCAAAAACGCCGTGCTCCATCACGACGTTCACAAGTTTAGTGACTTCCTTGCGGTCGCCCTTAGTCCACTTATGCTTAGAATCCTTAGTGTAGGACTCAAAACAAAGATCTTCCAGGGTACGTAGGAAATCGTCTGTGTAAAGTTCCTCTGCCTTGATTCTTATTTTACCAGTTACCTCGTCAGTACATTCGAGAGTCTTACGCTTAGGATTATCCTGCTCAAATTTCTTGAGGAAAGAGATAACTTCCATCACCTTATGGACAATGGTCCCTAACTCTGCCTTCTTCCCTGAATCTGTTCTATAGCCTAGTACGTAGGTCATGAAATACTGCATTTCGCAGAACTTGTAATTGACCATACTAGAACTTCTGATATACGCACACTGCATACTATTTCCAATCTGTTAATGGGTCATCTGTAAGAACGGTTATATCCGTGACTCCGTTCCCAGTATATCCCCTAAATTTGATTCCGCCGTCTACTTCTCTGATATATCTCAATGTTCCCGGCGGGTACTTGTGTCTACATGACTCCGATATACCAATAATCACCTTTTTCACCTTGGGATGCTTCTCCAGTTGTGTTACACTTTTACGTAACTCTTTAGCGACCGAAGTATGCTTACCTCTCATTTTACTGCTCCACTATAGGTAATTCGTCTACGATAGGAGTGAATAGTAGTTCAAGTTCCTTCTTGAGTTCCAGTAGACTACCATCCTTAAGTATCCTGGTGAAGATAGATTCATCAATATCATCAACGGAGGTTTCGCTGGCATGACCATCGGTGAATATATCACGCGGTAGTCTCAACACATTACCTGGTAGATTACGAATGGCCTCAGCCTCATTGGGAAATCTTACGTCCGCTATGATAGCAATTTCACTGCCGTCATTAACGATACGTCTCATAGTATCTGCGATCCATACCGGCTCCCAGATCTTACGCATAACATCGGTACCAAAGAACTGCATAAACTCACGGGCAGTCATTGCTCCTGCGGGGTGAAACACTAAACCCTCTGTCGTTCTCTTGTAGTATTCACCCAACCGACCACTTACTGATCTACCCCTATTGCCGACTTCGGGTGGTACTTCTGTCACCACCCCCGGCATATTTTCCCACAACAGATGTTCAATCTTTGTGTTCTTCTGTTCGTCTGTCCCGAATACGCACTCAGCCGGAACCCCAAACATATGAATACAGATATCCTTGAGGGTATCCGCAAAACTATACAGCTTCACATACGGCCAGATAGTAGTCTCCGCATACTCAGAGAACTCTGGGTCACGGCGAGTAATATCAAATACGGGCCAGGAATCATCCATCTGCCCCTTATTCTGAATTAGTAGTTGACCCTTATCACTAATAGTCCAATCCTTAATGGCCCCGATCTTTTTCAGGACCATACCGTGAATTACATTAGCACAAGTTCCTTTACCGGACTGCTTCTTGCCCGCAAACCCAAACACTTTCATAGTAATAATTCCCTTACTTTATCAATACTCATATCCCCGATGTCCTTTTTGTCCATCTTCGGAAATACCAATCTAAACATACGATTCAAGTCTCTCAAGATATTCTGCTTTGCCTCTCTACCGGGCTGATCATTATCAACCAGTACGGTAAGGGTAGTAGCCCCAGAGGATAGCAGCAATCCTTTTTGATAAGGTGAGATACTTTTTCCAAGGATACCTACACAGTTGTGGATACCCGCCTCATTCAAACGCCAGATATCACCTTGGCCCTCTGTGATATAGATGTTTCTCTCCACATGCTCAATAGCTTTGTGGTAGTTATACAGATACTTAGACTTACTAAAGCCATCCGAGTATATGTACTTCGGCTCCATGAACTCTTTTAGTCTACGTGCAATGAACGCTACCTTATTACCCTCTTCGTCGTGAATAGGTATGATAGCTCGCCTATGGTACTTACTACCATTCCAGCAATCCTCAACGCCGTATTCTCTAAGGGTGTCATGCTTAAAGCCGCGTTCGTCTTCAAAGTATTCTGACTTCCCAATAGTATTAGGCCAGATAACAGGTGGAGGGTTACCTCTTTCTACCCGTTTACCGAATATCTTCACAATGTCGTGTAGGTCAGTCCGCTCGATGTGCTCGGTTTGGATATGACCGCCGTCCAGATTATACAAACTTAAGAGGAAGCTAAGTGCTCCACTGAAGTCGCATTCTAAAACGCCGCTTACAAAGTCAAAAATACTAGTACCAAGATCAGAATGGCACTCATGACTCCAACATGCCCAACATCGCTTATCCAACGATATAGACAAGGACTTATCATTATCACTTCCATGAATAGGACAGCACATGAACACACTACCACTGTACTCTGTGTAGTCCAGGTTCAGTTCACTTAGTAGAAGATCGATGTTGTCAAGGACGACCGCTTCGACTTTTCTAAGATCCAGTGTGTTTTGTGTACTCATATACTTTTCTACACATATCAAGGAAGTAGCTTTGTTTGAATTTGTTTTTCATAATATTCAAGTCTTTATGTACCCAATGCCACTTTCGAGCGTTTATTTCTCCTGATTTTGGATAAAATGCCATAAAAGTCCGCAATTAGCAAGAGCGTAAGCCGCCCATACTAATCCATGAGGATAATCCTTACGTCTTACGCAATCAAATGCGGTAATCAAATAGCAACATGTTGCAATTATTATTGCTGGAATACCCATATTAACACACCGTAGCAATTACGATAAATAGGATTGACATTAATATATTGAGCCAACTGTTAGTTTGAAACAGAATTTCCTGACTTAACCTAGACATCTCTTTCATCTGTTCTCTCTCCTGTGTATTCCCACCTGAATCCTAGGATTAGGCGTTGCATGAGTCTATGAAACCAGTTAGGGATTTTACGTGTCAAACTGGGTCTAAATACTAATCCGTCCGTAATATTACAGGACCAACCAGAAGGTTTTGCCCACTGTACTTCGAACTTAGAGTCTTCAAAATTATGTGGAGACATTTCATTCCTCTATCTCAATAGGGTCTTCCGCACCTTGGATAGCCCCGGTTCTATTTCGTTCCTCAAGTAATTCATCCCTAGTATGCAATTCAGCTATTCTAGAGTATGCACCTTCCATGAATAGGTTGATGTAGTTACCATCTTCCATTCCTGGCCCGTGACGAGCTACAACTACTACCATCTTACGGTTACCGTTATCCGGCCCGTCTTCTGCTATTTCCTCATCGGCCTTAGTCTTGAATACGGTCCATGAAGTACATAGCCAGATCAAACGGTCAGAACCACTAATAGCCGAGGTAGACTCTGATGTAATACCATCGCGGTTCAACTGAGTAAGTGCAACACATGCAAAGTCATACTTTACGGCCATGTTATGCAGAGAAGTAATCTGGAAACCCAGGGCCTGGTACTCTTGTACGGAGGCACTAAGACCGTCACTACTTGTTAGCTTCAGGTAGTCATAGATGACCAAACAGTCATTGGTACGGCCATTTTCATCCACACCAACCGTTCTTACGATCCACCGTTTAATCACATTTAAGATGTTCTCAATAGGCTCGCCCGACACATTTAAGTAATGAACTGGTAGTTCTGCGACTTCCTTAGAGGCGTCCCACAGATCCGCCAGCATTTCCTCATTCTCATCGAATCCACCAGTTGCTACCGTGTTAATAGGTACGTTGGATAGATTAGACAGATATCTGTTAAGCTGGTCTTCCTTACTCATTTCCGTATCTAGTAGGAGCACAGGAATTCCCTGACGGCCTACATTGATAGCGGTATTAAGGGCGAATACGGACTTACCGGTCTTAGGGCGTGCTGAAATTAAGTCAACACACTTACGGCGGAAACCTCCACCAATGGCAGCATCGTATCTAGGAAAGCCACTAGATATACCAATTTGATCACATTTGTTTGCAATAAGATAATCAACGTATTCTTCAACGGCCTCCCCAATCAGTTCAGGATTCTTTGAAGTTGAATCCTCCCTTAGTAGTTCATTTACGGGGTTTTCAATCATGTTGATGATAGAGTCAATACTTTCATCGCCCGTTACATTTTCAATCTCCCTGATAAGGGTACCCATTGTCTTCTTAGCTTTTCGTAGAAACTCATACTTCTTGACCTGAACGGCCTGGTGAAATACGTTTGCCTTACGAATAGGGAACTGCATGAGTAGGTTAATGTACTCAAGTTCCTGTGGGGTATTGATAACATCTGTAAGCTTCAAGTGACCAGCAGCACCAAGGATGGACGGAACATCTACTTCCGCCCCATCCATAAGTACCTTTTCTACGCACTTGAATAGTACAGCATTATTACCATGTGTGAAGCACCCAGGGGTAATAAAGTCAGACACGTCGATATAGCATTCCATACCATACGACAGCAAGCCAGCTAGAACTGCTCGTTCTGCACCGGCGTCCACTAATACGCTATCCACTTATCTTCTTCCTCCACAATCATTACACACATTGTACTTACCGTAAATGTGGTCTGCTCTTTTTTCGAACTCGTCGTGACACAGATTACACCTTACGGTCTTATACGTAGGGGCGTTCCTAACTCGTGCCGCTAACTTAATCTCAGGGGTATCAAATTCTTCCCCCTTAGACTCTGCTCCGTCATCTGTCCACTGGTTTCCCTGCCAAGCTACAGCTTCGTTCTTAGCCTTAATCTTTCTACTTGGAGCGATGAATTCAGACTGGTCCCTTTTTTGAACCGTTTCTGATACTCGTTCCTGTTCTTCTTCTACTTGTGCTTCCTGAACCATATTCTTCAGAAGTTCCGCCCTCTGATCATCAGTTAGTGAGTCTATAAATTCAGGTGATAGGTCAGCAAATTTCATAGCCGTTTCCCCTTTTCGTTTAATAAGTCTATCTTTTTTCTTAGGTTGAAGTCCTTACTTGTAAGTGACGCGATCCTGGCCTTCGCCACTTCTCTGAACTGATCTAGTTTTACGGCGACCGTATTCTCTCTAATAAGCATCTGCTCTTTAAGTTCATACGGCCCGTATACATCGGTCAGATTATGATACTCACGGGCAACCATACGTCTAATATGGTAATCACAATAGTCTATGACCACCTGTTGTTTAGCTTTCTGGCTGGCTACATGATCGAGGTAACTCATAAGGGTGAGAGCATAGTTAAAGCACTCGTCCTGAGATAACTCCCTTAGTTGATCCATACTTAAAGACTCAGCTTCTCTGAAGTTGTCAAGCTGAACAGGAGCCGCTAAGTCTTTGTTCTCCAGATATTCGTCTACTCGTAATAGGAAAGACTCTAATCTGTCATCAGTCTCTGTATTCAATTTGTTTTCCCCAGTCATCTTCCTCGTCCCATCTGAACACTACAAGGTGAATATCATTTAGTTCGCACCACTCCCGTTTGATTCTGTCTCGTCTCAGGGCGTCTATCCACCCTGCACGGCCCTTATGGAAGTGGGCAACAAACTCATAGTGCTGCCTGCCATTAACTTCTATAGCCAACGATAGTGTTGGTATGAAGAAGTCAAGGTATAAATTACGGGCGTTACTGTTACTAATCTTCATTTCCTCAAGAATTTGGTAACTCTTGAACTTATCCTGAAGTAAGGTTCGTGCTTTCCTATGGGGGGCAGAGCGTTTCTGTCTCCCATCATTATCCGCGATTACCCTGTACTTGTGTACATTAACAGTAAAGTCCCGCCCGTTTAGTCCTTTGAATTTCATAGTGGAATTGCCTGAATTTCATCATATAGCAGTTCACCGATTTCCGGGTTATCATCCATCCACCTTACAAGGTTAAGGATGCCCTGGAATTGGAATAGTTTACCTACGGCGTCTTCGTCCGATGGATCTACATCGTTACGCTTACAAACCTTTTTCATTTTAGGTGTGTCTTTGTTATCGATAGCTGCTGTAATAGTGTACCATGAACCAGCGGGTTTAATGAAACCAAGTTCTGCGGCCTGATGTACGATTTCCTTATTCTTATCGACACCAACACCCCAACGTAACCAACCTTCAGCTTTAGATCCAGGCTTACCGCCCGCACCAGAAGTCTTAATCTTCCAATACAACTGCTGACCTATTGATTCCTTACCTTGTTCCCAAGGGGAGAATCCACCTAGATCAAGGATGGTGCTAGCCTGGTATTGCAACTGGTTACCACCGTCCATAACAGTCTTTGCTGCTCGTGGGGAGATCGCACCAGTATTAGCAATCTTATGGGTAATGAAGATAAGGATTGCTCCAGTTCTCGGAACGTCTCCACTTGTTCTCTTGAGAAACGATCCAAGTAGCTTAGGTAACCCCGCTCTAATACCCGATCTGATTTCACCTGCTAGTTCTTCTGCTGGTAACATGTTAGATGTACTATCGACAATCAATACAAGGTTAGGAACCTGTCTAACCAATAGTTCCGCCGTATTAAGATACATTTCAGCGGAGATCTCAAGTTGTTCCGGTGTAGGTCCAATGATATTCATTGACTTATGATCAAGGTTAGTTATCTGGCATAGGTGATGCTCAGTCAATCTACCTTCAGTATCGAAGTAGTAAATATTCTTGTCATGGTATTTCTGGCAATGTGCTGCGAAACTTAGTGCGGATACTGACTTACCAGCTTTAGGTGGGCCTGAGATAACATTGACTGTTCCTTCTCTAAGACCGCCCCCAAGTAAATCATCTAGTGCTGGGGAGAACGGAATAACCTTCAATTCCTGTAACTGATCAAGAACTTCATGACCTTCACTTGCGATCTTTCCAATCTTTTGATTGATTGTGTTTAGTAGTGGGTTATCATACTTAGTCTTGACTTTGTTGATGTTTATCTTTGGTTTCTTCTTGTCGTCCGCCATCTAAACCTCTCAATGTGTTAATGCCACCCTTCTTTCCGAAGGTAGACTTGCGTTGTACGGGATTTGTTTTTACATCAAGATCCTGAGTTTTCTTAGGAGCCGCATCCAGGATCTTTTTATACTTCTTGATCGCTCTCTCTACACGCTGGTTATTAAGTGAAAAAACCCCCTTCAAATCGGGGGATTGTACGGCCTGCACTACAGGCTTTTCACCATATTTATTTATCAGTCCGAGTGCCAGCATGACTTGCTTCTTGAACTTCCAACTCCACTTTTTATGATTCCAGAACTTGTATGGTAAGGAGCCTACATTCTCAAACTCCGCAAAGTTCATAATCATCTTCTCGGCTACAAACGCAGCACACGTACAGTAGCCACCAGTTGATACATGCTTGTACTTACTCTTCTCCGAACGTTCTCTCTTCATAGTTGATCACCATATCCTCAAAGCACTTTTCCAGTGGGTCCAGCATTGATCTTTCAACTACTAACTCAGGAACCTGCCACCATTGTTTGGAGACTAGTCCACCACGTTTCACTCTACCAGTAACAATAAACTCGATTGTATCTCCACCAAACTGACCCTTAGCGGCCTTAGCAAGATACATTCCATGCTTACTAGTTTCTATATTCACTTCGTGTGATCTGAACTGTAGAGACATTTCCGAAATAACTGCCCCAGTCGTCTCGACTATGTTTTTGACCTCTGTCCATTTATCCACAAGATCCACCCCAGTAAAGAAGAAATACTCTCCACTACTAAGATAGACCTTGATCCACACTTGTGACTTATCAGATCGATAAGCTTCTAACCAAGCTTCCTTCTTGTTCATTACTGCTTCTTACTAGGGGCAATACACTTGGACATACGATCAGTGATTTTAGGTCCGCTACCTCGCATTTCATGTAGTAAGTCACCTATCTGAGATTCACCCTCAGTCATTACAACCGGGTTGTTCTGCGTAGGAATAGGTTGCCCTACATCGAAAGACTTTTCGTGTAATTCCTGCTCTGCATCAGCTAGAGCAAGCACATACTTGGAAATGGAAGACTTAGAGCGATCCATTTCTTTAGCCAGTTCGTCAACACTCATAGTGTCAATATGACCCTCGATGTAATATTTCTCGTACTTGTTTAGTGGTCCTGTTTTAGCCATTAGTTCTACCCCTTTCGGCGGATCTTAAGAATGTCTGTTTCTTCGTAGTGAGAAACAACATGTAATCATTAAAAATGTTTGGTCTAACTCTCACCATACGAATTTCTTCGGGGTGAAACTTTTTATACTTGTAGGGGCCGTTCGGATCGAAAAGCGTCCCGCCGTACTCCCTTACGTAATATACCGTGGAGCCGTTTTTTGTCGTCATTTTCGCGAAGAATTTCTCGTTTTCGCCGGAAATCACGCCGCCATCTTTGTTAAACCAGACTTCATTATTCTCTTCTAAGAGAACTTCGTCTTCTATGAATCGCATTAATCACCTTCCATTATGTATTTACGTTTCTGGTCGGCATTCATTTTTGCGATTTTCTTATTGGTACCTTTATCGGCTTCCCACCACTCTTTTTTAGGTGGTGGATTAAGTTCCAATTCCCTGGCTTCTTTTTCTCTAATTCGACTCTTGTTCTTATTAAAGTTACGTTCAGCCAGTTGACCAATAGTGGTAGCATCCCCCTTTACAAAAGAGGTTAACCCACCAAAAACTATTCTTTCTAAACTATTCTTTCCGCACTGCGGACACTTTCTCTTTACATTAGCCTTGATGGACTGCTGTATTTCGAAATTGTGTTCACACTCGGAACACTCATACTCATAGAGAATCAATTACAATACTCCTTATATTTATTGTATTTTCTGTCCAGATAGATAGTAGAATCTTTGTATAAAAAATCAAGGATTCTTCTAACTTGAACATTACCACTTATAGGTAAGTGGTATGTATTCCTAGATGACCTTTGATATAACTTAACATTAATACCAAGTCTTTTCTGAATAGAAGTTAACATTTCTTTAGTTCCAATAATAGCCAGTCTAATATTGGATTTTTTCACATCAAATGTGATACATCCATCCCCATCAAAATATCCTCTAATGAAATGTTTATCAATCTCTGAGGGAATTTGTGGATATTTCAGTATCAAACTTTTCCTTGGCACACAGCCCAAGCTCATCAAATCTTGACAAAGCTTGTTAGACACATGAGAGCTATGGCAAGATGAATTTTTGTCTAATTGACGAACCTCTAGCATCGAATTGACACATTTATGAAATTTCTCTAAATGTTTATAGTCTGATTGCTTCAGATTTATATCTAATCTAAAAGAATCACCATAATATGAACCAACACTACCGTCAGCCATAATAAATCCAAGCCAGTATCCAGATTCTTCTGAATCAATAGATTCAAAAAAGTTCTCATTTAGTATTGGTGGTTTTTTAACCCCCCATTTTCTCATTCTACTGTAGAGAGTATTTCTAGATACTCCCAATTTTTGGGCGATGTCTGTAATACTGACACCATCGGATAATTCTTGCTTGACCAGTTCTTGGTTTATTTCTTTCATTATTACACCTCCAGTAGTATTATACACTGGATCTGTATATGAATGCTCAATAAACTGGTATTTTCTACAAAATCATACAAACAATCATTCCTCACTCTCCACGGCCCGTAGGATACGCCCGATAATATCGTGACGTTGAATGTCTCTGTTACTCATACGTGTAACACCAACACCCTCAATTCCATCTACAAGTTCAATAAAACGGTTAAGCCCGCTTCTGGCTGATAGGTCAGTCTGTTTTACGTCTCCGTTTACCAGAACCTTAGACCCCTTACCGATACGGGTTACGAACATTTTAATCTGCTCGAACGTACAGTTCTGAGCTTCATCCAAGATCATATAAGTGTTATCAAAGGTGGAGCCACGCATCATTTCTACAGGGCGATACTCAATTCTCGGAGGAACGTCGTTTACGTATTCGCCGTAATATTTACCAAGGAAGTGCCTGAAATGTTCTTGCATAGGCATCAAGTAAGGGGCGATCTTATCCATGATTTCTCCTGGAAGGTGACCAATCTCTTTACCTGTCGCTACTAGCGGCCTAGCAATAACTACTCTATTGATTTTGTTGTAGAATAAATGTTCAGAGGCTATGCCAGCGGCAATATAGGATTTACCTGAACCACTCGGCCCCGTACAAAATACTACATCATTCTCCGAAATGGAGATAATGTAGTCCTTCTGATTATTAGTTTTTGCCTCTACGCTTCTAAACTTGAAGCCCTCATCTTTTTTTCTTGATGACCTTCTTTTTGTCACTTTGTTGACCTTTACGGTTATTCTGAACCCCCATTTTTATCCGCCCTCTCTATTGAGGCAGCGGTGGTGAATCCATCTGGGTATCGTTTTTGTAACTTGATTTGGTTAAGTTCTGCACATTCTTGCAGATCAGTCCCTGTACATAGGCATAACGCCTTGAGATAGTACAGCATATCGCCAATTTCTTCCTTGACGTTATCCATATCCAGTTCTCTATCATAACACTGCCACCTTTTAATGGCATCAGCTATCTCACCTGCTTCTCCGCAGATTCCTAATGTAGCATGAAGCGAATCGAACGCCCCCCAGTTTTCTTTCAGGTTATATGTCCTTGTAACTGTCTCTTCCAAAATCTGATCTACTGGTTTGCTCATTTTTCTTCCTTTCGTTTTTGATCCCCATCAGTGTTTCTATACACATTCTGGGAGGTTTTCGAGTTTAATTTCGCCCATTTTTCCTGTAATTTGGCTAATTGAGCCTGTTTTGCACGAATATCGTGTGTTTTATCGTAATTCACTAGTCGTCTCCACTAAGAATATCTACGGTGTTCTCGAACACCCTTACTAACTGTGGTGACATGTTGAACCTATCTGCATTAACCTCAATGGATTTGCGAATGTTACCATCGTTGTGCCTTTCCGATGCGGCTTTCCAGTCGCATAACATTTCCATTAGGTCAATAAGGTTCATATCATCGATACCATTCTTATGGTGTTCAGGATGATGCCTGTTCTTAGCGTAATGATGATCTAATGCTGGAGCCAGGGCCTCTCTAAATCCATTGTATTCCTCACTGCCATAAGTACATGCGGCTAGCTTAGGGGTATACTCCGTAAATAGACTGACCTCTGGTTCTTCTAGTTTACTTTGGTCATGGGTTTCACCTCTTCTAATAAGTACATTAACACACCTATTGATAAGATTACGAACACGTTCAATATGTCTGAACGTATGAAAATTGGTTGCTTCTTCTTCTTGTTTAAGAGTCATAGTTAAACCTCTCTTTTTTGAATCCACACCTTGGGCAGGTATAGATTCCCATACAAAAACAGTGTGATCCAGATGCAGACATCCAGCATCCACACTCTTCACAGTGAATTGATCCTAAGCAGCCACCACCCTTAAGTCTCCATGAATAATCGGGTGGATTATCAAGATCAACAGTTTGACCTGTATCTCTTACATACTCTATTGGCATTATAGTAATCCTCCAAGATCCATATCGTATAAATCGTTCTTACTAGCTCCCTTCTTGTAACTAGTAATCTCATGTTCTTGTGGGGCCACTTGAACGGCTCCACTGTTCATCCAGGCATCAGTCCAACCTAATGGATTTTTACCTACACTATCGTATGGTAGACCAATAGCCTTACGGCGACTCATACACAACCAATCAATATAGTGGTGTAGTGCAGTCTCAGACAAACCAATTATACTACCGTCTTTGAATAGATACGAGGCCCACTCTTTTTCTTCGTGTGCCGCCGTCTCAAACATCTTAACTGCCATGTCCTGGCATTCATTTGCCGTTTCAATAAATCCTTCTTCCTTCACTCCGTGAAGAATCTTAAGGATCTCTTGTGTGTTGTATAGGTGAAGGGCTTCGTCTCGCTTAATCTGCTTAACAATATCGGCGTTGCCCACCATCTTCTTATTCTCTGCAAAAGCGAAGGCACATACGAAGCTTACATAAAATCTAATAGCCTCAAGTATGTTGATACTTACAATAGTCATATAGATTTGCTTCTTAACATCCTTCTTAGAACGCCCCTGAGCAATCTTATTCAATACATCGTATTCTTTTACGGCCACGTCAGCACGCCGCATGATCTCATTGTCAGTTAGAATGTTATGGAATACATCACTGGGGTCATTGTACACATTCTGAATAATGTACGTATAGGCATATGAGTGAATCTGCTCAAACGCCGCCCATGTATTCAAGCAGGCTTCTACTTCGTTGTTACTAACAAACTTCTGTAGTACCGGAACGCCCCTACAAATCACAGAATCCATCATAGTCTGATATTTCAGATTACTGGTAAAGATGAATTTCTCATTAGGGGTCATGATCGCATCATCTTTGAAGTCATTACGGTCCTTCTTCAACTCGATCTCTTCAGGAAACCATACAAACTCCCACTGCTTACGGAACAGGTCCGCAAACACAGGATACTTAGGATCGTGGTACATCTGAATACCTAGACCTTCTCCCAGGAAGATAGGCTGTTTCTTTTGATCTACAAACTCTCTGTTTAGTAGTGTGTCCATTACTTGATACCTCTCAGAATGTGGGCGATCATATCAACGGTCCACCCATTTCCAATCATTTTATAGCGTTGTGTGTTACTCACACCTTCAGTGTAGTTATCAGGGAGAGTCTGAAGTCTTTCGCATTCCAACGGCGTCAACATACGATACTCCAGATCCTCTTTGTCTCTATCAATCTTCTCCAGGAAGACCAACTGCCGTCTACTCTTCTCAAAGTATTGTTTCAGGTTACCGCCCTTAGCATAGTTTGCGTCTATGCAGTAGGACTTGTCTCTATCTACCACACCGCCCTGGATAATATCCTTTAGTAGAACACCCTTATCTTCAGGGGGAGTGAATGGAATGTTAGTCCAGTACAATCTATTACGGAGTTGTGCTGAGACCAGGCTGCTGTTCATCTTTACGGGCTGTACGCCAAGTGCCTTAGAGATCACGTCCTGTGACTCCTGCTTCATGTTAACGTTCTCTAACAGGAAGTATTTTGGCTCACACTCGTCCAACAGTCTCTTGAATTCAAAGAATAGTTTACTACGGGGATCATCAAAGTTCAGTTGTCTACCAGCGAATGAGAATCCCTGACATGGACTACCGCCCATAACTAGGTCATATCTAGAAAGGAAATCTCCCTTGATAGTAGTAATGTCCCCTATCTGAAGGGTTTCTGGGTAGTTTTTTTGAGCGATCTGTATCGCGTACTTATCAATCTCAGATGAATAATACACTTCTGTATCAATTCCCGCTCGCTCAAGAGCTACCTGCCCACATGATATTCCATCAAACGTACTTAATACGCTTAAACTCATCGCATTAGTCCTACAAATACTCCACCAACACAAAATCCAATTAGAAAAGTGCTCAACACCAAAAGGCCCGCAATCAAACAACCTCTATCAAGGATAGGTTCTTTATATTTTGGCGGTTCGTATGGATTCTTTTCACTTTCCTCACACAAATCCAAAACATCACGTACAATGTTGATTCCCATTAGTAACTTCCTAGTAAGGTACCTTCTTCACATTCCAAAATCATAAGTTCAATATCGTTACAGACTAAAACACCTTTACAAACATCCTCATACCATTTAAGGTACTCTTTCATGGTCTTGTGAAAGACCTCCGTTATAGGAATACCTAGAAACAATTTTAATCTTTCGTGTTTATATTCCTTGTAATCAAGGGGATTGTGAACACATTCTTGGATTAAATCGTCGTATGCAGTTTCATCAACATAGAACCTTTTTGGTGTCAATTCATTCCTATGAGCTACTTTGGTCATAAGGAAACATAATCTTTTGGTTAACCTACCTGCTAGGGCATCACAATCGTACACTAATATGTTACGATCAATCCCATCTTCTATTAAATTTAATATATCATTAGATACTACAAACTCCACCTTCACACCCCATTTCCTATAAACTTAATTCTTGCTTCAATAGTAATCAAAAACCTGACTTAAATAGCACATGCACCACTCTCACAATTTAGATCTTTTTCCGTATCCCCATCGGAATCAGGAGTATTACAGTAATAAAAGTTCTTCAGGCCATACTTGTATCCGTATACCTGATCCTTAACAATTGCACTTAGGGGGATATGACCGCCCTCATAGTGATTATAGTTGTAGTACAAGTTCGTACTCATACCCATATCCATGAACTTCTGGATAACTGCGGACATATGGATAATAGGCTTATTGCTCTCCATATCCCATGCCAGGTCATAATACGAGCGACGGTTATAGAAGTTCGGTACAAGTTGTTTCAGGACGCCGTTCTTCGCCTTCTTAAATGACAGCAAAGCACGAATGAGTTCGATTCCATTGGTGCTATTTTGAATTAAACTGGACGACTCACACGGCATCTGTGCTGACAGCGTAGAATGCCTCAGACCAAATTCCGCGATTCTGGCTCGCAGACCTTCCCAGTCCATTGTATACGACGGAGCCACGATTGTGTCAACGTTTTTTTCGTACCAATCAATCGGAAGTAAACCTTTTGCATATTTGGTATCTTCAAAACCCTCACATGGACCTAGTTTTTCTGCTAATCTACAACTTTCGTTAAGTAAGTGCCACTGAATTTTTTCCATCATTTCGTGGACCATTTCCAGTGCCTCTTGTGAAATATAGCTGACCTTGTGCTTCGCGAGGTATCCTGCTAGATTGGTTATGCCAACACCTAGAGATCTTCTTTTTTTTGTAAAATTCTCACCGGCCTTAACTGGATAATCTTGGTAGTCTATAACACTGTCTAGTGATTTAACTACAATCGCACAAGCCTTCTGAATATCCTGATCGGTATCTAGTTCAAGTAGGTTTAGGGCGGATAGTACACAAATACCAATTTCACCGTCTGGATCTTCAATATTGTAGATAGGCTTAGTGGGCTGAGTAATCTCAACACATAAGTTGGTCATCTTAACCGGGATATCCCAAGGCCCGTTAGTATTCACATGATCTATGTTCATCGAGTAGATGCGGCCCGTTTGTAGGCGTTCTCTAGCAAAGATCTCTACAACCTTTCTTGCAGGAACTTTCTTCTTGAACTTAATAGAGTATGCGTTTTCATACTTAAGGTAGAGTCTTTCAAACTCTTCATTGTCCCCAAAAGCGTCGTACAACCCCTTACATTCATGTGGAGAAAATAGTGTGATATCCTCATTAGCAATCAACCTATCATAGAATAGCTTACAGAACTGAACTGTGTAATCCAGTTTTCTAACACGATTATCATCAGTGCCAGCATTATCCTTAAGGACTAGTACATCCTCAATCTCGTAATGCCAAAACGGAATGTTCACGTTAGCGGAGCCACCACGTAAACCATTCTGAGACGTGGATTTTACGGCGGATTCAAAGTTCTTCAAATAAGGAATAAGCCCAGTATGAATTACTTCTCCACCCCTAATGGGTGAGTTAATAGGGCGAATCCTACCAATGTTCACACCAATACCTGCTCTACGGGCAGTGTACTTACCAACGGCGTGTACGTTGGAAAAGATACTGTCAAGTTCATCATCTACGTCTACTAATACACAGGAAGCGAACTGCTTGATGGTAGTCCTCACTCCCGCCATAATAGGGGTTGGAAGGTTCACCTTGAACGTAGAATAGGCATCATAAGCGGCCTTTACTTCTTTTGGTTCGTCAAATAAACACATAGCAATAAGCATATAGGCAGACTGCGGCGTTTCATACAATTCGCCGTTCGACCTATTCTTAACCAGGTACTTATCTACCATCTGCTGTAGACCAGCATATGTGTACTGATCGTCTCTGTCATGAGAAATGAAGTCACCGAACATTCTTATTTGCTCAGGCGTCCACTTCTTTAGAATCTCCCTATCATACAGGCCGTTGTCTACATTTACCTGTATAAACTGCAAAAAGTCTGGCGGGGTCATCCCTTTCCAGACTTCTTTTCGAATCGACATGTTTAGGAGTCTTGCTGCTGCATACTGATAATTAGGGGCCGCTTCCGAAATAAGATCATTAGCGGATCTTATCAGAATCTCATGAATTTGCATAGACTCAATTTTATCATAAATAGATAGGCCCGCATTCATTTCGATATCTGATGAAGAAATACCTGCTAGACCATCAGTTGCCCACTCAACTACTTTATGGATTTTCTCCACAGAATACGGCTCTAGCGTGCCGTTTCGCTTAGTAACTTGCATAATTTCCCTATTGTAACAAAAAGATCTAGGACGAAAGAAAGGAACGAATGAAAAAAAAGTTCGTCCTAGATCTTAAGAACTGTTTTGATTAGCCCCATCATAGTTGATTTATCTAAAGCCCCAATTCTTTGTAAGACTGGGTTCTCTCGATCATCGTTAGAAAAAATGAGTATGGTAGGGTAGTTAATTAAAGAATCGTTAGTCTTACGCATAAACTTACTGTACTTCTTAAAGTACGGTCTATGCTTATCAACGGTGTCGTCCAGAAGGAATAATCTAATGCGATTCTTATCTAGAAAATCCTTCATGTCGTCATTAGGATCAATTTTCCTACCGTCCTCAGTTTCTCCATCATTTGGCCAAACATTATACTTCATTCTCATGCATGGAGCACACCACTTGGCTCCCATGTGGTATATAGTATACTTATACTTTTGCTTTGCAGTTACTGCGACCACTTCCTCACCCTCCTGTGCGTAGACCTCTACGCTACATAATGGTAGGAAACTAATCAAAAGTAGCAATACAAAAAATCTCATCGATCTCTCCTGCCAGTTAAAGAAGCGGCTCCATCAGGACGTAACGCCCTAGTGAAACCGCTTCATAAAACTCAAATTTTTCACTCTTCGTCAGAATTATCTCTTAGCCATTTTACTATTCCATCAATTGCCACTGCTGCTACAGGAACAACAAGTGGACCCCACTGACCGAAATCAATTTCGGACATTACTGAACCAATCCATGTTAGGGCTGCTGCTAATCCGACAAATGCGGCAGTTCTAGCTAATTCTGGAAGATCATTGTTATCCAGCTTAAACTTTTTTGAAGTTGGTGTAGTCATTTAGATTACCCCCTTATCAGAATCAGACACCATGCATACAATATAGCAAGCACAATACTGAAAGATGTGACCCTCTTTAAGAAGGTGTCCTGAATGTCAGATTCCTGTTCATGCATAGTATAGCTCTTGATGTGACAAAAAGCCGCTACACTACCTAAAATCTGTCTGAATGGGATATTAGCAATTACTCCATGTTCAAAGAAGTCATCTGCCTTGGAATGCCTAATGAAGTCTAACGACCACGGGATATTCCAGTACATATTATCTAATGTCTCCCCAAGGAAACCAATTGCTACACCAATAATAAACCACTCAGCGGCGTCTTGTGGTCCTCTTTTGAAGATCTGAATAGACTTCGGACCCCAAAGAAACACAACGACGGCTGATAGAATAATGGTTGGAGTTGTCAAGATAACGGAAATCAGTTCCGCTATTTCTAGATAGGACATTATTCATCCTTTTTAAGGAGGGCAATAACATTGTTACTTAGCTCCTTCAGGTCTTCTCTAGCTTGATTATGACCCTCCATCATTCCTTCTAGTTTACCAACTTTTTCAGACATTGCAACGGCCCATAAGTTTTGCTCGTGGTGCTTTTCTTCACACTGGTCAAGCTTGGCCGTTAGTTCTGTTTTACTCTCTATGAGTTGAGTTTGAGTATCATTCATTTGTTTATACACAGCTTTCCAGAGAACTGTTACTGCACCAGATAACGCAACGACTATTGGAGTAGCGTATTTAACGAACTGCCAAAAAACGTCTTTGTTTACCTCTTGCTCTACGGCCTCTTTTACACTATTAACGATATCCGCATTTTCTACGGCTATTACGAGAAACTCGAACATTCCTTACTCCCCTTTCCGAACTTTGAAAAAGACCCCCACCGAAGTGGGGGTTGAAATCACTTTTCAAAGATTAGACAGAGTTCGCAGAATCGCGAGCCTGATACTCATCCGTAATAGGTTCAGCACTACCGTCCATGTAGGTTAGTTCACCTGGAACTGCCGCTGTTGGGTTAGCCGCATCATCAGTAGCAGCATGAATACCGCCACCGGATGGAGCAACGTGAGTAGACAAGCTACCTGCGTTAGAACCCTTAGTGTAGTTCGGAGTAATGTCTGTACTTGGTACAGCGTATACATCGAATGTTCCGCCACCCTCACCCAACTTGTAGGTAGATAGAGTAGACTGGATTGAACTACGAGTAGTCTGCTGACCATTAAAGTCAGTATTACCACCCTGCATAATAGTGTTTGCTACACCACCAATTGTAGTAGTATGGTTACCACCAACAATCAGCCAGTTATTAGCCGTCATAGTGTAAGCGATGGTACCTGCGGCAACAGCCTTAGTGGTACCTGCACGGTCAGTAGTAGCTGCACCACTACCGCCGATTTCATAGACCTTAGAACCAATAGACTTAGCAGGAACGCCGTCTGTGGTCTCGGTCATCTGGAAGTTACGAGTTACTATACCCGCGTTAGTGTCAACGTTACCACCATGTAGAACGGTAGCTCCGTCATTAACTTTGTTTGCTGTGGTAGATGGAGCGTTTCCATCACCAGAAGCTGCGACAATAGCCATAATTAAATCTCCAACGTCAAATTGGCTTTGTCCCGATTATCCCGAAAATTTGTGATCCTATATTCCTAGGGTATTATACACTAGACTGGAGTCGTCTTTTCAGTAAATTAAGGTTTTTTCCTATTTTTTGAGCAACATTTTGACGGCGGTAGCCGTTTTTTTCAGCAATTTCTTGTAAAGTCATGCTGTTGTAGAATCTGTCAAACATAATCTCTGGATCTGGGACAGTTTCTAGTTCGTCCAGCATATCTACTCGATCATCCGTGAGATAGTCAGAGTCAATATGTCTACTAATGTTACCTCGCTCTTGTGGGAATTCCTTACTCATTACGGTCCTTTGTCGATAGTTTAGGCATTCCAACTTGACAACGGTATACAAGTAAGTAGTGAATTCACAGTCACCTTGTTTTTCATCATACTTATCTAAAGCTCTCCAAATGGCATGTAGAATGCAGTTATAAATTTCGTCCTCAGAAAGCCTCCCAGCGAACTTTAAGCCCGCTGAGAAGGCAATCTGCATACACTTCTTATTGTCCAACACTTCCTGAATTTCCTGATTCAAAGTTCTCGCCCTTTCCTAGAGTTTCTTCAATTCCTTTTCTTACGTCACTAAACTCGAAGGCACGTCCTGCCCCTACAAAGAATCTGTATCGCGTAATGATCTTCAGGGCCTCGACGCCGTGAACCTTATTGATTTGCATCATCATCTTCTCTGTAATATCGAAGTTAGCGTGTCCTACCCAACAATCATAACTTGATGATAGATATATCTCGTTACTGATATCATTAGGCATTGCCAACATAGGCTTGGTGGTTATGCGTTCCCTTTCCATTTCTTCAAACTCGTTAGATAGGAAGTCATCATTAGGTGACATTTCTTGTTCTAGTAGTTTTTGAACTTCGTTATTATGATGATCTGTAATCATCTTAACTATAGGAGACTTGAATTGTTCTTCGATTAGATCTTCGAATTTCTGCCATAGGATTTTCTTTTGCATAGTGGTATCCTCATAGCACGTCAATGGGTCTGATTAGCGGCCCGTCAGATGGTCCCCCTGGTGACTTTGCTATATCTTTTTGTTTGCGTCTTAAAAAACTGATAATGAACTTGTTATAGTCATCCCCTTTACCATTTCCTTCAAGACCTTCTTTTACAGTCTCTACTGTCGTTCTTACACCATCAGGTGAACTTATGAAGTGGATAAATTCCGCAAGAGTATCCAAATCAAAATTTTCTTCTGAGGCATCAACGGAGACTATGATTTGTTTGTTAACAAGTGCATATCTCACAAGAAAGTCAGGACTACCGTCAATTAGGTTGTCTAGTTCTTCTTTGGTACCGTCCAGGTCTTCATCACTCTGATACATGTTTTATTATCTCCCGTGCTGCATTGTCCCATGTAAACTTCTCGGCTGTTTCTACACCCTTATCGTTATACACGGGCCACTCAGCAAAACTAACCATTTCTTTCACAAATTGTTCTATCTCTTGATCATCTATCTTAGCCCAGTTTCCGCTACCAAAGAACCACTTTCCATCGAAGGCGGCTTCTTTATTCGGGGTTTCTATCAAAGTTGCATTATCAGGGCTACAGAACTCTGTATGTGCTGCATAGTTGGTAGTAATACACCACTTGCCTGCTGCCATTAACTCTAGTAGTTCGAGATTCCACCCCTCGCCACGCGAAGGGAAAATACCACAACCCACTTGAGACATTATATTATACACCTCTTCGTGCGTTTCCACCCTGGGAATTAACCTAATGTTGCCTCTTTGGTAAGTTTTAGTCCATAATCTCTCTTCTTGAGGCGAATTGAACGGATTACCACACATCATCCACAACTGGAAGTCATGGTTGGGTAATTCTTCACAGAACCTATCCCACATTTGTATCAGCACGTCATGGCCTTTACGGACCTCCCATTTACCGCAATTAAAAAAGACTTTAGGGATCACGGCGTCTCGGTCGTACTGCTTAAATATGTTTAGATCCACGCCCAGAGGAACCACCTTACACGGAACTTCTATACCGTTTTTACGTACCATGTCCACAGCCCACTGGCTCGGAACGAACAGGCGATCCGTAGACTTTAGGTGATACAGTTCAACTTCTGAGAAGGTATCTAGCTCAAAAATGGGAAAACCAATCTTGAGTCCCGTAAGATGACCCGGGAGAGTCATATCATGCTGGTGCCATATTTTAATGCATGGGGCCTGTAGATCTGCCGTCGCGTTATTGTTAATCGCAGACTCAATGATCTTAGAATCTTCAGGACTTGCCGCTTGTGGCGTCCCGATAGGCCATAGGCTTACTTCAGCACAATTAGAAAGAGCTTTAAGAATGTTTAATGAAGTGTACCCATAACCTAAAGAGTTGATTGGGGCCACCAAGTTCAATTTCTGCATGATACCTCTTTGCATAGATTGATAAATTTCTCTTGCGTATTACCTTTTCCTGAATATTTCAGTGAGGAATTTCTCCACACTGTCTGTATCAGGGTTAGACTTTAGAAAAACACTAGCAGCCCTCCTGGCGTCTATGTTAGAGTGACCAATCGCTCTAAGGGCTAGAACACAATCGTGGAACAGTGAATGCACCGGTTTCTTTGCTTGTTTCTTCTTTGGCTTTGGTTTGTCTACTACAGATACCAGACCTATATCCTCATGTCCTTCTGGAAAGATAGGAGTTGACCTAGCAATCTCAAAAGTATCCATGTCTCGGAATGCTGCACCCAAATCGACCTTACCCAGGACTACGGCAATTAGCCAACCTAGTACCAAGAGAATAACACCGAAATGGATAATTGCAGCGAAGGCCGTAGAGGACTGCTCGTGAATCATCTAGTTAACCCAAAATAGAGTTGCATGTAAAATGAAATACCTACCGCCAACGTGACGAGTAGAGAAAAAAAGGCAGCAACCTTAAATATAGCTGCTACCCTATAGAATAATTCGTTAATCATCAGACTCGGTGCTCTCAGTTAGACTTTCATCATAAGTCTGAATAGCAGCAACGCCGTCATTAAATTCTTCTGTTAGTTGACCAATTCTAGTCTCGATCTCTGCTCTCTGGTTCGCAAGTTGCTGAATAGCCTCTTGTACTGACCCCAGACGAGCCTCCGCTAGATTACGTAGTTTGGTTACTGTTTCCTGGTCCATATCTTACCTTTCAGTTTTATTAAAACGCCTACGAAGGTCACCCATAAACCTAATATGAGGACTGCTATACCTTCCATTAGGGCGATAAAGCCCCATGCTATGTCAATTGGTTTCCACATTAGCTTCTCTCACATTCTGTAGAATGATATCGTTGGTTATTTTCAATGAGAAGAGTGTGGTATGAATGTTCTTTATCATGGTTAGTAGTTCGTCTGAGTTCTCAAGAACTGTCTCCATTGTATCTGGAAATTCTTCAGGGGGCAGTTCTTCTGCAATATCAATCCCATCCTGAGTTGTTACCTGGGGAGCACCTGCACATTCTGGACATAACTTACGCCCCTTACCATGATTCTTATTAATGTAGTGACCGACACGCCACAAGTCATCCTGTATAGCATATATACGGGAGTTTACGGCGATTACTGTATCCATAATCTCTGCGTTCTTTTCGAGCGTGTAGTCAATTGCATCTTGAGATCTCATTTTCTCAATACCGATACCCATACCTACGCCACAGATAGCTCCAACTAGTAATAGTGGAATTATATTCGTTTTCATGTCAGTCTTTCAATATTACCGAGAGATTCATCAAACCCCTCTGGGACGTTAAGGATGTATGAGTCGTCTACTACAATTCCGGCTTTGATGAATTCATCGATACTACCCTGAATACTCTCTTCCCATCTTTCCACGGTGTTCTTAAGAGACACTACGCGAATGATACCGGAGTTGAGGTACTTGATAGCACAAGGCTTACATGGGAGAAACGGGTAAGTATAAAGAGTACACCCTGTTAGATCTCGACCAGCCTTCTCAGCGAATCTCTTAGCATTGATTTCGCCGTGAACCATTAAACCCAGTTTAGTATCTCTGTCTTCGTACCATTCTGGGCGGTCGTCAACATCTTCTGGAAAACCATTGTAACCAACGGCGACGATCTCTTTGAAGTCCGTAATAACCGCTCCAACTTGTGTGCTGGGGTCTTTGGACCATGTTGATACGTGGCTGGCAAGGTTTAGAAACCTTAGATCCCACTTAATCTGCTGTTCTTCATTAGTATTCATTGTCCCACCAGTCATAAAACTTATCTATTAACTTATCATAGATGTTCCCATACTTGATATCACTGTTTATTAGTTCTCGGAGTTCTTTGGGGAATGAGACATAGCCCAGTTCCTCAAAACGTTCAACCTTAATAGGTCGTCTATCTTTTTTATTGAGAGCAACGACAATAGAGGCAGGGGACGGTCTGACTCGAAGCCTTACCGTCCACTGCCCGAAAGTGCTTTTAACTGCCACCTAAATCCCTTTCAATGGTTTCTTCCCAATCCTTATTACGGCGATCCAATTCTTCAGCGATGATACGTAGCTCATATGAGCTAATACCGCCACCACCACATGGACCCCAATAGTAGAAACCATCATCCATCGGAAAGATATCCTTTTCAGCGTGTTTGAGAATTCTTTCTCTCATATTCCACTCTGTCATAAGAATTCTCTCCATTCTTTAGGGGCGTTTGCAGGATGCTCGAAGTAAACCGGCTTACCTGGCTGACTCCGAAGAGGCATTCCTGCCTGATCTGGAGTACGATTAGCTTTGGTATGGTTACAAGTCTTACATGCTGCTACCATGTTATCCCATGTGTTAGCGTAACTCTTCTTCTTGAAGAAACTAACGGGCTTAACGTGGTCAATAGTCTTAGTGCTATTAGTCAACGGAGCCAGGCAGTATTGACAGGTCATTCCGTCCCTGTTGTAAATACTACTTCTACTTGGAGTAGACTTAGGGCTGATCTTCACATACTTTCTGTAGTGAAAAACCGCTGGCACTTCAAACATTTCATCTTCACTTTCAATTACCTTATCATAGTATTTTACTACTGTGATACGATCAGTTTTGAAAGAGAGTTTAATAATCTTCCGTAGACCAAACTGAATGCCTAGCGGAGTGTAGTCAAGGTTTAGAACTAGTGCTCTCATCGTCTTGCCACTCTTTCCATTCAGTGTCATCTTCGGGTTCTACAAAACAGATCTTGTATTCATCGACAAATTCCTTCCATCTTTCTTCAGGAATACAAATAACCCTACTTCTGTTAGTAGTCATAGGGTTAACAAGTTGCATAAATGAGGACTTTTGCATTGCCTCAAATGCTCGCTTCAAATCTCCGAACATTACATGCTTTCAAAAGGGTTTAAGTTGTGTGTTTCACAACTCCATTATAGCACGCTTATTCAAAATTTCAAGGGAAAACCGCGAAGATTTCCAAAATACCCGACGTGGAATCGAACCACGGTCTCCAGGGTCAGAGCCTAGCGTAATAGACCATTATACGACCGGGTAATAAAATGTAAGTAGGTTGTGCTACTACGCCAAATGCTTACAGGTAAGGCACACCTGCATGTGCCCCACAGTGCCTTTCTTCCCGGGAGGCGACTTTTAATCTACCACGACTTCTAAAGTACCCCTTGATGGAATCGAACCACCTTCTACTCGTTCAAAGCGAGTTATAATACCAATATACCAAAAGGGCGTGTTGTCAGACATTACCAATATGTTAATGGGTAATATTTAGTCCTTTTTCAGTCTATCAAAGACCTCATCCATTGTGTAGATATGATTCATTTTTACATCTGCCAGACTCATATAGAAAGAGTGATATTCCCCCAAAGATATTTGTCTTTCATGGTCTGGTTGACGAAACCACCACCATATACATGAAACGTAGTAGTAAGGTTTCCATCGCAACCACCGATACATTCGTATCGGTAAGATTTGATTTTGATACCTATCATCTTTCATATCATTCTCACGTTATGTAGAGGTCACACGAGGAATCGAACCCCTTTGACTGAGTTGCAATCAGACTGCTCTCCATCTGCTCTGCGACCTTATTCGTGAACCAAATCATTCTCTCTCACTTTCTAAACTTTCTTTCCACGTTTCACGACACACCAATACAAGCGGAAGCATAGGGATTCGAACCCTAAAACCGACGTTCCCGCCGATTTACAAAGTTAGCAACTTTGCCCCTCATCCAACCGGATTACTTCCGTATCACATGATTTATATACCCATATGAGCGGCCTTATGTTGTTCCATCGCCCGTTGAGCATTCTCTTCTGCGATATGTGCAGAAATTACCTCAAAGGAACTTTCGTATTTACACGGACAAAATTCTGCTATGAAAATTGTTTGCATCACGAGAAATCTCCGATTTTGATGTAAGTGGACCCGACAGGAGTCGAACCTGTATGAGATTATGCAATCTCTGCTTCGTCAAGCATCCCCGGGAGCAGCTACTCTCCCAGTTCGTGTATACCACAAGATTCTCCTAGAGAATCTTTATTCCACCACGGGACCATATTATACTATGTCCTAACTGTCATACAGTTGAACACAAGTAGCGGTGACAGGAGTCGAACCTGCATAGCCGAAGCCACATGTTCCTAAGACATGCGTGTATCCCTAATTCCACCACACCGCCATAACGGGAGCAGATTTGTTCTCTGCTACCCGTATTATACACCATTTACTCCGTTTGTCAACCAAAAAACGCATCTAATACGAAAGTTGATGCAAAAACAGCGATAATCACCCAAATCCACGCTTTACTTTCCTCACCCTCTTGGGCGGTTTTTCTGGGATAGTCTTGCATTACTTAGTTGCCTTTTTACGATCTGAATCGCTGTAATCGATTTGCTCGTAAATCTCTACGGGTCCACGTTCAAATGTCTGGTTACGGAGACATTCTACACCGGAAGACATTGAGTTATACGCATGAGCAAGGTTTGAGTTTTTAGATACCGACAGTGAGGAACTCTTAGCGAATCCTCTGGCACCACCTTCTGTAACGGCGTTCTGGTTGGCACCAATAAAGGTAAACTTCCAGTTGTAGGTATTAGTCTGTAGATCAATCATTTCCTTGAGGCGTTCATTACCTCTGTCATATCCTGGGAATTCCTTACTAGCATTCTCGCCGCCGTCAGTTACCACACAGAACATAACAAGTCCTGGGCGTTCTTCTTCTGGTAGTTCGGCCAGTCTCTGACCAGTCTTGTTGATAGCCATAGCAATGGCATCATTTAGGGCCGTCATACCCCTAGGTTCAAGAGTATACCCAGTTGTGTCCTTAATGTTTACGGCGTCATACACATAATTGAATTCATCATCAAACTCCAGTAGACTAATATTACATTCGCCCTTAGCCTGTTTTTGCTTGTTAAAGAATTCATCCAGGCCCTCTTGAGCCTGCTTCAGACCTCTATGCATACTTCCGCTGCGGTCAATAACCATCGTTAGGTCTGTAAGATCCTGTCTCATTTTTCCTCCATTTGGGAATCGGGGTTTTCCTCTTCTCTCATCTTTCTCATATGTTCCATCATTTCTTCGTGTTCTTCTTCTGTGGCCGCATTCAGGCCATCTTCTGGAATACACATTAGTGATTGAGTAGGTACGTTATCATACTCCCACTCAAGGAACTCTTTTTTGATTTGCGGGTTCTGTTCTTCGAATTCGTGTCGTGATACAATCTTCTTAGGCTCCGTATACTTCACATAGTAGACGGCCTTATCTTTCCAATCAGGAAAGTCAATATCCCATTGCATACGAATACTCTTAGTATTCGAGTGCATAGCGACATAGAAGTTTGGTTCTACAATACCAACGATCACCCCAAGATCTGACACTAAGGATCTTAGTGGGTAAATTGGGTCATCTTCGTAAGTCATTTTTTCTTCCATCATTTCTTAGGTTTATGATCTGGTAAGTACCATATTAAATCTTCTTCGTTTGTATCAGTCCAATGCTGACGTTTGGATATCTGCATCCTTTGCAGATTTTACTCATTGCTCTCAGTGACTTCCTTTACCTTTACTTTTTGCTTTTGCATTTGCTGTAGCATACCAGCCATTACCGCTGGGTCAAGGCTTGCACCTTCGCCCATAACAAGCACTTCTGGTCCTACACCTTCAAGTTCAGGTAGGTTGTTAATAAGGTTGTCAAGAATATAGAATCCGATACCGCCGTAGGCAGAAATCTTCTCTCTAACAGCTTCCGCTTCACCCTTAGCTCTACGGGCTTCAGCCTGACCCTCATTCTCTTCAGCTTCAATCTTGATCTTAGATTCTGTAAGGCGAGCCTGTTCCTTAGCGGCAGTACGGGCCTCAACAGTATCCTTCTCTACTTCCGCAGCAAGCTTCTGTTCCTCAAAAGCTTTAATCTGCTGTTTAGCAAGTTCCTGGTCAGTCTGAGTGGTAAGTAGTTCCTTACCTTCAGGTGTGCTATCAAGTCCAATATCAGCGATACGAACAGCGATAACATCTACCTTAAACTCAGCAATAGCTTCACGTAGTTGTTCAGTAGCCTCAGTTTCTACTGTAGAACGAGAATTCAGGTAATCTAGGGCACTGGTATGTTCAGCGTTATTTCTGAAGATACTTCGTACTGCGGGTAGAATTACCTTTGTTTCCAAAGTATCAAACCCATCCTTATCTAGATCTACGTCTGGTTCACCAATTTCTGATACAAGGTGAGGGGCATTATCCTGCCTTACGGTTACCTCAACCCTAATATCAACGGGAAACTTATAACCATCGACGGTCTTAACTCCAATGGAGTGGTCAACTGTAGGGCGGTCACTAGCACCCAACTGGGATGTACTGGTATAAGAGTAAACTCTCTTAGTAGTATTTACCTTAATCGGGTAGTAAGCCTCAGTATTGATATAATGAGTACCTGGGCCATACGGTGTATCCCAAATACCTACCTGACCAACTGGAACTAACTTACTAGTCGATACCGCTTCACCTTCGGCCTTAGTGCCGTGGTGAGACTGAATAACCACACACTCATTCTGCTTGATAATAAGTGCTGGTTTTACCTCAACGGTGAATAGGTTAGGATTGTATGCGACAGTTTTACCAGCGGGAATAACTGTAATCTGTGGACCTGCAAAACCTTTTGCTCCAAAGGTAGCACCATCCAACATGTCTTCTACAGAATCCCATTCATCAGCATAAGCCTGACCACTAAGTGCCTTACCGTCCTTAGCAGTTACCAATCCCATACTACCAGCAGGAATAGGCATGTTTGGGTTTTGTGATAGTTCATACTGCCACGGCCATAGACCAAAGTTCCAACCTGGTCCCAATGTCGCAGCTTGCGGACCACGTTCGCCGTTAAAGGCTACTACGTGACCGCCTTGTAGTGGAGACCCAAACTTTGTTGAGACAATTCCACGAGAGTCACCATCCACATAAAGGGCGGTCTGCCAACCGGTAAGTACGATAAACAAACCCGTAAACAAAAAGAGACCAAATCTACCAGGGCCAAGAATCTGTTTTGTAATGGGTACGAATGGTAGAACCAACGTAACCAATGCTAGAAACATAAAAGCCGCAAAAAACACTGTTGACATCAAAATTTTCCTTTCAGTCTATCCTAGTAAAAGTGGGACCGAACATCGGCCCCACCTATTCAACCCTTAATGTTGATAATTGGTTTAACGTGATGGGTAACGTCTACCAATTCCTTCTGTTGTTCCATGACAGCAAAAATATCCTTGTAGGCGAACGGCGATTCGTCCAGGGTATCCTTATCTACCTTAGCACGAACACCCTCCATAGTCTTCTTGAAATCCTGAACATCTAATTCTCTCTTAGCGGCCTTACGTCCTAGGACGCGACCAGCACCGTGAGAAGAAGAGTGCATGGATTCTTCGTTCCCTTTACCTACTACTATGAACGAACCGTCTCTCATGTTACCAGGAATTACGCCTTTCATCCCTTTTTCAGCATGAGTGGCACCCTTACGGTGAATCCAGCGGCCATCTTTCAATTCCGCATGATTATGATTACGGTTGATAAACGAATTCGAATCTGAAGACACACCTCCCAATCTACGGTCTAATACCGCTACTACAGCTTCAATCATAGCTGCACGGTTAGCCAAGGCATAAGTAAGAGCATAGTTTAGGTCCACGATGTAATCCTGACCCAACTGTGAGTCTACATCAAGAGCACCATCTAGCCCCTCACCCTTAGCGATTTTCATATACTCACCCGCAATACCATGACCTAGGCCACGAGATCCTGAGTGAATAACGATCCAAATTTTATCATGCTCGTCATAGCCGATTTCAATGAAGTGGTTTCCACCACCCAATGTACCTAACTGTCTACGGGCATTACGGCGACCGTACATTTCTTCAGCAATCGCCGTATGTGGAAGTTTTTCGTCTACCCACACCTTGTCTTCCTTATGAGTATTAAAACCAACTGGAATATCACGGTAGATGTTCTGAAATAGGTAGTCGGCTCTTGCTTCAACGTCAGTTCTATCGGCGTCTGTGCATATGCTGCTCATCCCGCAGCCTATATCGAAACCAACCCAAGCGGGGTATATTACCTCTCTTGTTGCGAATACTGAGCCAATAGGTGCATCATATCCAGTATGGGCGTCAGGCATCATAGCCCCTTGCTCAACAAATGGAGAATCCATACAATTATCAAACTGCTCCATAGCGGAGTCTTCAACAACTTCTGCAAATATCTTTGATGGTTTCATTTCTCTCTTCTCCCTCTTATTCACGACATGTTACCATTCACTGTAATCAGTTACATCTTCTTCTTCTTTACTAATATTACAGCGAATTACAGTTACCGTTCCTAGTGTAGTGGGCGTGTAAATCCACGAGAACTGTCCACCACTAGCACCAGTATATTCACGGCGATGTTTGTTCATAAATGCCGTAATTCTTTCTTGTTCTTTATCAGTTCTTGACGGTCTCATAGATTCCTCTCACCTTCCCAGTCGTAGATACAGTCGTCATCAATATCAACCAATTTGATACCGTAATGATCGGCTGCGGCAATTACTTCTTGCCTCAACTCTGCAATTTCTTCCTTGTCTGATCCATCGTACCAAAATGTACGCCATTCACTTTCCCACAACTGAGTGCCGCACCTATCTTTTACTGTTGCATAGATAGCAACATAGTATGCACCACAGCATTCAGGACCACATGACCATACATCTAAATAGAGACGCTCAGCCCATTCTGAGATTGGTTGGTATTCTTCAGTCATTTTTCCTTATTTCCCATGTAAACTGCATATGTGCCGCTGGTTCCCACCCAAATGGAATTGGAGACGACGGGATTCGAACCCGTGTGTTGATTAGCAATCATAATAACTTCTACGTGTGTAGGTATGTGCCACATACCAGAGGATAGTCTTCGCCAGGCGGGTCTATCATACCTTGTCCCTCATGGGCACGGCGATTAAGTCGCTACTCTCGTCTGTTATCCGATATATTCTACGATTGGGTAAAAAGGCTCGCAGAGAAGCCCGCAGCTTACGCTGCCATTAGTACAGATGTTTTTGCATCTATTGTTCGATCTATTTTTTAACTGGCCCTTAGATCAACCAGTACACGCGATCATTACTCTCTACTATCAGTCGATTCCAAAACGTCCCCGTTATTTTCTAATGATCCAAATCTTTCACTACCGAAGGTAGTTCTTCTATCCTCTTAGCTTTATCATCTATTACCAAGTCAAAATGCGGTTTCTCGTCTCCACACTTAAGGTTATGGAACTTACAACCCCACTCACTTAGTTGTTTTAAGGTGTGAGTCTTGTAGTCTTTCCCACTCACTGACCCACGGGCAGTCCAGTATGTGATATGCCATCCCTCGTCATACAGCTTATTGATCTTAGCTATGTTATCGAAGTGAGGCTCAGACAGGTCATAACGGCGTTCGCCGCTGTAGAAGCAGATAGTCTCGTCAATATCTACGAAAGCCCGTTTCTGCTGACCTTCTGGGGTTAGTCTGTTGGCTATATGAAAGTCGGTCATTTACCGGCCTTCTTTCTATTACTAAGCCACTGACGAAGTCCCTTTTTAGATTCTACCATCATTTCCTCCAGCTTTCTACGTGTGATATCTACTATCTTCTGAGCGTATGGACCTAGTTCACATGGTTCATCATACACCATCAACGCTTTGTCTACGTTCATTGTAGCACCGTTTTACGAAATGTCAAGGACAAATCCAGCCGATTGACAAAATAAACCGAGATCCTTCCAAAACGGTCGTTACGGAATGCTCTTGAACGTCTGGTCTAAACAGCTTTATACGGGGCGTGTTGATAAGTGCGTTCAAGCATATAAACTCTCCACCCTTCTTACACTTACGCAGTACAATGTTCAGTCTAAAGTGTCTTCCTCTTGGAACTGTATCAATGTGAGTATTGATATTAGATCCCTCTGGGAAACGTATTAGGTATACATCAAAGAAGAGAAGGCTACATAAGCATAATTTCTCATACCCAGTACCCAATCTACCTTTTACCCATTTGAACATTACTCTATCACATTTCACTACACGTAAAAAAAACCCGCCCCAAAAGGACGGGCTAAGGGCAGCTAAACGAGAATCGAACCCGCATAACCCCGTTAGGGGTCTCCTGATTCACAGTCAGGCCCAGCAAACCAATATCTGGCTTTAACTGCATACTATATCCCATAAAATTGGGAATTCAGTGAAATAAATCGAACCTCAGTTACTAAATTGGTGTATAATATACCAACGGTTCATTAAATGCGGCATGACTGAATCGAACAGACATTTTTTGTGTGGAAAACAAAAGTAATACCATTATACCAATGCCGCAAAAGAGAGAATGTTATGAATACTAAAAGATGTAATCATTGTTTCGAAGAACTACCAGCGTCACAATTTTACAAAAAGGGTAATGGGTTGTGGGCCTATTGTAAGTCGTGCGAATCTATTCGTAAAAAACAACAGCTTGTGAATTTCAAGAAACAGTGCTTAGGATATAAACAACAGTTTTCTTGTACGAAATGCGGTTATGATCATAATATAGTCGCACTTGATTTTCACCACACGGACCCAACACAGAAAGATTTTAACATTTCTAAATGCAGAAACCTTGTTTTGAATGATAGAATCAAGGCAGAACTTGATAAGTGTGTAGTAATATGCTCTAATTGCCATAGAGAAGAACACTCGTTGGAGTGTGGATTGTTTACCCCTAAAATCCTAAAACCTAGATCGCCATCGTTATGTACTGAATGTGGATCAGAATGTTCTCATGGTGTACAGAGATGTAAATCTTGCTATATTAAAGAACAAAAGAAAAATATTCCTTCAAGAGAGGATCTGATATTGGATATCAAATCTCTCAAGTATGCCACTTCTATTGCTAATAAGTATAAAGTAACTGGGAACGCAGTGAAGAAATGGATGAAAGGATATAAGCTTTTTGATTTTTATAAATCTAACAAAAGTGCTAGATACCATTAGATCACACTCACGTTACTTCTTATTACAATACTCATAATAGATATCACAAGCATTTGCGAATTCAGTTCCACACCTGATATGATCAAACCAAGCACTGAACTTTTTAATTGGTCTAAAGTGTGAAGTTGATTTATATCTATTAAGAGAGTCTTCCCACATTTTACCTGCTAGGTTAACTCTTTCAGCAAATACTCGTTCTATATTCACTTTTTGCATACTTTTTCGGTTTCCTACTGTTAGGCAACCCCTTTAGATTGCCAAGCGGAAGCTGAAGGAATCGAAAATTGATTTTTATTCCATTTCCGTATATAATATATAGAGCAGAGGGTGGAATAATCGAAATCCGAACGAACTAACGCTCCCCGAGGGTTCAAACCTCGTTTGCCACCTTGACGGCACCCTCTGTATTAACAATCATAAATAGGAGTACTCATATGAAAGTTAAGTGTTTAACTTGTGAGCAAAGTGTTGAAATACATCGTCATCTTTGTATTCAGTTTCGTTACCATGATCGTCCATAGTTTTATCCTAATATATCGTAAAGAAAGTGACTCACCCTATCTACTACATACAGGGTGACTTTTCGGGGAATTATTAACCGGCCCCCAGTAGTGGATACTCCCAACAGGTTCAAGAATGTAAACAGGTTCGCCTCTTAAGCTCCCTATCACATTTATGCCCTAGGAGCGACCTAGTGCATTTCCCCGAAGGTTTCTGAGTCACATGATCTAAAATAGGTATTAGAACAACCCATTGATCAGAGAGAAGGGAATCGAACCCTCATACAGTCTTACGACACTCCTGCTTCCAAGGCAGGCGGCATACCAATATTGCCCACTCTCTGTGGTCAGGGTAGAAGGGATCAAACCTTCTCCTCTGGTATCCAAGACCAGAACGCTATCATTACGCCATACCCTGTTGGTCGCCCCTGAAGGAATTAAACCCCCGCCTCTTCCACCGAAGGAAGTGTGCTTACATTACACTATAGGGCGTTAGGAATTTAGTGCAAGCACCTCATTCCGAATTTCTGTTTTTACCATTCTGATATTTTCTCGAAGAAATTGCTCAAGAGCTTCTTTCCTAGCCGCTACTCGAAGAAGCACTTCATATGTACTATCAGGCATTTCACCTTCGAGTTCTTCTATTCCGTCTATGATTTCCAGAACATCATATAAAGAAACCATATTACAACAATTTGTTGGAAGATCACCAGATCCACAAATGCATCCCTTTTGAACCATTATATCTCCCACCCTTCTCTATACCACAGGCGAAGGAAGAATTCTCCCTCACCAGTATGGTGAGTTTCCACATTAACTGGAAGTAAGGGTCTTTCACCCTCATTGATGAACTTATTCATCTTCTCAACCAGTTGCTTCATGTTCTGACGATCCTTGTAACCGTCATCACGAACGAAGTCTTTGTATCCTACAGGTTTCACGTTGCGTTATCCTAAAGAGGTTCCACAGGGAATCGAACCCTGATCTCCTGATTACAAAACAGGAATAATACCATTATACCACAGAACCATAATTACCCGTTAGGGTTATAGTATTTCGGACTACCTTGAACTGCATAAGAGCAGACCGATCTACGTTTTTGATTGCCTTCCCAGACAATATCACATTGACTACAGTGGTGCTTGCATGAATGTGTCATACCATTATAGTCATTTCGTTTAGTTACGAACAATGTATCATTACACTTAGGGCAGATTGGTAATACTAAGTTGTTCATTTACTTGTTCCATCTGGATTGACTTCGGTGAATTCACCAATCGGATGACCGTATCCACCACACTCCAAACAGTCTTCTAGTCCCCTTGCATCATCACCCATAGGAACTAGCCCACTACCCTCACAAACATCACACCCTCGAATTCTAGTCATACTCGAACCCTCATAAGGATCTTCGTAAACTCTCAGCCAGACGTTCTTGAAGCCTGACTTGATATAGTGTATTGTAAAGGGGATTCATCCTCTGTCAAGACCCAATGTTCTTGTTTTTTCCACCTCAGTGTCATTTCCGCCCCGTCACCACTGGCTATCGCCAGATTGCTAAAGATCCTCACCCATTGCCTGTTCCCAAGCATCATACAGTCTCTCTTCAAGATCCTCTATTTTAGATTCCAGCTTATCAATCTTGGATTGTGCATGTTCATGCCTTACCCATTCACCTTCATCATCTGGTCTCGCAACGACACCAGCATGAGTATCCCAAAAAAGTGTATATCTTTTGTCTTCATAACTCATAATAGTGAGTATCTCCTAAGCAGTTTCCTCTTATCCCCATGCAGTGGCTGAGTAGCCACCGCAGTGATCTCATCACTGAAGATATCATCCCGCCACACTACGAAATCAATTTCGTTATCGATCAGTTCCCTGATGACCTTTCGAAGTTTCGCCTCATTCTTTACCCGAAGGTAAACCAAAGATGGATGATTGTCCTCTTTGAATTTTCGTGCAGATTCTAATGCTGCATGACCGCCCTGCACAGCCTTCTGGGAGTCAGGGATATCATTCCGAACAAAGACATAGGTATGACCCTATGGATCGTTCAGTCTCTCACAAAATTTCTTTCCACGCCTGTTGACTTGTTTGTACTTGATCTTGAAGCTGGTTGATTCAATACCGCCGAACATTTCTGCATTCGCATGAAGTTCAGCTAGTGATGCAAGTAGTAGGGTTGAAAGTTGTTCGTTGGTCAGTGTTGACTCTTCAACATCTTTCGCTTTGCAGGTATGGAAGAACATATCGTTTCTGATAAGTTCACCAACCTCTTCACTACCACCATTCTCTAACCAGTAGTTCGCAGAAGCATTTACATGATCTGGATAATGGACTTTTTCTTCGTCATCATAGTATCTTACGAGGTGTTTACCGCAATCGTGATATACAGTATACTGCCTCAGTGTTTCAATGTCTGGTAAGTTTGAGACCAGTTGCGAGTGATACTCCAACAACCAATCCGGGATCTTCATCCCTTCCCAATCCCCACTTATGATTCTTTGCAGGTATTCCCAAACAAGTTCGCCGTGTTTCAGAAATTCGTCGTGAGTCTACAACATCAAAATTTTCCTTTGTAAAATTTCTCGAAAGTACTTAGTAACCAAGAAGACAATGGGACTCGAACCCATGACACACGAGGTTAGAACTCGCTGCTCTGCCAACTGAGCTATGTCTTCATAACGGCGTTAGCCGAAGTAGCGACGGTGGGAGTCGAACCCACAAACAAATAGTTTTAAGCTATTCAGGTATACCGAGTTCCCGTCACGTCGCCATATTTTTATCTAATTGAATAGTACATCCAACTTCGGACGAAGTTTAGTATTCCATGTCCTAGAACACAAAAACCTAAAAAGTAGATAGAGTCTTCCATCATTCCACCATATTCTAAAATAGATTACCCTGAGAGTCTATCATTCCTTCATACCCACACCAATTACACTTTGCATGTACTGAACATCCGTCATCCCCAGTATATGTTCTTGTTCCATGCCATCCTATTTTACATATAATTCTCTTGAGAAGTTTGATCATGTATTGTTCTTTTTCGAGATCCTAGATTGAGTAGCGATAGTGGGGATCGAACCCACAAAACACCTATTTTTGAAACAGGTAGGTATGCCAAGTTCCACTCATATCGCCATGCTATTCGTCATTCATAAACACTGGAGGCTTCCAACCTTTAGGGGCATTAGCCCAAGGTTCACGATGCTTACTTGTAGCAGAGTTAACTCTACCACGCATTTCTCGGTTCTGTGAAGTGTGGTGTCTACCTTCTTCATGATTCTTACCACGAATTCTAAAACCACAACTTGTATACCTAGCCATTATTCTTCCTTTTTAACCCACTTAGAAACACTTGTCATTTCACTTGGAACACGCTCAACTACTTTCTTGTAACCAAGCTCGTGCATCTTTTGAATATGCTGTCTATTTGTCGCTTCAGAATAGCAACAACCACCAATCACCGTAGATGAAAAAACTAGAACAGCAGTTCCAAATACGCAAAACCATGAACCTTCAGTCATTTTACTATCCTTTTCCTAGTTGTCAAGCCTTAAAGTGGAACTATCTGGAGTTGAACCAGACCCCGCAGGACTTCAATCTTCTGTGCGTACCTCCTACACCATAGTTCCAGTATTTTCGCGGTTTTAGTGTATAATATAATGAACTTCGAATCATTTCATCAACACGGAGACTACTATGTCAAAAACCGCTATTTTGTGTGACTTTTGCAGCAAAACCTTTGAAAAAAGGAATGTTGATATTTCCAGAACAGTCAGTCACTTTTGTTCTAAAGAATGTTTTAAGAAGGGAAAACGTAAACGGATCATTACTAAGTGTGATTACTGTAGTAAAGATGTTGAAAAAGTACCGTCAGAGATTTCCGATCATAATTTTTGTAATAAATCTTGTTCTGCCTCTTATAATAATTCAGTATCCCCTAAGAGGGAGAAAGGGGTTCATTATGAAAATGATAATAATGGAAATACATATAAGGTAAAAAGACGAGAAAAGAAATGTATGACTTGTATGCGATCTATGAGTCATAAACATAAGAAATTTTGCTCTCATTCCTGTTATAGTCAAGATAGGCGAAATAAGGCATTAGCACAAATTAAATCTTCTGGACTACTTACCAATAATAATACACATAGATGTTCACCTTCTATGAAGTCTTGTCTAGCCGAACTAAATGGCTCAAACTGTTCTATCTGTAACCAAGAACCATTTTGGAATGGTAAACCAATGATAATGATTTTAGATCATATCAATGGTATTTCGAACGACTGGCGTTTAGAAAACGTGAGACTTGTTTGTCCTAACTGTGATACACAGCTTGATACCTTTAAGTCCCGTAATAAAAACGGTAATCGTCCAAGATAAGCACCACCTACGAGATTCGAACTCGCAACGACTACTTCGACAGAGTAGTATCCCTCCCAGGGGGTCCAGATGGTATGTTGTATGTACGAAAGTGGGTAGGATTACCAGTATAAGCTATTACGCCCCTTGCAGCAGGGTTAATATACTGACCTACATCATCCGATTAGTCAGATCGAATGGAAGAGTGACTAATTCTTCTTCTGCCCCTAAACACTTCGATAGGTCTTACTAATTGCCTGTCTTACGCACCAAGACTAACTAACTGCTTGACACTTGTATAAAGGAACAGTGCTCTTTTCAGCCACCACTTTGTAATAAGCACCCCAGGGAGGATTCGAACCTCCACCCCCCGACTAAGGGGAGACTCTTAGTTAACAGCTAAGTACAATACCATTCTGTCACCGAGGTATATCCCAGTTCTTTATGCGACTTCTGGAAAAGTCGTAGCACACCACCGAGGTTACGATCCCCGTTCTTCTGGTTTGGAATCAGATGTTCTTCCGATTGAACTAGTGGCGTTCATTGTAGTGATGCTTAAAGTGGCAGTTTGCACACAATACATCACACTTATCTATTTCTTCTAAGATTCGCTTCTTCCCCCAACCACTTTGCATCGCTGATGAAATTGCTAGATCTTTTTGGGATGGATCTCTATGATGAAACTGAAGACATGCTGGATGATTTTCTGGGCAGTTTTTACATTTTAACCCAGACTTTAAGTTCTCAAACCAGTCTTTCATTTCAATTTTACGTTTTGCCGCATTCTGAATATAAACTGATTTAGTTGCCTCATAATGCTTTTTTGTACCAGCAGCCTGACAAGTCTTGCAATAATATTGGAAACCGTCCTTCTTAGTCTTATTTTTGTTGAATTGAGAAGTGAGCTTCACTTCTTTACATCTTGAACACTGCTTTGGCATAGTGTGTGGGCCGCTGTAAGGGATTTGAACCCCTATCTCCTCGTGTACCAGGGATCTTGTTTAGACGAACAGCGGATAATCGAGAAGTCAAAGACTTCGAGTGGCCGAGGCGGGAATCGAACCCACATCCCTGTTTCCAGGGGGTAGCTTATGAGACTACTAAGGAAAGCCATTATCCTCATCACGGCGGCATTAAAAAACGGGTAGGAATCCTATAAGGTAGTCAACATGGATGTACGGTCCACTATTCTACTGCCAGTCACCTACTACTTTACTATGCAGCTTTCTCTTGTAAAGAGTAGCACTCTCAGAAGGTCGTTCGACCCTTGCACGTCTTGTTCTATTGTAACAGCGATTCGCTCACTGTCAAGGGTTTACTGGGTATTTTTCATCAGATTCGATGAATCTTTTCGCCAAACCCACAACTTCCCTTTGTGACATTCCCGCAAACGGCCCCTTAATAAATATCTGAGTTAGAGAGTCGTTGTTCTTATATTTGTCTAGAATGAACTCTGCCCATTCTAAAGTTTTATCTGTTAGATCTGACATTATCTTTTCCAAGTGGGCGAGGTGGGACTCGAACCCACGTACTCTTCCGTGTAAAAGAAGCTCCATAGCCGCTAGGATCTACACGCCCGTATTTATCTAACTTTCGTTAGAAAGTAGCTAATGCAGGAGTCGAACCTGTAAAGCACTGACTTATGAAATCAGTTGAATAACCCTATTCGCCACTAGCTATGTGAACAGCGTTAGCCGTTATGTGGTGCCGGGGGTAGGACTTGAACCTACAACCTCTCCTCGAAGGGGAGTGCTCTAATTGGAGCTACCCCGGCATATATTACTCTACTACTATTATACACGACATTTGGCTTTTGTCAAGCGATTTTTCGCCGGTTTTCGCAAATTTCCGTCGTTCAGCGACTTATTTGCTCAGTTGCTCGAAATTATCCAGTTCGTCGTGCAATTCTGAAACTTCTTGTTCCAGTTCTTCTACTCTGTCTTCTAGTTCGTAACAGCGATCTTCCTGGTACTCATACTGACGCTGAGCATCCTCAAGATCATACTCCATATCCTGGAGTGCATCCTCAAGTTCATCTACTTGACTTTTAAGGTCAGCAATAGTCTTAAGGTGTTCTGGTTCTCTAAGTTCTGGATAATCTGGATAATCTGGTTCAAATGCCATCGCCGTCTACCCCTTCATAATTGATATCAGCCAAGTCCACGTACTCAATACCGTTCTCTATGCTTCTCAGAGATCCTGCCACGGGCTTAAAATCTCTATGAAGTTCTGCTTCATCACGCCATATCCAACTGGCAGCATTATTCTCATAGCCATCATCAAGACACTTAAGTGCGGCCCATAAGTGGGGACCGTAGTATGATCGCGTAGGAGTACCTTCAGGTATCTTAGCTTCTGTTATCCACTGGTAGTTCTTAGCAACCATTACTTATCCTTCTCTCAGGTAAACATAAACCGAATCTCTAAAGACCGTATCTGATAGTCCCCATGAATATGCTGTGCCTATCATGTCGTCTGGTAACGAGAGAAAGATGTCTCTTAGTTCGTCGTCCGTATGTGAAACCTGATTGACCTCATATACACAGTCATGAAAAGAGCCTACGTCATGCTTGAGTTTTTTCCAAATTAACTCTTTATCTGTCATTGAAGTACCCTCACCAGGACTCGAACCCGGAATGTCACGTTAAGAGCGTGAGTGTTACCCGTTACACCATGAAGGCATGTCGCCCATATGGGCGTTATTTTAGTGAATCATTCATCTTAGCCAAGTGTTATTAGCATTCCTACAAGCCAAATCATTAAGTATATCATACTGAAAGTACCCCCACGAGGACTCGAACCCCGTCCGAAATGTTAAAAGCATCATGTGCTACCCGTTACACCATGAGGGCGTCGTTTATGTACCATCCACTTGGGATCGTACTCTTCCTCACAGGGAAGAAGACCCTCAGTGTTTAGCTTTCCAGCATGAATCTTTCGGTGACAGTTTGTACATACTACTACACATTTATTGATTTCGTCAATCATCCTTTGATAGTTTTTGTGGGCTGCGAGCCAAGATACTTCTTTGTCTTTATCTGATGGGTCAAGATGATGGAAGTCTAAGCAACAAGGATCTTTCTCTGGACACTTTTGACATCCATGTTTATCTTTTATTGTATTACAGATTTCATACATCGCCCTTTTCTTTTCTAGGGCCTGTTGTTTTAATTCAGCTTTACGCTCTGGGGTTTGTCTTCTGTATGCGGCCTTAGCTTTCTCAATAGAGCATGTTTTGCAATACGAATGCCTACCGTCTTTACTAGATTTCTTACCGTCTTTGTGAAAGTCGTCCAACGACTTCGTCTCTCCGCAATTGCGGCACTGTTTAGTCTTCATAGCTCACCTCCAGTGTATTATACACCAGTAACGGTTAAAATCAGACTAAAATCTTTAATCTTTTTCCATTTTGCGGAAAATTGTTGCCCGAAGGGCTATAGTCCTAACTCGTCCAGTTTTTTCAAAACTAAGCAAAAAGCGAAATCGTGACCAGCACTGGTAGCTCCATCAATCCTATCATTCAGCCAATCTCTCAGATCTTGGATCTGTAGTCCCTTAGTTGCCCTAATACGCTCATTCTCTTCAGCAAAGGACAAACGATTGCGATTTTCAGGACAGTAGATATACTCTTTATGTGGGATATCATTATTTCCGGTCTCTTCCCACCATACGGTATAGAAACCGTCTTTATCCCAATATACTGCACTGTCCCTACTGTGTTGATCCATTTCGGTTCCCTAGTCTTCACCAAAGATTGCTTTTCCTAGTAACCAAATAGGCTTCACGTTCGTTCCTCACGCTATCCTGAATGAGCCGCCTTGTAACCATGAAAGTATGCGTCTGCATAATAGTTGTCAATAGTCCATTCTCTTGGAATCTCATGAATACATGTTCTGTACCCATCACCAGCAACACCCCAGTCTACAAATTATTCATAGACAATAACAGGGAATTTTGTTTTGTCCAATTCTTGTATATCAGTAAGCGGACCTCCGTAAAAGTCCTTACTGATTTCGTATTCTTCTAAGTCCCAAACGATTTTCATGAGAGTGCTCCAGCACGGAATCGAACCGAGATTTCTTCGTTGGCAACGAAACGTAATAGCCATTATACCACAAGAGCATGTAAAATCCGCAACCGAGAATCGAACTCGGATCTCTTCTCTACCAAAGAAGTGTCATACCATTAGAACCATCGCGGAGTGTCGTGGTGACTATCACCACTCACAAAATTGTAGTTGGCGGCACCTCTACCAAGGAATTATGGAATCGAACCTACCGCCGTATGAAGCAACCCGCCACCCAGCACTAGCTATATTGCTTGGATATTGGAATACTTCATACTGTTTTATGGCGGTCGCTAAACCGCCCGCTAGTCAGAGGCTTTACCCGCTGTCCTCTGTATCTGCTCGTACCTATCGGGACTAGACGTTAGCACATCCTAGCTTAAACATGAGTGGACCTGTAGGTACTCGAAACCTAAAAACTTCCGTGCAAGGGAAGTTCCTACCCCTGTAGACAAGCCCTATAGAAGTATAACCTTGTTGGCGTTTCTGCTCAATCTAGTTGCAAAGTCAGTGACTTCTTTCTTTAAGAGTGCAGAGCAGCGACTTTCTAGGAGTAAGGTCGCAGTATACCTAGAACTAACCTTTTATGATACACTGTATACTGAGTAACCCAACCAGGCTGTTCATAGAGACGGGACTCGAACCCGACATTACTCTGATTTCTGTATGTTTCTTATAACTATTCTCTCATTCCTATAGTCAACCAGTACTCGGTCTTAGCTCATGGTAGGCTGAGACTACACCTATCAGCGATAATCTTTAGTTACCGTACCATCCTGTTTGCATACGTCTGAAGGTTTATTCTTACGACACTCCATATCACAATACGCGGAGACCCCATGTTGTGTTAATGACCTTAGTTTTGACTTGGCAAGCAGCAGCGGTTACGCTATCCTCTATATAAACTCTACACTACTTATCGCGAAATATTCGTGTAAAGTCCGGTAACATGCACCAAAACCCTAGCTTCTAAGTTTAGGTCATAAAACCATTGATGAAGCTTCGGTACATCCTTTATGGGCGATATTGGTACATTTTGTACCGTCCCTAAGTCTGTTGGAGCATTCTCTATGATGCCTTTCACAAACTCCATCAATTAAGGCTTCATTTTTACATGGTCCGATATATGGTTCATCATATCCACATTTCATGTTCATATCCTCACGCCATGTAAGTAGGAGTGCAGGGAATCGAACCCTGTTCTCGGATTTATCAGATCCTAAACCGCTTATAAAACGGCTGCCGCACCATTTGGCCTCACTCCCGTCTCATGTATTGTATTATACTCGATCACGGCGTTTTGTCAAGCGATTCTTCCGAAGATTCCAAAAAAAATCCGCCGATCCGCTTTTCTCGTCTCCACGTCATGTATTATACACGAAGTGGCCCGTTTGTCAAGCGATTTTCGGCGGCTTTTTCAGAATTTTTCTGGAATTGCTATTGAGGCGGAATCACTTTGGTTTCTACCTTATAGTCAAATTCTCGAAGTTCAATCTGTGGAGCCGCTGGTTCTGGTGCTGCGGGGGCAGGTTGCATAGCTTGCAATACACCCCATAAGATGCCACCACCCACGGCCATCGCCCCTACTGTCTGTAGAAGTCCACCACCATTCTTGATCTCTGTTCTCGTTATATCATCAGCAATTATCATGCCGTCTGAGTCCTCTATATCAGAGGTTGGACCTTCTTTTTTCACGCCAAACACCTTTTCATCTTGGTAACGCTGGTTAGTTTTCCTTTCATGGTCCAGCAGTTTATACATATCATCAGTAAAAGCAGCTTCGTATCCAGTATGAAGCTTGCTACTCTTATCCAATCTCTGTTTTGCGGCCTCACCAACAGGTGTTTCCGAGTCCTTCCTCAATTGTCTTCGAACAAATTTGGGTAACAGGTTTCTCATGTTTCTCTTTTTTAGTTTCATTCTTGAGCCACCTCATCATCCTTTGGGCATTCCTTGTCCGGGTGTATGGAGTCATATCCGTATTTAAGAAATTCCGCTTGACGTTGTTCCAGTAGAGAACGGTAGTCGTTGTTGTCTTCTGGTACAGACCTAACAACCATGTTCATATTCTCAACTTCCAGCCTTACTTCATCATACTCTACTACCTGACCATCTTTGATTAGAGAGATACTCCCCACTTCCATCTTGTTCTGGCCACCAACAGCTAAGAGGATTTCTACATGTTCCTCTTTACTAAGTGTAATTGTTTGTCTTGGCATACTTTCCTATCCTCGTATATGAAAAAAGGGGGCGGCGTAAGCCACCCCCCTAAACTGGTAAATATTACTTTACCGTTTCTTAGGTAGGTGTTCCACCCTGGCCTGCGGCCTGCTGTGAACGTGTCTGCCCACCACCGGATTCACCGATAATGCGATGAGTAAGACCTTCACGGTATCCAACCTTACCTTCTAGCATACCTAGTCTACCCTGTTCCATTGCGAATGCATGACCCTGAGTAGAAGTAACGATAACATGTTCCATTGCCTCTGCGGCTCTTTCACTTGCTGCCATTTTAATTCTCCTGTTTAATTATTTGGAGGTACGTACCACCTCATATCTCTCAAGTTCTACAACCACTGTAGACCCGGATACAAGGTCATTATATGAATCATCAGGCGTAGATTCATTCTTTCTTTGAATAATAACATTGACTGTGCCTGGTGGACCTACTGGTCCTACGCCGCCTGTGGCACCATCTACACCGTCTTCGCCATGTTCTCCGTCCTCTCCCTTAAGTTGAGTACCGAAGTTTTTGACGATAGTTGCTGCTAGCTTATCAATATCGATTGATAGCTGACCTGAATTCCCATCTTCACATTTACATCCAGAATCGCCGTCACACTTACAGTCGGCATCATTACCATGAAGACCATCTAAACCGTCTTC